AGCCGTGACAGCAGCCGTGACAACGGACGTGACAGTCACAGAAGCAGTCGTGACAACGGTGAAACTGAGAGTGATCGTTATAGACGCGAAGATGAAGAAAAACAAGATTTATTAATTAAATTACAGGCTTTAGAATCTAAGGGAAACATAAGACTAAGTAGAGAATTCAGTATGAAGAGTAGAGTCGAAGAAATTAGATTCGAGTATGAAAAACAGAAGAGTCTTCTAGAAAGGGATGCAAGTGTTGAATTTATGAAAAGTTTGCTTATTACATTTGTCCATGGTACAGAAATATTAAATACTAAATTTGATCCCGTTGGTGCAAAATTAAACGGTTGGTCCGAATCCATTATGGAAAACATAGGAACATATGAAGCAATATTTGAACGCCTTAACGAGAAATACCAAGGTAGTGTTGACATTGCTCCCGAATTAGAATTATTAATGGCCTTAGCATCTAGTGCATTTATGTTCCATATGATGCAAACATTGTTTAAAAACGCAGCACCTAACATGGGTGCAGCAGTTATGCAAGACCCCCACCTAATGAATGGTTTGGGACAAGCCGCAGCAAGGGCTGCCGATATGTCTAATCAACAATCGAGGGGAATACCAACTCCTTCAAACCAAGGCATGAGCGGTCCGAGTGGAGGATTTGATATATCCAGTTTATTGAGTGGGTTGGCACCTATGATGGGGGCTATGGGTGGAATGGGTGGTGGTATGCAAATGCCTCAAATGCCTCAAAAACCTAATATTAGTCAGGCTTACCAAAACCCCCCTCCTAGACCTGTAAATCCTAGAAATGCAGAACCTACTATTAGTGGATTTGGTCAGCAGAATTATAATAGGCCTCGAGATGATGATGAAAATAGTAGAGTAACTGATATGTCTGACGATAGTAATGGAAGTGGTGTTAGAATATCTAGTAATAAGAAAGGGAATAGAACAATCCATCTAATGTAATTAATATTTAATCATAACAATATTTGTATGGTTAAATTGTGGGAATACTTGTTCTACCTTAAAATTATCATATATTTTAGTCAAGTCTATCTTGGTATCGCACTCATAATCATTTTTAAGGATGGTTAATTCGAATGTATTTATTTCATCAAAAAATAGATCATATATCTGTTTTCCCCCGATAACGAAAGTTTTATGTATCCTGTCCTTATTGCATTCTATCCATTCTAAAACTTCCTGTTTATTTTTAGCAATAAAATGTGGTTTATTCTGGTACACGAATGAATTGGCTATATTATTACTACTCTTAAAATCCAATTCAGAAAGACTAGTCGAAACAACTATATTAATACGATTGGGTAGCGGACATTTTATAGTATCCCAAGTCTTCCTACCCATAATTATACAATTACTTTGGTCCGATTGTATTTTTGAAACACCCGAAGTAATTTTTCTAAATCTTATCATATCCTCTTTTAATCTCCACGGAATTTCCCCATTTTTACCAATCCCGCCCGTAAAATCGGTTGCTACAATTCCAATCATTGTTTGTTTATAATATTTTATCATAATATATTTTTAAATTGATGTTTAATCATCAAAAAATAAAATATTATAATATAATAAGATGCCTACTTATTGTACGTTGGCCGATGCCTATGGGCCTAGTTGGGGGTCCCAACCAAACAAAGTTAATGAACCAAACAATGCCGTCAAAAAATATGAAAACGTCATTAAACAGGCGGATACAGCCCCAAGGGGTGAAGATATAACACTTAAGGTTGATGATGTTAAAAGTGGTTGTCCTAATTGTCAGCACTGTTTAAATCAGAACAATCAATTTCAACAAAAGGTTATAGATCAGTCTGTTAGACCACTTCCTAGGTGGGTCCCTCAAGAATCAACCATGCAAAATTGGGATCCGTTTAATAGACACTTTGCGCAACATAATGAAAATTTTGGAAATGTCGGAAATTTCGGAAATAATGTAGAAAATTTTGGCAATATAAGTACTAATAATGCCAGTCATCTAATACAATTGGTTTTATATTTATTGATAGCATTGTTTATGATACAACTTTTAGAATTAATCACTAGTATTAATTAAGTATCATATTTTCAAATAGAGTTTCTGTTGACTTGAGGGGTTTTCTCCTACTAATATTCATTTTCTTTATTTTCTTTTTCTCCATTTCCGTGTAAATTTCTAATATGTCTTGGTTAACATAAGACATTCTGTTGTTTTCGGATAAAAATACTTTTCTATCTATATATGGACTTTTTCGAAATTCGGTAATATCCATATGTCCACCAAAAGCTTTAAGAACATAATGTGGTGGGGCTCCAACAACATCCATTTTCCGTTTACCGGTCCACTCTTTAAATAATTTAGATAAATACCCCATATGTTTAGGATTTTTATCAAATGTAAAAGAATACGAGCATTCCCAGCTACAAAATATACCTTTCAAAGAATATCTATTTCTTCTTTCTTCATATGAAATAACACTTGGTATAGGAACAGTATTAAAAGAATGGCAGCACCACCAACATAACGAATTAGATACGAGTGGCCATTTTCCACACTCATCCAATTTAGTAGAAAATTTATATAATTGTTTATTAACTTTCTTTTTTTCAACCTTTACCAATTCTTCTTTATCACCAACATCACACCTTGAACAATATTTTATAGGGATCCTTTCGATTTCTGATTCGCTTTCGGATTGATGATGATCTATATCCAATTCATCACCCAATTCGCTACCCAATTCACGAGAGTCTTTATTATTGTAAAATTCTCTTAATTTTGTTGTATCTATCTCGGGTGGTTTATGCACTATAATATTTAAATTTCCAAATGGGACATGTGTTTGACTATGGTTTTCATTAATAATATCCCTACAATCGTCTATCATTATTTTATCATTATCGTTGTTAAATTTTTCTCTTATTTCGCTTATAGATTTAACCGGACATTTCGGTCTTCTTCCTCTTTTTCTAACTCTTTGTGGATTTTGAATTTCATTAGGGTCTATCACTTTTGGTTTGCGACCTCTTTTCTTTTTTTCCTTTAGTTCTGTATCCACAACATCTACATCTACTATTTTAGGCTTACGACCTCTTTTCTTTTTCTCTGTAATATCTGTATCGGATATAAGATCCATTTAGTTTATAATAATATTATATCTTAAAATTGTTATCATAGTGCGTATGTACGTGTGTTATATAATAATATTAAACTGTAATAATGTCTTATTATATTGTTCTGGGCGGCATTACATTAACTATTGCCTATAATTTTAATAAAATCATAAATTTTATAACTAATTTTGTTATTGTAGACTATGATGACGGTATGATAAAATTAGTTAGTTTGGAAAGTTTGGAAAGTTTGGAAGGAATATTATATTTAAACAAAAATAAGAAATTACACCTAGAAAATTGGTTAAATTATATATATTGTCTTAATGCTATTAGACCTAGTGATATAGTTGATAAATATGGTTTGATAGATATTGTATACACGTATGGAAATAAAACATATAGCATAATAATAAATGATGATTTTCACAAACATGTACAAAATAACATAAAACTAGATTTAAAGAGAGATATTATAGATGCAGTAATAACTAGAGACTGTGATAGCATGAATATCACCGAATATCTAAAAAAATTTATAGGACCAAACCATGATTTTCATAAAAGTTTAAACAATAATAATAATACAGATTTAAATAATATTTTACATAATTTAAATTTAAATTTAGATTATTGGGACCACATATTCATAACTGACACTTTTGGAGATACCACTAAAATAAATTTATACGAAACTAAATTTTTAGATTGGAATCCTAATTTTATTTAAAGCGTTTTAAGTTAAAGATATAAATCCTTAACTAACTAATATAATAACATGGATAAACAAAATATAACACCAGAGAAATATATCTTATATTTAAATACAGTATCGGCTGGTACAATTAGAACACTTTCCGAAGCATTAAAGGAAGTTTTAACAGATGTAAATGTATACTTTGATAATACTGGTATTAAAATTATGAGTATGGATGGAGCTAAAGTAGCATTAGTACATCTTAAATTAGATGCCGCCCAATTTGAACAGTATTATTGTTTTCAGGCATCACAGATTGGTATTAATATGCTTTCATTTTTTAAATTACTTAAAAGTATTGGTAACAATGATACACTGACGTTGTATATTGAAAAAGATGATTCGTTTAATCTTGGAATTCTTATAGAAAATAAGGATAGAAGTCTTATAAATGATATTAAACTAAAGTTGTTAGATCTTGATGATGCAGTATTACAGATCCCCCATGTAGCGTTTGATTCAGTAATAACAATGCCCTGCGTAGATTTTCAAAAACATTGTAGAGATTTAAGTTCTATTTCAGAAGTAGTTGAAATATCAAGCAGTGGTGATATATTTTGTATGAAAGCAGAGGGGGATTTCGCCAAACAGTCTATTAGTATTGGCGAAACGTCCAACGGTTTGGTTATTTCCAAAAGGGGTAAATCCGTATCGGGGAGATTTCCATTAAAATTTCTAAATCTTTTCTGTAAATCAAGTAGTTTGTGTTCTAGCATAGAACTATATATTAAAGATAAATATCCACTTATACTAATATTCTCCGTTGCCAATCTTGGCTCACTAAAATTTGGCCTAGCACCACTCACAGACGAACAAATTAATTAATTTTTACGGCTTTTTCGACTTTTACGACTTTTACGACTTTTACGACTTTTAAGACTTTTTCGACTTTTACGGCTTTTACGACTTTTACGACTTTTACGACTTTTACGTGGTTTACCGAAATTATTTTTTTTTTCGCACCCTTTTATAAAATTTTCATCTATAAAATTAGCGACTTTTAATTTCATATCTCCACCTAAACTTCTAAATAAAGCTTTCATTTCTGGCGTAAAGTTGTTATTTAGGATAATGTTTTTATATTTATCGGCTATTATCTCGTCATCATATCCTAATTCTTCAACCAAGTATTCCTTTATACTTGAGTATTTTTTTTCTTCTTTTTTATTATTTATATTTAAGTATTTTTCTTCTTTTGTTTTATTATTTATAAGATTACATATAGCAACTTTATTATTATTCATATATTTAATTATCCTATCTATTGTATCTTTGTAAGCACCAATTAATATACAAGGACCTAAAGTCTTATCAATATCTAATCCTAAACTTGACTTGCCAGATACCAAACTTAATCCTACAACACTCTCTATAAAATAATCTTTTTGTCCGTTAAAATTAGAATCATAATCAAATCCTATTGTTAAAAATAAAAAATAATTAATGTAATTAAAATCTTTATTGCCTGGTAGTAATTTGGGGTAATCGGCTATAATAAGCTCTTCTGGGTTATCTCGTAATTTTGTTATTATAATTTTAACATTAACTTTGTCGGTTTTGTCATTTCCACATTGAGAATTACTAATTATATTATCTATTTCTGACTCTGTGGGACCTAAGTCCCATATAAATGTTTTATATAATAAAAACTTATCAACATATTTCATATATAAAAATGTGGCTCTTACCAAACACAAATGCCTTAAATTCTCAGCTTCACGTGGATTCACAGCTTTAATTGGATCCATTACTACTTAACATAAATATAATTAATTAAAGTAATTAAATAAATCCCTAAGGATTCTATTAATTGTTTTAATTTATTTTTTATCTTTCTTCGCCTTTTTCTTAATGATCTTTTCTATGAGTTTGACTGTTTTTGTTAGCGTTGGATTACACACACCTAGTTTAGAAGTTATCACTGTTTTTGATATTTTAATGCCTTCTAAACTACATATGTAAAATATAATTCCAGCTGCTGCTGATTTAGGAACTACTTCCATGTCACCTAGATTATAATCATTGTATAACCTGTTACATTTATTTTTTAATGAATATTCTAGATCTAAAATATTACAAAAACGAATAAAAAATTCTTCAGAGTCGGAAGTCTTTTTTAGCAAGTGAGACCATTTGGATGAATTTTCAAAAGTTTCTCTAAATTCTTTGTCTCCTTTATTAAACTGTTTTGTGTCATCCATACAAAAGTCTTTGCATATTTCTATGGGTGTTCTGGGACAACCATGTTGTAAACACGAATAATACATACAGCATGCAATTAGCCCTTTTCTAACACCAGCTCTTGTTAATTTTTTAGCTTTCATAATTTCTGCCCATAATACTAGTGCTGTATCGGTCAATGGTTTTGTGTAATTTACGGACATATTTTCCATAATATTTTTGACTGAATCGAATGATTTTTCTTTATGATTATAACTAAATCTCATATGTATATTTGATAAATCGTATGATATTGTTTTAGAAACCAATTTGACTGAATTACAATATTGACATGTCTTGTCACTTTTACACTTTACATATTTTCCACATTCTTCGCAAACATTAGTCTTTGTTGTCATTTTAAATCCTTTTGGGATAAATGTTGAAAGTGAGTCTGTGTAGGGATTAATAGAATTATTTGGCATACCATGTTGTCCCTTATTCTCCCTTCTTCCCTGCCCATCCGTATAATTATTTGGTTGTTCTTCTGATAATATATTAGATTGAATAGTCCCACATTCACCACATAGCACAGAACTAGTAGTTTCTACAAAACTTGTAGATGGTTCACAACAATCATCATTACAGCAATATTTTCCATCTTCATCATCAAAATCCGAGTCGGAGTCAATATATTTCATATTTTTATAATCATCCCAGATCGCATCAATATCATCATTAGCTTCATCTTGTTTAACTATCTGCACCAAATAACACTTGTTACAAAATATACAATCCTCAGTTTCTGTAAAATCTATACTATCACACTTGATACTATCACACTTTGAAGTATCACATGTGGAAGCATCACATTTCATATTCTTTACGAAGTCAAATGCTTATATTATTTAATAGACACAAGTCTTTAAATAATTTTACACATTTGTTAGGTAATATGTTAAGGTTTAAATATTTTTGATTAAAAAATAATTTACATAGACACGTATGGTCCCTCCATATTCAAAAGGCTATTGGCTCTACCACCACCAAACGATCCAAATCTACTGTGCCGACGTCCAAATCTATTGTGCCGACGTCCAAAACTAGACCCGTATGGCCCCTGCATATTCAAAAGGCTATTGGCTCTACCACCACCAAACGACCCAAATCTACGCCGCCCAAAACTCATACCATCACCATCATAACCATATTTATTTTCATCACCATATTCATCACCATCATACATACCATCATCCATACCAAAACGCCGGCGTCCAAATTTTGTTGGTTTCATTGGTTTCATAGCCTTCATAGACGACTTTCTGCCTTTTGTTGGTTTCATTGGTTCCATAGCCTTCATAGACGACTTTCTGCCTTTTGTTGGTTTCATTGGTTTTGTTGATTTTCTAGCCTTCATTGGTTTCATAGACGACTTTCTGCCTTTTGTTGATTTTCTGTGTTTCATGCCAAAACGAGACCGATGACGCCGTCCGAACTTCATTGACTTATTACCTTTCGTCGATTTTCTACCTTTCGTCGATTTTATGCCTTTCGTCGATTTACTATTGCCTTTCATCGATTTACTACTGCCTTCCATTGACGATTTTATGCCTTTCATCGATTTTCTGTCTTTCTTTGAAAATTTTTTAAACAACGATCCTTTACCAAAACTGTACAACATTAATAATATTAAATATTTTAATTTTAGTTTAAATAATTAAATAATTTAATTAAATTTTAAGCGGGAATTTTAAAGTGCTAAGTGCAACACCCTCCAACATAGTACTTTGTGGAACCGGGCATTTACCATCTGTGTATTTATCTCCATAAAAGTGATTTGGTCCACAGGTATCTGCACCAACGGCAACAACATCTTGTGAATATGGTCCTACAAAGGGATAATTGGGTTCGTTTGTCGGTTTGTCAAAACCCTTTGCTACCTTATCATAACCACTTACAGTTTCACAGAATTCACCACACGCTCTGCTTGGATCAAGAGTAGTATTGCAAGCACCTTCTTTGTATTGATAACTCCCACCAACCCAAGCAAGTTTTGAATAATTTTGAGTATCAAGTCCGCCTCTTTGTGCCCACATGTCTTCAATAATAAATCTAAGATCCTGTGGTTCTATGTCCTGTGGCGTCCATCTATTGTAATCGACGGAACTTAAATCTACTGCACTTTTCTTTTCTCTAGTATATTTGGAAAGAAGGTTAATAGTTTTATCAGTATCTTGTTTTTTGTACTGTTTTACTTTTAGTTCATCTAGATCTGGAACGGGTGGTTGACATTTACTAAGCATATCATCTCTCCCTGAAAGAAATGAACTAACGTCAATTGTTTCTGGACGAACATAACTTCCTGGACTACCTCCGGCAGCGCTTACCCCTACTTCACCAAACACATAAGTGTTATTATATTGTCCAGGTTCCATAACCCAGAAAAATGGACTTGCACTAGAATTATACCCACACCACGCATCACTTTTAAGGTCTGTCTGAGCCATTGTTAATATATTATAACATTTTAATTTGTAAAAATAAACTATTATATTATTTATTTTAATTTTTCGTTGGGTTAAGAATACAGTGAATTATTTGCTACCGAAATCCTTGTTTCTATAATATCAAATATCTTATTTGAATTAATTATCATATCATCTAGTGTTGATTTCCGTGATTTAATATAAAAGTTTTGAATGTCGCAAATATTAAGTATTTTATTATTCATTTCACACTTTCTAATATTATTATATGTTTCGTTACACTGTGTGTCTGTAATTTCTGGATAAAAACTCTTAGACATACTTTTAAATATACATCTATTTAGGTTATCAAATTTAATGCATACGTCAACTCTACCAGACCTAGTTAAAGACTCTGGGAGTTTATCTAAATGATTTGTTGTAATAAATATAGTCATGTCAGATGATGAAATACCATCCAATGCATTTAACAATGAACTTAGTGAAATTTGTTTATTTTCAACAATTGTATCAATGTCTTCGATTACTATAAAATTATTATTTTTAACATTGGTAAATAAATTTATCAAAACACTATCTGTCATGTCGGCTGTCATATTAAATATGTAAACATCTTTATCAAAGATACCCGCCAATGTCCTAATTATACTTGTCTTACCAATTCCAGGAGAACCATGGAATAAATAAATTCTTTTATGCGTAATTCCATGTTTTTGATAAAATTCTTTAGTTTCATTCGACATATATTCTTGCATATCATTTTTTATAAATTCCTTTTTACCGTCAGACATATAAATACTATCTAATGGACGTTTGACAATATTGTCTGTCTTATCCCAACTTTTACCAAACATAGACAATGTATATATGGTTGTAAAATTATTATTACAAACGCTAAAATCCTCTATTTTATCTATAAATATATCCAAAGATTCTCTATTATTAGAGATTACAATTCCATCTTTAGCAAAAACTCCATGTAAATCTATACTAGAAGATATTCTATTAAAAAATAACATTTCAGTACCATCAAAAGACTTAAATTTACATACTCCACTACTCATGTAGTTATATTTTTTATCATTGTGCATAAATGTATCATCAGATTTATTACAATCGGACACCATATTTACACATACATATTCTCTAACACTGATGAGTTTTTTATTAACATGTAAAAAACTACATTCGTCAAAATTAATTGATAAATTATGTTTTTTACATTCATCTATCAATTTATATTTATTAAAAAATTCAGAATTCATACAGCCAATTATTATAATAATATATTCATTCACATCTTTAAAGTTATAAACAACCTGGGCACAGATTGGCATTATATTCTTGATATTCTGTTATTGTCCAAGAACACTTATAACATGTTTTGTAGGAACATTCATCACATTTTTCACAATTTTCTGTATTTATCAAAACACCACAATTATTACTACATAATTCGTGAATGTTGCAATCTTCACAGTAAGTTTCAGATAGAATAGAATAATATTTCCTACAATCGTTACAACATGTTTCTTCACAATAGTCACATGTTTGCAATACACATTTACTACAAAAAATTGATTCGCATTCGTAGCATTTGTTTTCTGAAACTGTTAATATTTTACATTTATCACACTTTGTTAAATAATTTAAAATAGTTTTTATTATTTCAGTTGGTAATTTCATGGGTGCTATAATAATATATTTCTCCTAGTTCAATTTGAGAATGTATTGTGAATGCAATGGAAGAGTCTACTTTTATTTCTATTTGTTTTATTTTTAAATTATGTATTAGATTATGTAAAAATAATATTACACTGTCTGGGTTTATATCTATTTCTGAATTTGATGTGTTGTCCATACCCTTTAATTGTATGATACTTTGTATAAGATCTCCTACAATAATTCTTGATTTTTTTGAGTCGACCTTTATGGGTGTATAAAATTTTGGACTAGTTGAAAGTTTTACAACATTTAATAGTGTTTGTGAATTTAAATTAATATAGGGTACTATTAAACTATGATCTGGAGGAATTATAGGGTCATGATCTATGGTTGTATCTACTATAAATATAACCTTTATGTTTGAATGTGAAACTACTACTTCAATACACCCTTCAGATTCTTTTAAATCAAATCCCACCGAAACATTGGGTTCAAACATATTACAAAGTTGTACTAATTTTACACACTGTTCATAATTCATAACAATTGGTTGAAATTCCATAAAATCAAAGAACATTAATTTTGAAACATCTATAATAAAACTCGTATAAAAATAATTATTATAATTTGCTTGAAAAATTAAAGATTGTTCTTCGTTTTGTGTGTCCGAACACAACACATGAAACACAAAATTTTCTGGTTTATCTATAACAATTGTTTCCAAAATAGATTTCAAAACACCCGCATGGATCATTAGAAAATGCATTTTTATAGTAATTAATCAGTTTAATTCTTAAGTAACATTTATATCATAATTCCGTACGTTTATCATATAATAAAAACAAGAAATAAAATATTGTTATTATTTAGAATGGAAACGGATCTTCCAATAATACCATGTTATGAAGATAATAACTGTGATACAGAATTTAATTGTGGTGGTGGTGGTGGAGCCATGTGTGACTATCAATTAACGGCAGATCCCAGTAGTATAGATTACTGTAACCCTGGTTTATATTCTTACGATAGTAGGGTTCGTGGGTCTTGTTTTGGAAGTAATCCTAATGCCTGTAATGGTATACAGTCTTGTTGCGATCCCAGTGTAGCTCCATCTGATTTAAGTTGTAACACTTCTTCTGGGTTTGCTAAAAATGGTGATGGTTTATATATTGGGTGTACTATAGGTTCTGAAGATAAATTTAATTGTGGGGAATATAAATCAAGTTGTATGGAATTTGATAGATTTATAGATAAACAGGTTGAAACAGATTCTGTGTGTTGGTTAAATGGTGGTAATAAACTTGTTAAGACACAATGCGAAATGAAAATAGGTGATAATGAAAATATGTGTAAAGCTATGGAATATTTTTGTGATTGGGATTCTCGTAAAAAATTATGTACGGTTAGTAAAAAAAATCTATCAATACCACCATTTGTAAATTTTAATAATAAATATTCAGCACCAACTTCAATTCTATTTCTAAGAAAAGATTGTGATAATAATAATTCGGACTGCATAGAACACAGAGGATTGGATGAAAGCGATAAAGGTCGTTATTATGTTAATACAGCCAGAAGTTCATGGGACTCAAAGAAAGAAACTTCCGTACATCCGCTTTCACGCATTAACTGTGTACATGATACCAAAACAGGAGAAAAAGTATGCATAAATTTACCAAGATGTCAGTTTGTAGATAATCCAAGTGAATGTGGATCCATTGAAACACGATCACCGTTCGAATGCACAAATAATTTCGAAAATATATTGGATCCACCTTGTTCCAACGAAGAAAAAGTTACAGACGATTTATTATTTATGTGTGCTAAAACTAATTTTTCTAGTACAGATGGAAATACAAATACGTTGGGTGATGGATATATAACATGGTGTAAAGGAACACAATCAAAAAAAGACTATGAAATTCCTTCAGCTAGGGAGAAATATTTAATAAACTTAAATTTAAATATTACACCTATTACTAAAATAGATTGGTGGGAATATAATCCCGGGAATAGGTGTAATAATTATAATGAATGTGAATCTGTTAATTCTGAGGAATTATGGAATAAGTGTATATTTGATAAATCGGGTGGTGTATATGGTTTAGATTACAACACACAAACATTTTTACATGCAGATAAAAATAAGAGAGAAGAATTATTAAGGAACGACGGTATGTGTGCCGATACAGAAGCTAGTGATTGGCCAATAATGTTTGATTTTATAAGAGAATGCGAAACAGAATTAGAATCACTGGGTTCTATTAATTGGGGTCGTGTGTTTGGTCCCGGTCAAGAAACGGCTGCATGCCAATATAGATATAATTGGGAACACACGTGCACAAAAGGCATAGATAAACAAATTAGTGAAAATTATTTATGTACATGGTGCCCAAATCTACAGTGTAAAATAGGAAGTAGGGACGAAATATGTTCCGAAATAGGATACATATCTTCTTATAATATTCTAGAATATTGTGATACAGATTCTAATCACGGAACAATTGTAGACAACCCACTAATTCCAGATAATTGTGAGTGTTTCCTTCCAAAAACAAAAACAAAAACAAAGGCAATGGAAAATCATTATGATGAGGTTATTTATATTATTTCTATAACATTTGGATTATCACTCTTAATCATTTTGATCGGTTTTATCATTTAGTAATCTCAATTCTTCTTCTTACCTTTCTTACTTTTCTTCTTACTATTCTTCTTATTCTTCTTGATTTTCTTACTTTTCTTTCTATTCTTCTTACTTTTCTTCTTACTTTTCTTCTTAACATCAACATCCAATTCTGTAATATCTAAGAATTTTTCTACGGGAGTAAGAGCACGTCTCGAACTTCTACGTCTTACACTGCGACGTTTGGGTGCACTGCGTCTTGTGCTACGGCGTCTTACACTGCGACGTTTGGGTGCACTGCGTCTTGTGCTACGGCGTCTTACACTGCGACGTTTGGGTGCACTGCGTCTCGAACTTCTACGTCTTACACTGCGACGTTTGGGTGCACTGCGTCTCGAACTTCTACGTCTTACACTGCGACGTTTGGGTGCACTACGTCTTGTGCTACGGCGTCTTACGCTTCGACGTTTGGGTGCACTGTGTGTTATGCGTTTTAGACTGTCTTCGCAACTTTTCAATTTACTTTTTAATATACTTATTGTTTGTAATGTCATTAATAATAATAAATATATTAATTAATAATTAATTATTTTAATTTAAAACAACCAAAACAACCTTGAGTACTTTTGGCTAAATCAATATTACCATTAGCAATATTAATCATAATATCTATGGTTATGGGTATGGTTGTTTGTACTAGAATATTTAGTGAATCTTTTACATTATCGTCTAATTTACTGTCTTTAATTACCATTTCTAGTACAGTTATTACGATTGTTTTCTTATATATTCCGCTACCACCTGTAGCTATTTTTTGTACTATGGGTATTAAATGAGTAACTAACCCTACTAATGAACCAGCGTCTAATTCTTTGTCAACTATTATGATTTTTTTAATTTGGTTATAGACTGAAATAACATTTTTATCTTGCATTATACTAGTACTAAATATTTTTAATTTTGAAAATTAAATTATTTTGTATTAATATAAAATGTTGACAGATAATTACCGTCTCTTACTGCTATTCCTAATATGTATACCGTTCAGATCATTGCTCGCCTATGGTGCATATGCGTTCTATAATACTAAAGGTGTATGGGTCGAAGGCAAAAGTCAGAGTCGTATGGTTGTAAAATGGTTAACCGTTGTGGCATCACTAATGATAGGTGTCGGTTTCATTTACAAACATTGGATGCGAAAGTCTGGCAGAGTCAAAGACGTTGGTGCTTTTGGTGAAAAAGCGTACTGGAACGGATATGTTCATGCAGTTCTTTTCTTGACATTTGCTGTAGTTTTCGCTATAGAATGGGAATGGGCGTGGGTGTTCTTGGCACTCTCAGTTGTAATAGGACTTGGAGAGATATTCTCACACTATAATTTATTTCTTTGTTAATCCTTTACAAGACGCAGCACCTAATACAAAGAATAAGAATAATAGTAGTGATGTAATAATAATTGTTTTCATGTTTATGTGAAAACTAACACACTGATCACCAGACCACGAATCGACGGCATGTTTAATTTCATTCATTTTAGAATTAGGTATCGCTGTCTTAATAGTGTCGGGTGGATTGTACATTGCATTTAGTAGTTCTTTTGTATTCCTTGTTGGATCTAATGATACATAATCTCTCAAAAAACTTAAAATAGTAGGACTTGTAGTCTGTATTTTTAAATCATTAACAATGTCGGGTATATGTTTAACAATATCCTGTGTAACCAAATCCTTATCTTCTTTGGATAATTTATCCCAATTGGTTGACATTTCGTCTACATAACGAGATATATTACGCTGTGGTAAATCAAATTGACCAATATATTTTGATTGACATTCATTTAATAAAACTCCTGCTGTTTCTCTTGATGGTTGTGATCTAACGTAACGAGGGCCTTCGCAGCCACCCGCGCTTTCAATAAATGATGGTGGGTGAAGGTTCATAGCCATCTTTTTACTATAATAAACATATTATTAATTTGAATAAAACCTATTTAATTAATTTTTTTTTAAAAATAAATATCCCAACCCCAATAATATAATAATACCAATTATAATACCAATTATAATACCAATTATAGCACCCGTATTTGATGTAGGTGGTGTATCTGATGTGGGTGGTGTATCTGATGTAGGTGGTGTATTTGTTTGTATGATTGGTCCTGGTGCAATAGGTACTCTAGCTTCAGTGTTCCTTAAATTAACACCCCATCCATTATTTGATGGTTTGGGGCATTGTGCTGAACAATGAGCTTCTATTAGATTTTCAGTGTCTTGTTCTATCCATGTACATGTTTCACAATCATTGCAGTTGTCTATAGTTCTTTTATCACACGGAGTCTGTCCGCAATTTTTAGTTTCTAAATCTTTTAGGTTTACTGAACCGTTTGGACAACTTTTAGCACATATATAACTTACTCGGTTACCAAGAGTTTGTAACAAACCACCTTGTTGTTCATCACCCTCTCCAGAATTAGCTTTATCCCATGATATTTTTGCAGCTGAATTTGCTGTATCAATATATGGATTAATGTTGGGACTTGTGCAACAAATATTTGGTTTGGGGTTTAGACACAAATTACAATTGTCACCCGATATTATATCTTCTCCTGTTTCTGGATCTTTCCCTACAATACTGGTATCTACACATACGTTTGAACTATAACCACAACTTAATAATTTTTTACATTCACTACACGTTGGGTCATTACTATCTATTCCACACTGGGTACAATTACTATCATTTAAATTATCCAATTGATTAGAACAATCGTTTATCCCCATAAGTCCAATATAAGTAGCATTATTATTATTAGACAAAGATTCAGGATTCCAGTCAGCATTCGACTGGCAAGCATTATTACCATTTAAACTACTAACAATACCACCAACAACAACACCTTGGTTATTAATAGTTGATTGCATGCTAACAGAACAATTTGAACCACATGTAATGCTATTTGTATCTGCATAATAACGATAAGGTTTTAGTGAATCTGGATCCGAACAAGAACTAAATGTACATACGTTCTTATTTATATCTGTTACACCCTTACCATCTCCACTACCATCAAAAGATACTGGTCTTCCATTATCACCTGTTGTATATGTCCCCCACCCAGAAATAGAATATTCTGTATTTTTTTTTTGTAGTGGTGTTGATTTTGGAATTTGATCCCAATAGGCATAATAATTTTGCCATTTGATCCAATCATAGGTAACATTTGGTTTTTTTTTATAAGGATTGCTTATTTTTAACATCTCCTTCCTTTGCTTATAATTTACTTCTGCTGGATTTATATTCATACGGTCATTAAACCATTCACTCGTACCACAATTACCCTTGGGATTTTCTAATGTGTAGTCATTAACACCACAATAACCAAAACACCCTAAATTATCATTATATGTTTTACATGAATCTCCAACCGGATTATCCTCACATTCCCAATTGTTTATGTTCTTAAAATTACCAAACGATTCAATTACCATATCTTGCTTTCGTTCATCGGGTGATGCCATCCAACAAGTATCGTTTGAATTTACATAATTACACCCACTAAAACACGATTGTGTCATATTTTCTTTGTTAAAACAAGTAAAATTATCAGAATTTATATTTTCTGTCCAACCTCTAGCTTCTGAATCTCCGTCATAATCATAAACAGCCTTCATGTCGCAAATGGCTTCATTAATATAATTTCCGTTTGGCACACTATCAAATTCATTACCACAGCCTTCTTTAACACTGGGTTTATAATCCTTATTCTTTCCAAAACTAACCATTCCGGGTCCTTTGTTACCGTCTGTACCAGCACCACAATAACTAACCGAACAATTTCCTGTACTACATTCTGACCCCATCAAGAAACACCCACAAACATTCTTAATCTTCTTTGCTGTTAAATTTTTATGATCCTTTAGAGCACCTCCAATTTCGGTTGATGGGTTTTCTGTCCAAATTCCGTCCTGGTTTGCAAATTTAAGTAATCTAGAATTACTCCAATTGGCTGGATCTATCCACCCATCAACCTGTAGTTGTTGACATGTTTTACCCATGGCCATATCACATACTCCTTTTTGACTTGGTAAGGAATCTGATAGTTTATCTTGTCCACACCAATCTTTGCAAGTATCTGTGAATACTCTTAATGGATATCCTATTTTTGAAGTTTCTATACCAATATCAACTCCGTCTTTATCTTGAACATTAACTTCAACTGGTTCTACACAATAATTATACATGGCTTTACGACAATTAACTTCGGCGTTTGGATCGTGAGCACACCCGTTTACGTTATCTACATCACCCGGGTTGGTCCCACCACCCATCATTTCACAATATGCTTTGGCGTAATAGGTTATATTTTCCATGTTTTCATCAGATAATTCAGAATTTCCCTCTAATTGATATCCTTCTGGGAATGCTTCACCAAATTGATAATAATTTATTCCATCGGATTTGTCGTTGTTAAAAATATCTTCAAACAAACCTTTGCATGCATCACTACTTGGACATACGAATCCGGGTCTACAATATTTATGTCTGTCTCGGGTTACATCTTCGTCGTGTAGTTTTGCTGTCTTTGTAGTTGAATCATAGTGTGGTGATAATCCAAGACAACACCTTGCGGCTTCTACTTTTCTTTGTTTTTTATCATCGTCTGATATATCTTCGTCTATTATATCATCTGGTTTACCTGTATAATTACTCATGTCCCACTTACCCTGTAGCCAAAGATTTGCGAGATAACTATTTTCTTTATCTGATTCACCATAACCTGTAAGATTGTGATTTCTTGCACACATAGTGTGTGATCTAGGGGTATAATTAAGACCAGTCACCCCTTCTTCGAATCCACAATCCCATAAGTTATAAATATTTGTGTTAGTTTTACCAACAACTGAAGGTGATGACCATATTGATTTATTCGAGTCTTCTATAAGATTATCGTTTATTTCAAGACATTTCTCATTATCCCACTTACATTTCATTTCTGATTTACAACTTTTAGAATCCAATTCATTACAATAATAACTCGTTTTTATAACACTTCCATCATCCATAATACCACTATTTCCCGTCCAACTTTCAATAGCACAATTGTTAATTGTTTCAGAAGTATTTGAAGCATATTCTTGTTTTTCATCAGATCCAATCAAATATCTATCTGTCCACGGACCTAGTCCCAGAAATGTTGTAACTTTCTTATTATTAGCTATATGATTTTCATTACTTAGTGTTAAAACAGGCTTAAAAATAAATGAATCACCATTAAGAACAGTACTATTTGGTTGATGACATCCTAAATCTGTTTTATCTATTTTTACAACTTTGGGATAGTATGCGAATTTAGCCATAAGATGTTTAGGGTGATCTTTATTAGCTAACGCTTCCCACCCTCCTGGAACATAATCCCATATATCTGAATCACAAATCTTACAATCACTTTCGTCTAATTCAGGGTTACATACTTGTTGACCCAAAGAATCTATTATACCCCCGGCACATTTATTTGGTGATGGGCAATTATTGGTTCCTTGATCTGCATTTCTAAATGCATCATTAGTTGGTTTGTTTTTCTTGCACCAATCACACGAAATCGCCCATTTTAATAAATATTGCGAACAATTATTTTTATCTTTTTTATCATTTGATAATTCTCCTAGTGGTGGATTATACCAAAATGGACAATGGTCTTCACCACCTCTACCATTCCATATTTCACCATTTTGGTAGGGTGTAAAATTATTACTACGATAATAAAAATTGCTACAGTTATCTTTACCATCATTAATTTTGTTTGTGTTCCATCCTTCCTTTATACAAGTTTGGTTATTGTCAGGGTGACAACATTTATCGGGTGATATATCAAATCCCAAAAATTTTATGTCTCGTGCTCTGTATTTTTTATCTGGCCAGCAAGTATATAAACTACTCACGTTTTCTTGAGAGTCATAGTTTACATCCCTATTTAATTCTCTCTCACTCATAGTACACTCACACTGTTTTATAACAAATCCATTCTGCAAATAGTTTGATTCTCCGACAGTCTTCATAGGATGTGTAAAATCCGCTAAACCACCCGGAGCGTCAGTGTGACATTTTTCTTTATTAAGAGGATTTGCACAATAAGATCCTTGATCATCACAAATAGTATCATTATCTCTGTGTAACATTCCCCACGGTGAATCATTATCTTTCGATGTTTTAAAACACCCACGCATAACATGTCTATTTACGCCTGGTTTATCCAATACTGCGAAAAATTCTGGGTTGGGTGCTGGGTATGGTTTAGTTTTAAAAGTTAGATCATTATTAGTTTTGTCTTTACACAATGACCCTCCACCAAAGGTTCCACATATTTGTTCTAACGTGGTATTTACTTCTCCACCATTTTCCCATATGAGTGGTGACATTATATCTAATAATATTTAATATTTTAATTTAAAATTTAATATTTAATATTATTTATATATGTATAATGTAATGACTAATTTAGACTATATATTAATATTTATTGCTACAGCATATATTATTACTATCATTGTATTAATGATTACATATAACCCAACAGTCGAAGAACCCACAAAAACCGACGAACCAACTACCAACGAACCACCAATAATAGACGGATCTACAGAAACCAATGAACCATCAACAACCAATGAACCATCAACAACCAATGAACCACCAACAACCAATGAACCACCAACAACCAATGAACCACCAACAACCAATGAACCGTCAGATGGAAGAGTCGGTTATGGTGTGGGAAAGGGGTATTCTAAAGAGGAATGTAAACAATACTTTTGCAACGAGTGGGACTGGGTTTCAAACAAATGGGTTCCGTTCGATGATGATAAATGTTTATCTTTGTGCAAACCACAATTATTTAAAGGATATTTGAATATTCCAAAATTCACAACATCTAATGATCAAGTATCTTATCTAATAGATTCTGGAAAGAGATGATAATAATCCCGAAGGACTTATTTAATAACAAATTTATATAACAATCATCTTTGCATTTGGATCTTGATCCCTCCTGAGAAATTTATAGTATTCTGTCTGACCAACCACATATTCTAACGGCATAAAGAATTTGGGTCTTGAGGAACCTTTAAAAAATTCATAATCAATACCCTTTTTATTACAATTCCAATCGTGATTTATTTTCAATTTAGATTGTTTGATATCATAATGATCATGTTCCCCAAATGTTTGATAATATACAACTTCTTTGGGCAAATATTTTTTCAAAAAGGTATGGAATTTTCTCCAAGACATATAATTATTCCACGTTTGATCCCACACAACACTTTTATCAGTAAACCACATTCTTAGACCATTTTTATCATTAATCATTGTTATGTCTTTCCGCAAGTGTACACGCTTTGGTGGTGTTTTTACAGGTACTAATCTTTGATTTTCTGTTACGTAATAGGGGAATACTTTATTTCCATTTAATTTATGTTCCACACCTTTATCATCCTTTACCATGATCAATGGAAATGATTCTTTGACAATTTTACCATTTTTACAATCCGAAAGTGATATTTTACAATCCGTCCCCGAAATAAATAAATCTTTTTCCGTAATAAATTTATTAGATGATGTTCCCTCAACAAAAATGAATTCTTCCTGTGTATCGGCATTTTCTTCTTCGTTTTCACAATCATTGTCGAGCATAATACCAGCGAATTTATATTTACTAATTTGATTGTTTGAAATACATTGTGGGATAAATAATTGTTCGTGTTTTGTTTTTTTAGAAACAATTAATTCACAATCATCCACTTCCAAGCCTTCTGGAATAACATAATTATTCATGGCATCTATAATATTTTGTCTTCTGTTAATTAGACATTTTTCATTTGAACTACAATTTGAAATAAATTTTCTTGTCTCGTGACATATGCTACAATAATTTCCAGTATATTCTTTCCTAAACTTTTCGTAAAGAAAATATTTACTCTTTGAATTTTCTTTGCACGGAATGGTACCCTTTTTCCATTTGTGGACATGACACTCGTGAGGATCATAATAGGGTGCTTTACTTATATTGTTCCTGTTAGCCTCATAATGTTCTTCGGAATTATATTCTACTTTAGGAATTCGTTGTTTGGGAGTTCTTTTTTTCAATTTATTTTTTTTAAAAGTCTCCTTTCTTTTCTGATGACGCTCATGATCATCCTTTGAATCCTTTACAATCCTCTTCATTTTGAATTATAAATTAACTTAACTTATTATTTAACTTACCAATTACTTAAATCGATTTATTAAGGTAATCTTAAATTTGAGAAAAAAATATTTGTAAATAAATAAAGATGGACAATAACTATTTTGTTTACAGATGTCCCGACCCAATTAAAACAAAGACAACCACACCTTGGTATCCAGTTGAAAACATATGTCCATGTGACCCAAACGACACAAATATTAGTGGAAGGGGGTTTACACCTTGTGCATTTGGTGTACAGTACGAAACACCAAATGTAGTTGAGTCAAATAGAAATAAGCAAAATGACACAAAGAAAGAACCAGGGATGTTAGTACAGGATAATCAGATTGTACCTCCTCAATTACAACCTCGAATGCTTACAAGGATAGGACAGCAATGGAGATCGGCGAATTAATTTTTTTAAATTTTTAATATAATGTATATGTATATAACAATGGTAGGCAAAATATTAGAAATAATCATATTATTGTTAGTAATAGTAGTTTTACTAACCGTTATGGCAATAATATCATTTATTTATTTATACATTGGACCTATACGCCTAGGTGGAACAGATATTCAAAAATTAAAACATAAACAAGAATATGAAGATGGTAAGAAAATAATTTATATGATCAATGGATTTCTTACAACTATTATAGCTTATTCTGTATGGAAAATTACTGAAGTCTACCCCCAAACGTAGTAATCCACCACAACGTTTGATAAAAACCACCATCCTGAACACCCTGACCAAACATGTCACTTCCGGCTGGACACATAATAGATAAAGCCGTATATATAAATCCAACCAACAATATTACAGTACCACAAATATAGCATGTTAGTGGTAACCAAGCAATATCTTCATATTCATCATCTGTTGTATCAAACTCTACACCAGCTATTATCATAATAATACCACATACAATAAATACAATCGCTCCGTACATAGTTCTATCAGAAAGTGTACATAATTCAGATAGATCGTCACACTCATCACATCCCCAAATATCTGCACCAGTTAATGGTTTCCATTTTTTCTTACATATGTTATTATCTGATTTTGTATCTTTCGACCAACGACAATCCTTATCCATAATCCCATCACCAGACTCTTTCAAATTTTCACAAATATTCTTATTTTGTCTCCTGTTACATGGAAGTAATTTTAAATTCTTATCGTATAATTTTTTCACATTAGCTGCCACAACATTATCTGGCACAACATTATTATTTTCTTTTATATCACATTTAAAAACAGAACTTTTCTTACCCGATGTAGTTATTGTTTCATCGGTTGATAAACATGTTCTTTCAACATACATAAGTTTATGTTCAATAAGCTCACCACCATTTTTAACAGTCATTACATTATTTGTTACACCAACAAATGTATTGTTTTCCTTGAATTTTTGTGGTAGTTTTTCATAATGTTCCTTGGTACGAGGTAATACTACTTCTGTATATGTGCTACCTATACAATCGGCTGGTGTTCGTCTTGTATTACATGGTTGAAATCCTTCATAATTGAACGATTTATCTTCTTCTTTCTTCTTTTCATTACCCCATTTTATATATGCATTCATTTTAGCAAAAAGAGTTTTTTCACCATATACGTTACTACCCCAACTTTCACCTAATGTATCAGATGCAGACCATACAACTGTTAAAACTGATAGAAAAAAACCAACTCCACAATATATAAAAAATTCTTCTCCGGGTGCCGGTTTTCCATCTCTTGTCATATTCCATTTTATTCCACTAGATCCCATTCCACCTATAATTAACAACATTGCATAAATTAATGTAGATGCAATACCGAAAATTAACAACCAAAAAGTTCTAGCTCTTCCAGTACAAACTAATTCTTGAACAGTTCCGTCTGCCCTAACTAGTGTGGCAGCCATAACTTTTGCACACCCTGTTGTATATTTATCAAGTCCATCTGCTATCATTCTTTTAACAACAGCTTGTGTTAATGGTGTTTGATTAGTATTACCCATTATTCTAATACTATAAAATATTAAATTTATCATTAAATTGCGCAACAAATAAAAGGTGCGTCGCAACATAAATTTAATAATATTAATGTAGTATAATGGGTAATCACAATTTTACACCTAAAGAAAATTTTTCTAAAAATCAACCAGTCGAAATTGTAGGCTCTAAATTCTCAGAAGATCAAGTCCCCAAAGAAATGAAAACCTTTGGGAGAGCTGGTTATGCTATACATACAACACAGCTATCCAAATCTCGTTCGGGTGCACAACCAGTATATGTTACAAGAGTCAAATTTCCAAAATCAAATAAATATGAAACTTTTTTAAGCAACGACCTAAAGTCTATAAATAGGTAAATTAATCCCAAGAATGTGTATAAGGTGGTTCCGATATAACCCTTCTAGGCTTAACAACTAAACGATTGTTATTAAACTCCGAAGAGTTTGTTGATCTTATAAATTCGAATGAATTTACATTCCTACTTTTCTTAACAGTCCACCCTTTTTCAAGTGCTTTATAAATAAACATTATTTTAACAACCTCCTTAATTTTAGCTTCATTATTCATTTATCTAACATAACAAAACTTTTTAATTTTTCAAAACAAACTTGACAATATTATTCAATGCTTTCACCATAAGACCCAAACGATTCAAACGAATCCAAATCTTCTATCCATAGATCATTTGAACTTTTTGATTCCATAATACACAATTCTTCCTTACTATTTACAATCTGTTTTTCAAGATCATCCAACCTATCCTGTGTAAAACTACTAAGACTAATATTAATCAAATAATCATAATTGCTGTCAATCTTAGAGAAATTTAAAACCTCCAAATTTTCAACGATTTCAATCTTCCTTCGTTTGAATACAACAAGCTCACCATCCATAACAAGCTGAATAAATCTCATCTTTTCGGATAACTTTGTAAGACTATTTACCAATGTAGTTTCGATAAACTTCTTCCTAGTTACATAAAACTCTTTTCTATACTGATAGAAATCCCACAATATTTCTTCTGCACATTCATACTTCTTAATAGTACCATCACACTGAAATGCATGCATATTTGAATCCTTAATATTTCCAACCAACTTCAATAATTTTATAATATCTATGTCCGACGTCTTTGACAAATACAACTTCCTAAAGGTTACTCTAAACTTTACTTTGTCGGTAGTACTGTGATCCACAAAACTAACAATCTTATCCTGCTGTTCCAATACATTTAGGTGTGATTTGAAATTCTCAAACCATAGACCGATCGGAAGCTCATTGATCTCAACATCCTGAAAAGATGACTTGGGTGTACATCTTTTAATAACACCACTACAAACCCATGTATGTGCATCTTTCTTAATGATACTCCCCTTAAAACCCCTGTACCAAGGATTCATTTCAGATATTTCATTCTCCTCATTTTTAACAAGTTTTCGAAGGTTTGCTACAATGTCCGTCGGATTATAACAAGGAATTGTTGTAGACCAACCCGTACCAATACCATCCGACCCATTAACCAGCAACAAAGGAATGGTGGGAACATAAAAATCAGGCTCTATCTTGGAACCATCATCGTCAAGGTAATTCAACAACTTGTTATCGTTGTTATCGAATACTTTCTTAACCCATTCATTAAGATATGTAAAAATATACCTCGGACTACTAGCATCCTTTCCTCCCTTAATACGAGTTCCAAACTGACCACTAGGATACAATATATTCATATTATTCGAACCTGTGTAATTTTGTGCCATATTCACAATAGCACCCTGCAAAGACGCTTCACCATGATGGTAACCAGAATGTTCCGAAACATAACCACTAAGTTGAGCAACCTTAATTTCTCCTGACTTGTCTGCCTTGAGGAATAAATTTCTCTTCAGGCACGAAAATAAGATTTTTCTCTGTGAAGGTTTAAGACCATCCATAAAATGAGGAATACTACGATGATTGTCATAAACAGAATGCAAAGCCAATTCACCTTTAACGAAATTACGAACACTGATTATTTTTTGTGTATAGTCAACCATAGGTTTACCAGTCAACCTACTATCCTTAACCAATTCCATAGTATTGGAAATCCATTCCTTTCGCTTATCCGTATTAACTTTCTTAGACTCTGAAAAGGCAAGTTCTAAATTAATAGAATCTTCCGACTCGATAGATTTATCAAAAGTATACTCTAATTTATTAGTCGCCAAATCACTAAAATATTCCCTAGCTTCCTTATCTGAAGATGTACCCAACCCTTTGTAATATTTAACTCTCCACGAACCACTACTACTACTATTAGATCTCCATTTATCATAATCCTCAATATTGTAAAAACACTTAACTTTATTCCCCTTAAATATTTTAACAATCGGAGTTAACAACGAACACACAAGATTGTTCGATAACATATCTGGCCAAAAACAAGCAATATAGTTCATAATTAACCCCTTAATATGCCAACCATCCGTGTCTTGGTCAGCCATGATCATAATTTTACCATATCTCAATTTTGCAATATCCTTCATTCCCTGTGCAAGACCAAGGATTTTGTTAATACTAACAATCTCTTCATTTTTCTCAATCCTTTTGCTAGCTTGATCTCTCACATTTAGTAGTTTACCCTTTAGTGGGAATACTCCATATGTATCTTTACCAACAACACTCAGTCCAGCAATTGCCGTGGCCTTGGCTGAATCTCCTTCTGTAAGGATAAGGGTGCATTCACTACTGCGGGCCCCACCTGCCCAATTAGCGTCATCTAATTTTTCAATGTCGTTTATTCTCACAACTTTTTTACCGTCTATTTTTTTAAGATCCTTCATTTCTTTGGCTCGTGCAATTTCTGTGATTCCCTTGGTGATTCCAAGTTTGATGATTTTTTTGATTGTTTCGTCGTTGAGTTGTAGTTTGGATCCGAAATTTGCTGGTCGTGTTGTGTGTTCCCTTTTAGTTTGTGAAGTAAATGTGGGATTTTCAACGACGGCTTTTACGAAGACGATGATGTTGTCTTTGATGTAGCTTTTGCGGATGGTAAGATCTTTGTGTTTTTCAGACAATTCCTTAACGACTCTGTTTAGTACTGGTTCAAGTACGTGTGCTACATGACTTCCACCATCTTCTGTACCGATACCGTTAACGAATGATACTTGTACTGCAACTGGGTGTGGGTTGAGTGCGAATGCTACGGACCACCTTTCGGTTTCGATAAAGACGCGTGGTGCTTCTGTTTTGGTACCAATGTATAGGTTGATGTAGTCTTCAAAGTTCTTTGTTTGAATCTTTTTCCCATTGTAGGTTACTGTAACATTTTTGTTCGTTACGGCTGAAGCATCTACGGTTCGTTTCTCAATTAGTTTGATAGTATCATTCTCGTCTAGTGTTTTCATACCGAATACACCAAGTGCTGGAGTGTATTCAATTGTTACTGAATCTTTCGCTTTAACTTTGGTAATTTTGGGTGTTGATTTTTCCCTCATCTGATTTGTAAAGGTTTGAACATATTTTTGATTATTGTTTACAATTATTACTACAAATTTGGAACTAAAAATATTTGCTGCTTTGGCACCAATACCATTTTTACCACCAACTGTCCGCTTAACACCCTTTTTAAAGTTTGAACTGCTAAGCATGTTACCAAATACCAATTCTGGAATATATACGTTATGTTTATCGTGAATTTCAATTGGAATGCTAACACCATCGTTTGTTACTGTAATAGTATCACCTTTAATACTTAGATCAATCTTAGTTACACAGTTTAGTGGATTTTGTGCTCTGTCTGTAGCATTTGTAATAAGTTCCATAACGCATTGTTCTAGTCCTGGATTATATTTGACTAACTTCTTTACCATTTTACTTTGATCTTTATTAAAAACCCATCTTGCTTCTGTAATCAATTCAATGTCACCAATGTATGTATCGGGGCGTTCCCTAACATGTTCATCTGGTTCGTATTTATCGTAATCTGCTGAAGCCATATTGTCTTTTTGTTTACTTTAATAGAAATCTTTTTTTTAAAGTTGTTTAAATTTTGAAAAAATTAAATGTGATTATGTGTAGTGTATGGATAATAAAGAAGTTGATTTGGTTAATAATAATATAAATTATAAAAATGTTGCTATAGTCGTTCTTTTTGTTTGTGTGTTTGTGTTTACTCAGTTGAGTATAAGATATGTAACCGATGTTGCTCGAAAAGAAAATTTAACAGTCCCACTTCCTGATTTATATCATCAAGCATTACCTGAATATATGAGGGATTGGTATGAATATTCTGATTGGGTTCCTATAATACCTTTAACTATGTTTGTATTAATGGACAAGGGTAGAAATTCTTTCGACTTTTTATTACTAATTGCTATAATATATTTACTAAGGGCTGTGGCTTATAGTATGACTGTTCTACCTTCCCCTTCAATACATTGTAAATGTGAATGGGAAGATGAACCAAATACTTTTTTAAGAAGTATGTTAAATTTGTTGTATCAGGAAGGATGTAATGATCTTATATTTTCGGGTCATACTAGTATGATGGTTATGTCTAGTTTATTTTTGTGTTATTATTGTTTAAATAAATCTGTGTTATCTCAGTTGTTGTTGGTAGTTTATAATATTATTGGATTTATAATCATAATTGGTACAAGGTTGCATTATTCTGTCGATGTGTTTATAGCAACAGTAATAACTGTTTTATTATTCTTTAGTTTTCAAAAATAAATCATATTGTTTCTCTAAAGGATATAAATATTTTCTTTCTGTTTATGTCGTTGATACATTTTAAGCATTCATTTTTAGTTTTAAACCTAAAATTATATTGGGTAATTGGTTTAATGGTTTTTACAAAAATAAAATTAGTACTAGCCTTGGGTTGATAATAATTAATTGTTAGTTCGTATGGTAGTGTTCTATCAAATATCATAAATAATCTTTTATGGTAAGTAAATCTCATAATTCTATTTATACTAAATATATTACCTCCAATCATATACATTATTTATTGTTAATATTTATATTTAATTACAAAGAATTATTTAAATATTGTTTTATGTTATATGGTTATAAAATCAAATTTAACAAACGATACACTATCATTTATAGACGGTAGTGAATTGGGGAATGTGACAGCCGATGCTTCTGGTAACCTAAAAATAACCTCTACTGGTTTATTGAAATTAACAAATGTTGCGAGTACTTATACAACACCTACAACAACACCCGTTAATAATGATGTACTTGTTACCGGGTATGCTGACAGTGGGGTGTTAAAATGGGATTCATTAAATTATGACCGTTTATTACAAATAAATGGATGGATAGGTAATTTATCCACCGACGACTCTAATTCATGGAGAGGTGTAGCTTGGAGTCCCGAATTGGGTATATTTTGTGCTGTTTCTGAATCAGGTACTAATAGAGTAATGACTAGCCCTGACGGTATAACGTGGACAGCAATAAATGCTAGCGAGGCTTTAGTTTGGAAATCTATAGTATGGAGTTCAGAAGAGGGTATATTTTGCGCTGTTGCTACTTCAGGTACCCGCGTAATGACAAGTCCCGACGGAATTAATTGGACCAGTAGGAGTGGTAGTACGTCGGGTACTTGGCTTAATGTAACATGGAGTCCTGAATTGAATCTATTCTGCGCTGTTGCTAATTCAGGTACACAACGTGTAATGACAAGCCCCAACGGTATAACGTGGACAACTAGGAGTTCTGGTTTTGGTAATCAATGGTTTTGTGTTTGTTGGAGTCCCGAACGGAGTATATTCTGTGCTGTTAGTAGAACTGGTACCAATAAGGTAATGATTAGTTCTGATGGAATAACTTGGAGTAGTTTTGAATCGAGTAACGACTCGAATGGGTGGAGATCGGTTGCGTGGAGTCCAAAGTTGGAACTATTCTGTGCTGTTGCTGACATTGGTGAAAATAGGGTAATGACCAGCCCCGATGGTGAAAATTGGACTGGTTATGCGTCGAGTAATGAATCGAATGAATGGCATGATGTAAAATGGAGTCCTGAGATGGGTCTATTTTGCGCTGTTGCTAAGACTGGAACGAATAGGTCAATGACCAGTCCCGATGGTGAAAATTGGACTGGTATTACGACAAGTAATGAATCGAATAAATGGACCGATCTTATATGGAGTCCCCAGTTGGGTATGTTCTGTGTTATAGCTCTTGTAGGAACAAATTCCACAATGATATCATATTGAGTTTATTTTGTGGTGTTGCGCATATTACTACATTTATATCTTATTAATAAAATATAAGTACTTAACAAATGAGTAAAACATTACAGTCTAATAAAATAGTTTTCAAATCTACTGGTGGTGTCTATTTGGGAGAAATTGATACAGATGTTTCGGGTAATGTTGATATTGTAGCTACTGGAAATATCTCTTTAGAGAATCCCTCATTTACAATTACCATACCTACATCTGCACCAACACCAAATCAGATAATTTCTACCAATGCTTCGGGTGTTTTGACGTGGATTGACAATCCAAATATAAGTTATAGAGATTTCTTGGTTGAAGCGTGGGCTGTCCATACACCAAGTAACGACTCGAATGGGTGGAGATCGGTTGCGTGGAGTCCAAAGTTGGGTATATTTTGTGCGGTTGCTAGCAGTGGGACACAGAGGGTAATGACTAGTCCCGATGGTATAACGTGGACAGGTCAAACTCCAAGTGACGAAAATGAATGGAGGTCTATTGTGTGGAGTCCTGAAAGGGAAATATTTTGTGCTGTTGCTAGTAGTGGAACACGGAGGGTGATGACTAGTCCCGATGGGGTAGATTGGACGGGTAGAACGCCAAGTAGCGATTCGAATACTTGGTTTGGTGTAGTTTGGAGTCCCGAACAGGGTATATTCTGTGCTATTGCTGCTAGAGGTGGGATCGGTGCCAAATCTATGACTAGTATTAATGGATTTGATTGGGTGGGTAATGTAACTGCGGGAACTACTGATAATTGGAGATCCATTGCATGGAGTCCAGAATTAGGACTATTTGCGACTGTGTGTAGTAGTTTTGGATCCCAGAGGGTAATGACTAGCCCCAATGGGGTAGATTGGACTCGTCGTACTTCGGGTAATGATTCGAATGCTTGGTACGGTATTACATGGAGTTCTCAATTGAATTTATTCTGTGCTGTTGCTTATGTTGGGACTAATAAGGTAATGACTAGCCCCGATGGTGAAAATTGGACTGGTCACCCTGCAAGTAATGATTCGAATACTTGGTTTGGTGTAACGTGGAGTCCCGAATTGGGTTTATTTTGTGCTGTTGCTAATAGTGGAACACGGAATGTGATGACTAGTGCCGATGGTATAAATTGGATAGGTCGTACATCGGCTAACGAGTCAACCGGTTGGTTTGGTGTCGAATGGAGTCCCGAATTGGGTTTATTTTGTGCTGTTGCCGATTCTGGTACTGGTAGGGTAATGACTAGTTTAATATGATAATAAAAAATAATATATTTACACATTGTATATGAGTGGATCAATTCGTAATGATAGATTAGTTTTCTTAGACGACGGTTCTACCGAATTATCAAATGTAAACACAGATTCTCTCGGTAATGTGGAAGTTGTAGCAACAAATACATTATCGTTAACTAATGCATCTACAACAATTATTTTACCGGATAATGTATTACCAGGTAGGGTTCTTTCGGGTGGTAGTTTTGCAATCCCTGGTAAATTAAAATGGTCATATAATCCAGCTAGGTATTACGGTCGTTTACTCGTTAGAAATTGGGTTGGCCGTACACCAAGTAACGACTCGAATGGGTGGAGATCGGTTGCGTGGAGTCCAAAGTTGGGTATATTTTGTGCCGTTGCTAGCAGTGGGACACAGAGGGTAATGACTAGTCTAGACTGTATAACGTGGACAGGTCAAACACCAAGTGACGAAAATGAATGGAGGTCTATTGCCTGGAGTCCTGAAAGGGAAATATTTTGTGCTGTTGCTAGTAGTGGAACACGGAGGGTGATGACTAGTCCCGATGGGGTAGATTGGACGGGTAGAACGCCAAGTAGCGATTCGAATACTTGGTTTGGTGTAGTTTGGAGTCCCGAACAGGGTATATTCTGTGCTATTGCTGCTAGAGGTGGGATCGGTGCCAAATCTATGACTAGTATTAATGGATTTGATTGGGTGGGTAATGTAACTGCGGGAACTACTGATAATTGGAGATCCATTGCATGGAGTCCAGAATTAGGACTATTTGCGACTGTGTGTAGTAGTTTTGGATCCCAGAGGGTAATGACTAGCCCCAATGGGGTAGATTGGACTCGTCGTACTTCGGGTAATGATTCGAATGCTTGGTACGGTATTACATGGAGTTCTCAATTGAATTTATTCTGTGCTGTTGCTTATGTTGGGACTAATAAGGTAATGACTAGCCCCGATGGTGAAAATTGGACTGGTCACCCTGCAAGTAATGATTCGAATACTTGGTTTAGTGTAACGTGGAGTCCCGAATTGGGTTTATTTTGTGCTGTTGCTAATAGTGGAACACGGAAGGTGATGACTAGTTTAGATGGTATAAATTGGATAGGTCGTACATCGGCTAACGAGTCAACCGGTTGGTTTGGTGTCGAGTGGAGTCCAGCATTGGGTTTATTTTGTTCTGTTGCCGATTCTGGTACTGGTAGGGTAATGACATCTAAACCTTCAATATATAATATAATTTAAAATATATTCCTTTTATAAAGAAATGATAATTATTAGTTATAAAGTTGCACCAAATACAACAGGTGCTCATTATAGTGATTACACATTTCGTAATAGCGCTACTTATTAATCTTTTATTATAAGTTCGTTAGTTATTTATAAAATTAATAAATAAATGCTATAAAATCCTTATTAAATTTAGACTTTATAATATTTTTTGTATTTTCTGTTAGATCCTCTAATTTTATATTTCTAGCTGATTTTAGTATAGGTTTTTCTGATTCTATACCAAATGTTTTCATTAAGGATGGAAATGATTTAGTCATTTCTTCTGATTTAATAATATGATCATATTGGTGACTTATTTTATTATTATCGATAAAATCATACTGAGATTCCAAAGAATTAATTTCACCTAAACTTATCCATTCGTTTATATTTGTATCAGTTTCTTTAGAATTGTAATAGTTAATAACTCTAGTATAAGGGTTAGTAATAATCGTTATTTTTCGATTATTTTCATTTATTCGGTTACTTGTTTTTATTGTACTATTATTTATATCTATACCAACATAAGGAATTTCTACAAATCTAAGAGGTGTTTTTGTATCTGGGTCTGCATTAATATTACTTTCAGTAACGGGGTATTGCATAACAACAGGTATATGTTTATATTTTATATTTAAGTATACTAAAGCATATTGTATAATCCAATCAAGTAAACAATCTTTATTATCAAAATTGTTTGTATTTTTTAACCACGTAGATCCCGGTTTTAACAAATTATATAACTTTGCAGCTGTATCTTTTCTAATTAACAATCCTTGTGCTCCCCAACCAGGTTGTGTATCGTAAATTTCTATTTCATTTTTAAATTCTGAGGTTGATAACCAAAAAAACTCAGTTTGGGGTTCTTTTTTGAATATTTCATCAATGTTTATATCGTGTGTAAAAATAGCATCATCTTCAAGTATTAAACCCCAATCATATTCATTTTCGCTAATAATTTTCATACAATTTATATGGCTTAAATAACACCCAACTGTTCCCAAATGACCTGTTCTTTCTTCATTTCCTATACAAGTTAAGTCTGGGTATCCTTGAGATTTGCATATATCGGTTATATTTTTAAATTTTGTTCCGTCTACAGCTGAATATCTTTCGTATTCCCAATTTCTTTTTTCCAAATAATTAATAATATTATTAGAGTTTGTTATTTTTCTATCTAAATTTATTACATAAGCTTTGAATAATTTTGAATCAGAGTTTGTAAACAGTTCGTTACATTTTTTAAAAAAAAGAAATAAACATAAACCTAATATTAAAATAACCCAAAAAAGTAAATCCATATATTAATATTAAATATTTTAATATTTCTCGATTAATATTATTGATTAATATTATTGATTAAATCCCGAAAGCCAGTTTGTATAGAAACTAAGTTATTTGAAAATACAAGAAAAATATTTTATATGGCAAACTGTAGCAAATGTTTCGAGCACCATTGACATCCCTGTCAATAACACATAAACATTTGCTACAGTTATATATATCTCTGAACTACCTACATCATTAATCTTTTATTATAAGTTCGTTAGTTATTTATAAAATAAAAGTTTATCATTAATATAAATAGAATGGGCAATTGGTTTTCTAATAAATTTGAAGAATCTTTTCCGATTACTATACGTAATCATAAATATGGTTGGACACCAGATATACCTGACCAAAGAGACCAATATGTTGCATTTCCTGATATAGCAAAATTTAAAAGTATGATTGATTTACGAGATACAAATTTACTCCCTGATGTTTATGATCAAGGAAATTTGGGATCTTGTACAGCAAATGCACTTTGTACTGCTTTTGAGTATGAATATAAGCGCCAATTTAATGGTTCTGAAACAGATATTATTAGTCCAAGTCGTCTATTTCTTTATTATAATGAAAGGGTTATAGAAAATAGTGTTGGTTATGATTCTGGTGCTAGTATAAGAGATGGAATAAAAGTTTTAAATAATTTGGGTGTTTGTAAGGAATCTATGTGTCCCTATAATATACAAACATTCGATATTAAGCCTACAGTCAATGCTTATTTGGACGCACAAAACTATAAGAGTATAAAGTATAAAAAACTAAATAAAACGTTGGATAGCATTAAATCTGCATTAACTCTTAGTTATCCTGTTAGTTTTGGTTTTAGTGTATATGAATCATTTGAAGATCCCGATGGCGTATCCCATACTGGTATATTTAACATTCCTGCTATAGGTGAAAAAATATTAGGTGGGCATGCGGTATTAATTGTCGGGTATAACGATGAAACTGATTTATTCCTAATTCGTAATAGTTGGGGTGAAGACTGGGGTCCTCTTGGTGGGTATTTTTGGATGCCTTATGAATTTATTATATCCGATTCTTGTTCTGATTTTTGGATCATCGAAAAAATAAAGAAACCTGCGGATTATAGAACTATGGCAGATATTGTAAGGGGTTATCAAATAAGAGAAGAAGATTATTCTTCAGAAGAAGATGATAATAATGAATATGATTGTATTAAGAAATCCGAATCAAAAAGTAGTATTGTTGAATTAGAATTAGACTAATTATGAAAATCTTTATTATTTTCTCTTTTAAGTTCGCTATTCTCTCTTTTAAGTTTGTCATTCTCTCTTTTAAGTTTGTCATTTTCTTTATCAATTTCTTCGTAATCATATACAAGACAACCATGTTCTTTTTTAAGTTCGTCGTATTGTTCTTTAAGACTATCTTTTTTTTCTTCAAGTTTGTCGTATTGTTCTTTAAGTTTATATATTCTAGTGTTAACATTTGATTTCATACTATCATCTAAATCTTCGTAGTACATATCTTTTTAATCTTTTTAATCTTTATACAAATTCGAATCTGCAGTCGGGGCAACTATTTTGAATATTAAACCAGTCTATAATGCATGCATCGTGAAATATGTGATCGCATTCTGTTTTCCTAATTGTGTTTGTGTTTGTTATATCTTCTAAGCATATGGAACATGATTTATTTTCATATTTAGTTTCAAATTGTACAATTTCTGAATGTTTTAATCCTTGATCTAATGTTTCTTTTACGGAATATTTAGTCGATAAAAGGCATAATAAAATAATAGTTACGTATAGAATATCCCAAAATGCATAAATATTTAATAACATAAAACTAATAATAATTTCAAATGTTTGTAAATTATAATTAATATTACAATCAATAATTACAATTAATACTTTAATGCATATAGAAAACAATATAGTTACTATAACAACTGATTTCCCTATTATTTCTTCTCTTGATATATTATATACTGTTAATATATGTATACAATTCAATAAAATTAAGAAAAATATTAAGATTCTTAGAAAGTATTTATGTTCAGACAAAATAATATTTATTAATACTAGTAATGTATAGATTGTAAATGTTTTTATAGGTAATTTGTTGTATAATGTTGTTACAATTCTATCATTTAACATTTTTATTTTAATAATAATACTAATTTTTAAGTAGTTTGTTACCAGATTAAAATATTTACACTAAGCAATAATATAATGTCAAATAATGTTACATTTAAATCTGGTAATGTAATGTCCAATCAACTGTCCAATCAGAATGCCAATATGAGTCAATTACTTTTTAAGAAAAACGAACATCAACAAAAGAATATTGAGGGTGTACAAGATACATTAAATACATATAGTAGTTTAAATAATGATAATGGGATTGAAAGTGATAATATATTTCGTACATATATGGATCAGGCTAGATTGAGTACATATTACCAAAACAATCCTCTTGAAACATTAGAACAATCTGTTAAAAATGGGTATACGGGTCCACAATTAGGTGGAAATATAACGAGTAAGGGTAAGACGGAGGAGTATGTAAATGGTTCGGCTACAACTTGGAATTAAAAAGATATCAAATATATTATAATGGATTGGAATACGGCTAAGATTACTGAAACTATTGAGAGTGTTAGAAAGGATTCTCTTTATTTGACGGAAAGAGATATACAGACAAAATATTCGGAATTTATTGAAAAATATCCTAAATTATATTATACTTGTATAACTCCTGATTTTGATTTTAAAACATTTAATACTTTGCTTGAATATAGAGATAAAGCAGAAAAAGATAATATCCCCAATTTGGTTAGAGACGTAACCGTTGGAGAAACTATGGCTAAAAAGTATTTATATCCAGTAGTTGGAGAACCAACAATCGAACAAAAAAAGAAAGCAGCTTCAAAAGTTGCACAAAAATATTACGGAACTAATTAAATAAATTATTAATAATTTTTCTTGTAATTGATATTTTTTTATTACCATCCTTTAGATTATTATTTTTTAAAATAGAATATACTACTTCATTTCTATTTGATTCTCTTAGATTATTACCAATCTTTTCATAAATTTCCGAAATTACATTATTGATGCTTTTTGTATCAATGTTATTAGATTTCAGAAAATTTACAACTGTTGTTAAATCTAATTTGGGTGATAAATAATTTTTAAATTTTGTCTTGTATCTAACCATATAACCCTTTTCAATCATCTTATTAATCATTTTATTTACAAACGAAGAATCATAATCAAGTGGTGAAATAATAGATTCAGACGATTCCAAAATATCATCAAATGACTGATTAAGAACCAAGTATGCTGTAAAAATTTGCAAAGAAATTCTTTTATTTGTCCGCGGTTTTAGTTTATTTGATTGAAAAAATTTGTAAATATTATCTTTCCAAACATCCTTTAGTTTAAATACTCCATTTTCATCTGCAAATTCAGAAGCAATAAGCTCTAAATTAGCATAATCATTTTTAATGGTGTTTTCTAAACCCCCTTGTACCATCTTGTCCACATTCCTTAATTTATCACCACCCTTCCCTCCAACTAGATCAACATTTCTCCTAACAATATTGTTGTTGTTGTTGTTGTTATTGTATTGTTTTTCAACAATTTTAAATTTTGGTAAACTAATTTGTCTAATTTTAAAATTGACTCGTTTTTGTTCTAATTTTTGAAATATTTTTTCATAGAAATCATAGTCGTTTGATATATGTGTTTTAAAAATATCATTCATTTCATCAAAAATATCTTCTATGTCTCCGTCGTAGTTATAGTTTTCCAATTTTTCTTTTATTGGTGTAACATTAATCCCTTGCGTGTTTTTAATCCATTGTAGTATTTTTAAAACATTGTATTCCATTCTATAGTTTATGTTCATTTCTCCTAGGTTTTTTTCGAATATGTTATCAATGCTATCTCTAATATTATCTACACTTGTGTTTTTGTCTATGTTTACATTTTTTATTTCAGCGATTATTTTAATTATTTTATATTTTTCTACATTTTTACTATTTTCAAGCCATTTTAGAAATTTTTTCAAATCGTTTGAAATCTGTTCTATGGTTAAGAATTTATTTAATACTATGTCTTTATAGCATGACATTATTATATTTTTTGTTTTTGTTTTGCTACCAGATGCTTTATTTATTAACTCAACAAATGATTTAGAGTCCATTGATTATAACAAAGAAATTAAATTATAATTATTCATTTAACTTCCATTCATTCCTAAATTTAGTTCTAATTTTCCTTATTACACTTGAATTTTGATTTTGAAAACTATAACTCATACTTAGTAATTTCATAGACGTATCTTTGTCTATATAATATCCTTTCATAAAATCTATAAATAAGCTTGATGATTTGTTCATATGTTTGATCCATGCTGCATCAGGATTACCAAGCTTAAAAAATATATGACCAATAGCAAAACAAACATCTTGTGGATTGGATTTAATCATAATGATTTTAGGAATTGAATCGTAACGATTTGGGACTTTATATTTCTTAATTGGTTTATAGTGTTTTCTTATTATACTACTGGGTGCTTCGGTCCCCATAATCCCAGATAATTCTGAAAGATTCCATTCTTGTTTTGAAAGCATACAATGTTTTAGAACGTCTCCATGTGATATATAATCACTAATCTCAGAAATTTCCTCAATTGTTATGTCTTTTTTAAGCATAATAGGGTAATTTGCATGTATTATTCCAGACGTATACATTGAGGTGTATTTTAGTCTGTTTTCGAAAGAAAATTTAGGATTAACAGAATCTACAAACATAGATATACAATCCTGAATATCCAAATTAATATCCTTTTGAGTAATTTTTACAATTTCATCTAGGTTATCCAACGTAATTTCTTTAGTCTTATTACCCAAAACATTTATAGTGGTCATAAATCCTCTTAGATTGTATCCACTATTATTAATAAAATGTTCTAGGGCATTGGGTGATATATTAATAGATTCGTTTGTACAAACTTTTTTAAAAACAGTCAATAACTGTTTATTTGTTGGACTTTCAAATTCAATATGCAAAGCATTATCATTTAATAATTTAAATTCGTTTGATATAAATATTGTTGGTGAACTATTTTTATTTTTCTTCAAAATTTTCAATAACTCGGTCAATTGTGAAGATGATAAATTATCATTATAATTATCTATAATAACACCCTTCTTAGATTTACCAGAAAGTAGAATTTCTATGCTACTAAAAATTATAGAATCTGATAGTATAGCCATTTCGGCTTTATTTATGGATTGATCATATTCTATCATACTGTAATTCAAACTTTTGAAGCATTGTCTTACAAATTCTGATTTCCCCGATCCAGATTCTCCCGTTATTAGTACGCAATCATAATTATTTTTTGTGTTTTCAAATTTACTTACGAGCCAATTTTTCAACAACTTTATGTTATTTTTATTCCCGATAATATCTGTCAACTCTTTGGGTTTATATTTTTCAATGATATTATTCTCGTTGTTATTTTCACATGGTTTTCCGGATCCATATAATGCCCATTCACTTTTAAATATGTTAGGTGGCGGCGTTTCGGTGGGTGGTCCAAATGGCATAAATGTTTCTTCTGAATTTTTTTTATTATCTCGTGTTTCTTCTGAAATAATAAATTTATCCATTGAAACTATTTTAGTTCTTTTTCTTCTTTTTGGTAAATTCATCTTATTCGTTATAATTTCTAAACAAATATGTTTAATAAAATTAATTAAATGATATCTAAGCTTATGGAATCTTTTGTGACAGAGTTACAAAAAGAAGATACACAAGAATACATTAATAATATATTAAGTCCTTATCTTTCTAAATATAAATACTATTTATGTTTAATTACTTTTATTCTATTTGTGTTAACGATTTCTACATCATATAATACTTATATATTACATTCACTCGTTAGAGTTAATAATTAGGTTATTGAAATAGGCTAAACTGTTTGTATTTTTTTGTTGTGTTTTATTAATTAAATTTGATCTACATAGTGGGCAACTAGATTTATTGGCAAGCCACCTATTGATACATTGTGTATGAAAGTTATTTTTACAGACACCACATTTTATAGTTTGTTGTATATTATTCATTATCTCAAAACAAATAACACAATCATCATTATTGTTATGTTCATTATTGTTATGTTCATTACAATTTATAAGTCTATCCTTTAATGTTTGTGTAAAGTTTGAATTTATTTTATAAATATTTGTATGTTCGTTTATATGCATAAGTGAACATTTATCATTAGCAACACGTGCTATTATGAAATATAAATGTTTACACAATTTTTCTCTCAATTTAAAATCAGAACAAGTACATTCCATTTTATTAGCATCAATTGTTACGTCATAATTAGAACCAGAATAACCCTGAACAACAAAATACCATTTATCTTTTGGTTTGTATTCTGCGTTTAATAAATACATTGGTTGTCCTAATGCTCGTTTCATACGAGATTCTGAATAATAATCCATAATTACTAGTATAAGTTTAATTACTAGTATAAGTTTAATTACTAGTATAAGTTTAATTACTAGTATAAGTTTAATTACTAGTATAAGTTTAATTACTAGTATAAGTTTAATTACTAGTATAAGTTTAATTACTAGTATAAGTTTAATTACTAGTATAAGTTTAATTACTAGTATAAGTTTAATTACTAGTATAAGTTTAAATTAATTTATTGATATACTATTAATATTATGAGTAATGATTATACATTAAATAACGATGGTATTGAATTACTCATAAGTAAACAAGCTAGTGGTTTTTGGATTTCATTTAGAGATATATCTGGTGGAGCACAACCAGGACGAGATGAATTATTGTTATTTTTAAATGTAGAAAGCAATGTTTTTGTTATTGTTGAAAATGAAAATAACATTAATATTGATTTAGCTTTTAATACTCTGTATAAAACTTTATTAACCACGGGAGTACGCGAAAATGTTATACCTAAGCTTATTGATATATATGAAGATGGTATGAATGGGTGGAAATATATTAATGGTGGAGATGACGTAGACATGGATGATTACGATATAACTATGCAAATTGTAGAAGAAGAATTATTACTTAGATCCAAAAGACAAGGCGGTGGTTATTCGGGTAATGGAAACCGTAAAAAATATGATTCAAAATTAAAACAACAAGGTCCGTACCCGAGAATAGGCAATTACTACGAAACACCAGATTTACCACTTAGATCCAAAAGACAAGGTGGTGATTACGGTAGTGAAAATATCACACAAGAACAATCATACATACAGGAACAACAAAGACGACAAAGACAACAAAAAGAACAACAACAACAAAGAGAACGACAAAAAGTAGAACAACAACAACAAAGAGAAGATAAAATACGGCGTCAACAACAAAGACAAAGACGCGAAGAAGAACAACAAAGACGTGAAGAACAACAAAGACGTGAAGAACAACAAAGACGTGAAGAACAACAAAGACGTGAAGAACAAAGACGACAAGAAAAGCAAAGACGTGAAGAACAAAGGCGACAAGAAGAGCAAAGACAAGCACAACAAAAATCACCCGAACAACAAAGAGAAATGAGTAGATTATTTAATGTATACAAGCAGTTTGGAATAATTAAATTTGATATGAATAATTTAAATCAATATAATATAGCGTTGGGGGTAGTTGGTGCGACAAATGATACAACTATAGAAGTTATTAAGAAAAAATTAAGAATGTTACAAAGCAAGTTAGTTCATCCTGACAAATGTTTAAATGAAGGAAACTTTCCAGGTGAAACTGAATTTTGTAAAGAAATGTTTAGTATGTTATCAAATGCTGTTGAATATATAGAAAAATATAGGACAAGATCTTACTTTTTTGGTTTCAAAAGAAAGTCCAAAAAACAAGATAATAAAAGAAAGTCCAAAAAGAAGTCCAAAAAACAAAAAGAAGATAGAAAAAAATTAGAATTATATTCTGCTATTTCTATGAGATACGCAATTAACGGGGGGAGTGGTAGGTCTATAAAAAAGAATAAAACAGATGAAGAAAGATGAAGAAAGATGAAGAAAGATTTTCAATCTAAAATTTGACAGTGTAGACATTCGTTCGTATCAACACTGTCTATGCAATCGGAACAACCTTTGGTGCAACAAGTTTGGCAATATATCTCACAATTTTCACACATATTTTTACAACAAATGTATCTATGTGTGCTTAATTTATTACAATTTACACATTCTAATTTAAATGGTAATGAATTTATTTCACACAGTACTGGAAACATACCACTCATATGTTCCAACTTAATTCTAACGTCTACTTCATTAAAGTCTTCTACCCACAGTAGAATAATTTCGATAAGCTCTTCTGGGATCATTATTTAATATTTTATATTTTTATATTTTTATATTAATCATTATTTTGCGTGTAATGATGTCCAATCTTTTGCTGTATCTAAAAATTTTTGGTGGTCACGATTATATACCAATGCTATTTCAGGAACTAATGGATCGTCTGGATTTGGATCGCTTAGTAGAGAGCATATAGATAGTAGAACTTTAGATATGGTTAATGCTGGTGACCATTGATCTTTAAGAATATCTAGACATATTCCACCATTAGCATTTATATTGGGGTGATAGATTCTAGTAGTAAAGTTAATTTTCGGTGGTTTAAATGGGTAATCTTTAGGAAAATGTATATCTAAGTAGAAAATTCCTCCTTCATATGGGGAATCTTCTGGGCCAAGTATCTTGGCTTGCCAATTAAATAAATTATCATTTAATGGGGATGCTGTATAACCATCAAAAGCATCCTTTATTATTTCATTGTATTCTATAGTAATTCTCTTTAATGCCATTAATTAGAGTATTTATAATATTCTGAGCCTTTAAGCGAGAATTTATAATTATCCTAAATTTTTAATCAATCTTTAATAAAATCTTTAATCAATCTTACATGTATGGCCCCTGCATACCTAAAAGACTATCCGCTCTACCACCACCAAATGACCCGAAAGAAAGTCCCTGACGTCTCGATGCACGACGTCTTACACTGCGACGTTTGGATGAACCCCGACGCGATGCACGACGCCGTGTCCGTCTAACAGACTTGCGTACCCGTCTAGATGCACGACGTTTGGATGCACGACGTTTGGATGCACGACGTTTGGATGCACCCCGACGCGATGACCGACGCCGTACCCGTCTAGATGCACGACGTTTGGATGCTCCCCGACGCGATGACCGACGCCGTGTCCTTCTAGATGCACGACGTTTGGATGCACCCCGACGCGATGACCGTCTAACAGACTTGCGTCCACGACGCGATGACCGTTTAGGTGCTTTTATGTTTTTAAGATATTTTTTAGTTCTACGAAGTCCGGACAAAAAGAATTCCTCGCCTTTTTCGTTCTTGTAAATCTGGCGTTTTTTACCAGCAATTACACTCTTACCAACCTTTACATTTTTAGATTTGGACGCTTTTCTGCGTCTAGAAATTCTTTTATTCGATCTTGTAGATCTTCTCCGTTTAGCTCCAAATAGTAATTCGTACATTATTAATAATAATAAATATTTTAATTTAGAATCAATTAATTAATTAATTAAAACAATTAAGTAAAATATTATGATTCTAATAGATTCTTATTTTTAATATAATTATTATAAAAATCTCTGTATTTTTCTACATTTCTTTCTAGTATTTCTATTTCCAATTCTAATTTAGATCCAAGTGTTTTATCATCATTATACGTATCCTTTAATTTTCTAAGTCCGAACAATGCATTATCCATTTCACTTGCTAGTGATTTTAATAAATTAATATTATCCGTCTGTATAAATTTATCTCTTTCTGTTTCCCAGTGTCTTAGTTTAACTCTTTCACTTGCTCCAATTTCACTATAATTTTGATTTATCATTAATTCAGAATTAATTGCATTTTGACCACAGCTGACCGAACTTTCTACTACTTCCTGAATTTTATTTAATGTTGTTATTCTGTCTTCGCGGTGCCACCACCTTAGTAACATTTGTTTATAGGATGTACCATTATCTAACATTAGATATTCTTCTTTAGTGTATAATTTCTGTCCATCCTCAATTTTTGACAAAACCTTTAGATTTATAAATAAACGATCCATATATCTTTGACTATACATTATATTTTATTATATCAACAAATTTTATTTTTATTTGTATAACATTACTTATCTACCACAATGTTATCCTTATATAAATTTTAAAATTTGTATTAAAATTTGTATTTTTTCCTTGGTATTTATTTTTAAAATCTATTTAAAAAATAAGATAGTTTAATAATTAATTAAATAATATTCGTTATTTGTAATGGGTATCCGACAACTCAATAAAATCCTAAAAAGGGTAGCACCCGGTGCCATAAAAGAAAAATCAATTCATGATTACATTCATTCGAAAATTGCTATCGACAGTTCCATCCTAATCTATAAATACAGATATGCATCCCAAGATTCAAATGATTCCCACATTCATGGATTTGTCCAACGTGTTTGTTTTTATTTGAAAAGGGGAATTCTTCCTGTATTCGTTTTCGACGGAATTCCACCACCTGCAAAAAATGATACGTTAAATAAAAGAGGTAAACAAAAATCAAAAATAGAAACTAGGATTCAACACTTGATTCAGAAAAGAGAATTTAATGATAGTGCAACACCCGATAACATAACAATGACAAATTTGGAAATAGATGATGAAATTATTAAATTGCGTAAACAGGTAACGTATGTTACTAAAAGTCATAGACAAGAATGTAAATATTTGTTAAAATTATTGGGTGTTCCTATTATTGAATCTAACGGGGAAGCCGAAACAACGTGTGCAGCATTACAAAAAAATGGTATTGTCGATTATACATTTACTGAGGATACTGATGCTTTAACATTTGGTGCGCCTAAGGTTTTAAAATCTGCGAATAAGCTTGACATGGTTATTGAAATTGATCTAAGTGTAATATTGGAGGAAATGAATTTAACTATGGATTCATTTATAGATTTTTGTATTCTTTGTGGGTGTGATTATTGTCCAACAATTCCTAAAATTGGACCAATAACTGCATTAAATCTTATTAATGCTCATCATGACATAGAAACTATTATAGAAAATTTAGATCCCAAATATGTGATTCCTGATAATTTTAATTATGTGTTGGCAAGATCATTATTTAAACATGACCCATTAGATAAGGAAATTTACGACATTGACATTAGGAGTATCGAGTTGGATAAACTTAATAAGTTTATTGTTGATGAAAAAAAATTATCAGATCAAACATTTAACGGTATTGTTAAAAAATATAATAAGGCGTTATTTGAATATAAGAAAACAAATGCTAAAAAACTAGTTAAAAACAGACAAGGTTCTATATTGTCATTCTTTAATGTCCCACAAAAATCTAATTAATCCGAATCAAACATATAATCATTACATACGGTTTTAGCTTCACTATCACTATCACTATCACTATCAATAAACAAAGGTTTTTTATTATCACTAAAATCTAATTTAAGAACTCTAACTACTTTAGGTGGTTTATGATACTTTTCATATTCTGGATGGGTCTTAATATCCTGCGTTCTCCAATATTCAACTTCTTTCCAAAATGCATCAATGACAGGTACATTTTTATCAAACCAATTACGATCCCTCTGAATCCTAACAATGTTAAGCTCCATAGGTTTCCTATTTCCAAGATGATTAGCTGGTATAAATTCTATAAAATCTGCTTTTTCGATATTTAGAATAGCCATATTTAGTTGAACCTGAGGTAAATAATAATGAGGACAAGTTCCATGAACTATTTTTCTACGATAGGGGCATTTAACCTCTAATACAATTAAATCCTCTAATTCTCTCACATCTTCAGCAATACCGTCGGTTGACCCAGCCATCCAATAAACCCCGTCGGGATAATTAATTTTTGAATGATTGTCATCCGGCCTAACAACTGCATTAAAATCTATTAGGCCAAATTCGTGATTAACTTTACCCATGGCTTTACCATAATAATCTATAGCAACGTCTTCAAATTTTTGACCATGTAGTGTAGCTACATTTCCTTCAAAGGGTTTACCAGCTCCACACTTTTTAAATAATAGTTCTACTGGTTTCTGGTAGGGGTTTATTCCTAGTGCTGTGGCTGCATCACTACTGGTTAATTTATCTTTTCTTTGTTCAAACCACTCGGGACTGCGTTGTTCGTGTTGAATAATAGATTTTAAAAATTTTAGTTTATCTTTTGGTCCAAGCATCATGTTAAGGATATTTGTTGTTTATATGTAATGTAATATCTTATCTTTAATATCTTTAAAGTATAATCTTAGATTCACCAATTGTTTTGGTAATATCCCAGTTCTTTGGTTTTTCTACCCATAGTCCGCATTTTTCATACAATCCATTCTTCTTAATATCTAGAATAGACTTACCCACACTTAGTTTTACGAATGGGTCTTCATAGAATTTATCTATTTCGGCTTGATCATAAATTCTACTATCGGATATTCTTTTAGACTGAATACCCTTAACAATAATTGTTATTTTTGATAGATAACATATATACTTCAAATATTCATTAATGTTACTACTTACACTTACGTGATTCATAGCAATTAATAATTGATTTGTTAAAAATGGATTAGAAAAATCCCAAACGTTTGATTCGGGTGCGCAATTATTCAAACTATTAGAATCTAATTGTACATTACTTTCTATTTGAAAGCATGCTATTTTGGGACAATTATAGGCTCTGTAATATTTATAAAGAACTGTATCCCATTCGGGAGATATAATTGTCTTGTCCCAATCCCAACAGACGAAAAAATCTGCTACTCTAAAATAACACCTCCATAAATTGTTGTATTCGTCATTAATACTTGTTTTGGAATCTGGTGGTCCTTGTACTAGACATACTTGTGGTTTTAGAATTATACCGTTAGAATCATAGTTTCCATTTCTTAGATTGTTAATAATAGTTTTGGAAATAGAATCATCGTTTTCTATTTTAAAGGCAAACATAACATTGTTTGGATTTTTAGAATTTCTTAGTATGGATAGGATTGTTGCTTCAAGATAGTACTGATCTGTTTTAGCCACAACTAACAAAAAAGCTGTTTTATAATTAAAATTTTCCGAATTTTCCGATAAGTCTCTTTTGGTCAACATAATATCTGAATCATAAACATTTTGTGCAAATGATGGATGGTAGGCTATTAGTGGAACTGACACCTTTTTAGGTATAATTGATTCCTTAATCCAAACATCAACACTTTTACCAATTTTTTCTTCTTCAGCCAATTTAACAAGTAATTTAGCACCCTGTCTAGTAAGTACATAACTAAATGCTCCAAACCAATCAAAAATATATGGAGACTTAGGGTTTGGTGTTCCAAACAACCCAATTTCCTTATAATTTGATTTGATTACGTGAGACTTTTCCTGTGCCCTAAGTAGTGAAAGACTTGGAGGTTTTGTATGTATAGGAAGACAATCACCCATTCCAAGATATAACAAATCCAAATCAAATGTTTTTATATTTTTCTTAATTTTAAGCCAATGTTTCTTAAATTCATGATGGAATAGTACATCATCCTCTAGCACTACTCCATATGGTTTATCAGATTCCGCAATTAGTTTCCACGTTTTATAATGAGATACAATGGTTGCTGAAATTCTAGGATTGGTATAATCATTATTAGGTTTAAGAACATCCATAGTTTCAAAGCAACCAACACCATCAACGGCCTCAACAAATTCATAGGGATCACTAATTCCCAATTCTTCGAATTTTTGTATAAAACTTGTTTTTCTATCAGATCTGCGAGCTAGGTTAATAACGTAAAACATTTTATTAAACGGTTTTATATTAAATGGTGTTTATTAACGCAATATTAATATAAACTGATTAATAAATGGGTAAAGCACAATCATGTTGTAAATTTGAAATAATTGACAAGTCTGAATGGATAATTATTCCAGGAATATGTTTAGCTGTAGGGGGTTTTGTATTTGCCGTAGTATCTGGACCAGTTGGGTTAGCTGTTGTTACGGGGGTAGTAGTTGTTGCTGGATTGGTTGCTGAATGGAGGGTTAGGGCATTGGGTGTTGCTAAAAAATTAATGGATTCGGTTAATGATCTAAAGGATGAAAATGATAAACTAAAGTTAATGAATGAGGTATTCGAAACTCAGCTTGGGATATTTGGTGATGAAAATGATAAACTAAAGTTAATAAATATTAAGTTTGGTTCTGAAATTGAGAAATTTGAGAATGTTGTTGGTTTGTTGGGTGATAATGTTGAGGATTTGGAATCTGCTAAAACCCAACTATTTGATCTTTATAATAAATATAAGATAGAAAATGATAAACAAGAATCAAATAATTTATTAACTCTTTTTGGGTTGGTTGATAAAAACCAGGATTCTAGATTATCCAAGACGGAGCTTCAGAGAATGCGGGAGTATATTAAAATAGTATACAATGAGGATTTTGATTTTGATATATTAGATTCTGACGATGATGGAGTTGTAAGTTTGAAAGAATTTTTCGAAAAGTTTAGAAATAGAAATAACCATACAATAAATATGGTTTAATAAATATTTAATTCGATTAACCTATTTAATTCGATTAAATAGGCTAATTTAAATATTGTTAGAATATAACAATGGAAACTTATCCTAACAATGATGGTTTAGCAAGTTATCAACTTAACCAAACCCATAAACAACAATTATTTCAGACAGAAAATGAACAACCACCACCCAATATGGAATTTGGACAAACAGCTGGGTGTGTTGGAAGTTATCCTTCTAGTTTTTCCGATGGTCTGAAGCCTCCTAAATATGGATTTGATTATGGTTCTAATATCCAGGATGTACCGACCCTTCAGGAGGGTTTTGGTAATATTTTAGATTACAAAACACAAGAAGAGGGTTTTGGTAATAATACTGTTAATGATCCAACAAATGACTTATTGGATATAAATTCTAGACCTATTACAGATTTTGTCCACAATAATATGGTACCATTTTATGGTTCGGCTGTTAAACAAAATATGGCCGGAACTGGCATTAAATCTGGAAATTATATAGAAGACGTTGATGTAAGTTCTGGATTCGACAATACCACACCATACCAGGATAAATTGAATGTATTTACCGGGTTGGATGATACATATCTATACAAACGTGAATCGGGTCCTAACTTTTCTCCTGCGGAACAACAGTCAGGGTGGGTCCATGGAATGCCAGCTTTTAGACCGGACGATGATCGTTACAAACAAAGTATGTTTATTCGTAATGATTTAGCGCCATGTGAAAAAGAGATGGTTGGTCCTGGGTTGGACATTGGTGCTGATATTCCTGCTAGTGGTGGATTTCATGATTTGACTCGTATTAACCCTAACAATGTTAATGATTATAAGGCTAATCAACTTCTTGGAAGAGTTAATGCTGGTAAATCACAGCTTGGTGGTCAGGAACCAACTTCGTATCCTGGTGTTGGTTTGGGTGGTTCATTAAATGGTGGTGATGATGTTCCTGGTGTTGTTAAAAATAGACCCGATTCATTTTATTCACAAATTCGTAGACCAACTATGACTGCAAAGATTGGTATTATCGAAAATGAAAAATTATCACGTCCTGATTATACTAGTAGTTTTAAGCCAGGTAATGCTAAGAGAGCCCAAACTAATTATGGTTTTGGTTCGTTGGTTATTCCTGGTACCCAAACGGCCGAAAATAATCAATACAATTCAGTCCCCTTTAATAATTTAGTTTAAGAAAGATGTAGTAGAAAATCTTGCTTTGCCAACTTGCAAAGCGGTTTTAGGAGGAGATTGTAGATTATTACAGCTTGTAAAAAATTGTGTAAAAAATAGCAAATTATTTAAAGAATGGGTTTACTGATATTGTAAATGGATTCATTAAATTTAGATATAGTAACACTCATCGAAAAATCACCACTAACCAGACTAGGTGGTGATTATCAAAGTAAATTAGTCAATAAGATTAAGAATATTTTTACGGATACCCAGCAACAACTTTTTGTTAGCAGTTTTTATTGCTATTTGAATTATGACCAAGCTAGCGAAGCTTAGTAAAGCTTAATGATGTATGGAAATGGATCGGATTTGGTAGGATTGATTTGGCAAAAAGACTTTTAGAGAAAAATTTTAAAAAAGATGTAGATTACGTAGTAGAAAATATTTCTCCTCTTCTCGGCGGAAAACTCTCAGTAGGAAGACAAAACGGAGGCCATAATAACAATCCGTACGTTTAAGAAATTTTGTAAAAGATGTAGATTACGTAGTAGAAAAAGTACTTTGCCAACCTGCAAAAAACCCAAACGGCGAAAATAATCAGTCCCCTTTAATAAATGATTATGTTTTATTTAATTTGTTTAATTAACTAAAAAATAATCTTATCACTTGTTAAATAATGAGTGGATACTGCGTAGCATTTGATCCAACCGTTGGAGTTGGTTCACTTGGATCAAATGTACCTCAAACTTTTGTACGATCCGACACGTGGATGAATTTGGATAATAATATTAAATCTAAACAGGATTGTAACAGTCAGCCAATTATAAATGTTGGTTCTCACGTTAAACAGCCCGGTAATATCAATTCCAACTGGTATGTTAATGAAACAGGTAGAGGTGAAATTGGACCTACCATGGTTGAACAAATTGCTCTAAAGGGTAATTCAGTTTGGAATAATCTAAGTTACCTAGACCCTCAGAAAACCACAACTAAGGAAACTACCGAATTTGCCTATGCTGGTAATGCACAGAGGGAGAATGATGGTACTGAATTTTGGACCTATGCGGACAAACTCAAAACCACAACTAGGGAGACGACCGATTTTGCCTATGCTGGTAATGCACAGAGGGAGAATGATGGTACTGAATTTTGGACCTATACGGACAAACTCAAAACCACATCTCGAGAAACGACCGATTTTGCTTATGCTGGTAATGTAGCAAGGGGTGATTTGGCTGTAAGTAATTATAATCAATATACTGGTTACAAGGGAAGTGATGGAAAGACTACGGGTGGTGCTGATACTTATTCTATTCGTGGAGAAACTTTGGTTAAAAATTGGGTTGCTGGGGCTGGAAGACAGAATTTGTTGGCTGAGGCTGAGGATCGTATGGGTAAAATAGATTTTGGTACATTTGGTTCGGATCAAAATGTGAATGGTCCTGGTACTATTGACCAGGCTTTGCCCGATGCTGGTAGGTATCAGAATGATTATTTCATTGGTGATTTGCGTATAAGTCCAAATAAGCTTGTTGGTGTTGACGATCGTCAAATTGCTGGTTACCAGATTGAACAGTTGCAGCAGAATCCGCTTTCTATATTTACTATTAATCCTGATGCTGCCATACCAGGATTTGGAACTAACAGTCAGCCTGATAATTATAGTACCATGAAGCAAAAGAATCTAAGAGAATTGAGACAGCCTGCTGTAAAGTATGAGGGAATGGAAAAGAGTATTCAGGGTATGGATAAGAGTATTCCTGTGTATCCTAATAAAAGTGGTAATGAGACGATTAATAGTAATGCTTCGGTTGTATATAATCAAAGTATAAATGATTCTACGACCAATCCATTTCTTGTCCAAGAACAGGAACTTAATAATCAGCCTACAATTAGTAATAAATCATATGGTGATAGTTATCCGCATACGTGGAATAGCCAGGGTGTATCGAAACAAAATAGTAGAATTAGTTTGGGTGGTGGAAATGAACCTTCGGTGTATGGTAATTTATATAATTCTGTGCATATAGAACCTGGTGTTGCACAAGGGATAAGTAACAATAGATTACAAAAACAACAAGATGATATTAATTCCAACTCGGATGTATGTGAAGGTAATCCACAATTAAGTTTTGCTACGAATATGTTGGTATTGCCTAATATGAATTAACCATACTGAATTTTATATATTTATGTTATTCGTATTATAATATGAATTTTATTATTTTTGTATAAGTTCACATTAAAACACAAAACTACGGATACATAGTTTAAATAAATAAAGTTATCCAATAAAATAATTACATTAACAATCCATTTAATCGGTTACATATTATTAATAAAAACTATTCATTTATTAATAATGAAGAACACGATAGCATACCTCGAAATTCCCAAAAGTCCCAAAGATAGTATTCTTAGATACTTTGTAGCTCTTATAGTTTTGGTTATTTTGTCCTACATTCAAAATAGGAAGCTTTATCTTTTAAGCAATTTATTTTTAGCGATTTTATTATCACTTATTCATACAGATAGATTAGATTACACTATATTATATTCTTCCATAATTGGGTTAGGTATATTTGGTTATCATAATTTTAGATTATATGGACCTAAAATATCAGAACCATATAAATTTACAGGTTATGGTGTAGTCATTAGTATTATTGCTGGGTTGTGTGCTCATTGGGCTTCTGTGTATTCTATGGAAGATACAATTTAATTAAATTTTTGGCAATGGTAATTTTTGGCAATTAATAGAATCACTCATTTGTTCATAATATTTACCGCTATAACAAACAGTAGGTTTTACGGGATCTATACTTGGTATAAAACAATCTTCTCGGTTCATACAGTTCGTATTATATACATCAAACAATCCCGAATTATCATATTCTAAAGCACCACCCTCTAAATAACCTTTATATTCTACATTATCTATTAATATATTACCCGAATCACATGTAGTAATTCTTCTGTCGGTTGAATTACATACACTAATTGCTGGTGTCGCGGTTTCCATTATTGATTTGATATTTTTATTTTCGGTTGTTGTGTTTTTGGTTGTTGTGTTTCTTATAAAATACATTAGACTTATCAATATTAAGCTTATTATAATTATAATACTATTAAATATATCCATTATAGTTAACAAATATTATAAAATAGAACAATCTTTAACTTCCCATTGTTGAGAAATATCGTTATTATCGCATTCAGTCATTATTACATCGGTCCCTTTTTCTTTTAAACATTTTTTGTCTGTATTCTGAATTAGATAAGTATCTGGTTTATTTTTAATGGGTATGAATAGATGGGGATTTACACTCCACCCACAATCATCAAAACCTTTATAATACTTATTAGAACGTAAACATTTACCATCTTTCCTAACTATTGTTTTATAAGCAGTTATATTATTTATACCTTTAAATGATATATCCACATTATTTGTTTTAACATTAAATAAATCATTTTGTTCTCCAAAAAAAGGAAATTTATCCTCTAAAGTAAATGAATCCGTAAGCAATTTATTATTTCCTTTATTCACAATATAACGATCATTATAATTAGGTGATGTCTGTTCAACACCGGATATTTCCCAATGTTGATTTTGATCATTTGCATTACATTCGGAAAATGTTACAGTGTTATTACCGACCTTTGTTAAACAAATTTTGTCTGTATTTTGAATCAAGTAAGTATTTGGATTCTCGAAAACCGGAAGTAATAGGTGGGGGTTGTCCAGATATCCACAATCACCAAACCCCTTATCATTTGTTCTTGAATACAAACATTTACCATCGGTTCTTCTAATTATTTTTTTATAAATACTTGAATCTGTTATCCCTTTAGACGAAAGATCAATATCATTTGGTAGTATCTCATATTTATCAAATTCGTTATTATTCACAGTAGCATATTTATCAGTTAATTTAAATGAATTATTTAATAGTTGTCTACCTTGTTTGGAAATAATATAACTCTGTGTGTAATTGGGTACATTATCCGGACTGGTTGTTACGTAAACATATGGCAATGGTTCCGCCAAAGGTCCCCCAGAAAGTTCCTTACCTGAATTACTTGGATTATAATCTTCACCTTTGTTATAAATTTTTAAATTGTCTGTATTGGTTGATTGTATATTGTTGTTTATACATGGTCCAGAACTAGAATTACATGAATTGCATGTTACTGTATCGAATGAATTTGTACACTCTACACAATTACTAACATTACTACATTTAATTTTTTCTAATATCCTGAATCCATTAGAATCTAGACCAATGGAGTTGTTTTTGTTGCAATTTTTACAGTTGTTGCAAGAGTATTGATATTCTTTATCGTCATTTAATTCCCAAAAACAATCTGTACAATCTTCACAATTTTTAAGATCTGAAATAGTTGGTGGTTGCGTTTTTTGGCATGTTTCGTCTCCTATGGGACAATAATCAGTTTGTACTGTATCGGCTTCAAATTGTATTATACTGTGTGATTGTGTATAACCTACTACTTCATCACCGACTACTAATTTATCCCATTTCCAAAGTTTTGGTAAACAACGTTTACTACATTCTATTTGAGAAGCATTACATTCATAAGCACATTTGTATTCATTTTCTCCATGATGATCAGAATCTATTTTACAATTATTATCTAATTCTAATTTACTAATATTTCTAATATTTTCACCTTTTGGTAGAGCTGTTAAATTATCACACACCCATCTAACACCCGGATATTCAACCAATTGTTCTTCACATACACCTTCACACTGTTCTTCTCCAATACAAGTTAATGAATATACACAAGAAGGACAACATGTTCTAGAATCATTGGTCGGGTTGTATTTATAAGGAGTTACACATATACCCCCAACTGGATTATAAGGATAAGCACACACACAACTATTTGGATCAGTATCAGTATTACATTCAACCCTTCTTTGATTATTAACACTACGGTTTCCCAAATCTTCTCCTCCACATGTACCAGAATTCCCACCCCTCCAAGCTGCACAATCTCCGCAACTACAGTCTAATCCATATCCTAGATCATTAGAACCGGACAGTTTTTTATCGCTATTAAATCTACCTTTATTGATCCAATTTTCTAACCATTTTGGTTCATTTTTAATAGATTGTATGTTTACTTTGTTGTTGTTATCGACTACTTTTATCACTGTTTCATCATCTGATTTTACGGTAATTATTTTATCCTTTATTAAATCGAATAATTTTGTTAAGCTATCTTTTTCGGTTGAAAAATAAATACATTTTTTTAAATCATCATCATATATGGTATCCTTTCCGCAATATGTCGCCCCATAGTCGAATGTTTGTGTTTTATATGTTTCTATTTTGTTACAAAAATTAATAATTAGATAAATTAATAATCCCATTAAACAAAGTATTATTATCAAAGTAATTAATTTATTATCAAAAACAATCATGTATTATGTATTGTAAATATAATAATATTTTACATTTCATTTTTATAATCACATGTTTTAATACATCTGGCAACTGAATTTTTATACCCATCTCCCCAACCAATTTTACCATTAATTTGTTCTATTATCCATTGCTGTGTAGTATCATTTATATTACATTCGGTTACTATTATTTCTGTACCTGATTGTTTTAAACACTTCTTTTCTGTATTTTGTATTTGAACAATATCTGGGTTATTGTTAATGGGTATAAATAGTTGGGGGTTATCAAAAGATCCACACGTACTGAATCCTTTATTTGACTTATTAGAATATAAACATTTATTATCGAAAACACTTGTAATTAATTTATAATCATTTGAATTATTTATTCCCATATTCTTGAGATCTATATTATTATTTTTAATATTATACATATTATTGTTATCATCTATTGGTAGAAATGAATAACCAATTTTTTTACCACTTTCTTTATTCTTAATTATATATTTATTGGGTATAGTTGTTGTTGGTATAGATTCATTTAATTTATTTAATTTATTTGATTTATTTATAATATTACTTTTGTTACTTAAAATTATTGCAACTACTACAACTGCTACTATTAATAATACAATTACTAAACAATCCATTATATATAATAAAAATATTATTATACAGCTTTTATTAAAGTAAAATAAGCAGCATTACCTTCACCCATATCGGAATCAATAAACCCATCATTATCATTAATACTTATCTTAAAATATTCACCCCTCCCGTGAATTTTAAATTGGAATTGCCCGGCATATTCTGCATCAGTATCACCATCACATTCTAAACGATTGGCAGATAATTCACTAAAATAGTATACTCTGTTACCATTTTCTCTATTCCTAATTATAATTTTACCAGTCTCTGATTCTGTTATCATAAACATAGACTTGTAATCAGCTAGAAAACTAAGACGAATTTCATTTCCACTTTCAAGACGCCAATACAACTGACTATTTCTCTCTTTAAAATAATAATAGCCTGAACAAGCATTCATAAAATTAATATAACATGCTTGTGAAATAATAGGTTCTGGAAAAAATGGAATAACTGGTGGTATATAATCATATTCTCCATATAATGTATTATCACAAGTTTTTTTCTTAGAATCATCTCCACAGTATGATTGTCTGGAATTTGGGTCATAACCTTTTTGATTTTCAGATTGGTCATATGGATCACCGCCATGATTATATATCTTTGAATCTAAATTGTAATCAATAGAGGTCCCTCTATCTACGTATGGATCAAGTGTATAGACTTTACAACCATCATTAATCGATGCTGCACCCCCACATGTGTCACATTCGTTAAAGCTTTTACCTATATCAAGTTCTTGTATTGCATTTTTACACGTATTACAATCTACCATATTTTTACAAACTATGTTTTCCCAACCTTTCACAACCTTTTCTTGATCCAGTATGCATTGTTTACACGAACCACAATTATAACGAATATCTTTAAACCCATTATTATTATCATATCCAGAATATGTATATGTACATTCTGTACATTCTGTACAATTATTGAATTGGGTGAAACTGGTAGACTCGTTTAATTTTGTTTGGCATGTGTTTTTTGGACATATCCTTAATTCTATATCGGAATCTAAATATCTCATTAGTTCATCACTTTGGTAATATCCTCCAGTATACCTAAACTTAGAAGTATCAGATAATTTCTCGAAAACCGGATACCATCTCCACAACTTTGGCAAACAACGTTTACTACAATCTACTTGACTATCAACTGTTTGGTCATTATCAAACACACCATTTGTATCCCCACATTTTAATGCACATTCGTATTCATTTTCTCCTGATGCTGTATTAGTATCTTCGGGACATAAAGAACTGAAAGTTGTTGAACTGTCTGGTTTAACTAATATGTATTCTTGTCTTTTCATAGCATTTACGTGATTTGGGTGGTAACACTCTTCTGTACTATTTATATCACTACATAAAGTATCAATCTTAACAACTTTATTATTTGTTAAATTGGGTTTATATTTAATCCACCCTGGTAATTCTACAACGGCTTCAGCACATTCTATGTTGGAATCACACATAACACCACCAGAACAACCACCCAATTTATCTGGACTTGTAAATGCACATCCAGGACAACAGCGTTTATTATCTCTGGTTCCGTCCATTACATATGGGCTTACGCATAATCCATTAACAGCACAATGACCATATGAACATTCACATTTATCTTCACTGTATATATATTGTTCACCATAATCTATATTACAAAATACCCTTCCACCACCAATGTCATCATTATTACAGTCACTTAGATTACCTCCTCTCCACCCAGCACAATCACCACATACACATGGAGCATTACAATTATTCCCATTAATGTTACATATGCCATCTGATATTGTTTTTTGGCAACTATAAGCACTATTATCAGTCCATTCATAAAACCATTTTGGAACTTCAACAATTTCATCTGCGGTTATATTTGGTGTAAACACTATATCACCACCTATTTGTCTAATTAATTTATTTTCAATTAATTTATTCCCCATGTAGGTTGTGTCTGGAACACATTCTTGATATTCGGCTTTTGTACCAGTTCCACACAAATTTTCTAATTGTTCTTGATTTATATTTGGTCTATCACCGACGTTGGAGAAATTTTCTGATTTAAATATAAATGTCATAACAATAACAATAATAATAATAAACCCCAATACAATAAATATATTATCCATTATAGTTAACAACTATTTTAATTTTATTAATTATAAAATAGAACAATTCGTAACTTCCCATTGTTGATTATTATTATTTACATCACACTGTCTTGGTTGTATTACTGTTGTACTTACTTTTTCCAAACAACTTTTGCTAGTGTTTTGGATCAAAAAATTATTTGGTTTATTTAAAACAGGTATGAATAGATGTGGGTTATCCCAATTTCCACAATCAAAAAACCCCTTTTTATCACTACTCGAATATAAACATTTACCATCACTCCTAACTATATTTTTATAAGCAGTAGGATCTTCTACTAGTCCACCAGAATAACTATTAGTTACTATATTAAATTTATCATTATCATTACCATTATTACTATACTTTTCTAGAGTAAATAAATTCGTAAGTGTTTCATCATTTGTCCCCTTATTCATAATTAACATACTACTATAATTAGGTGATTTCTGTTCAACACCAGATATTTCCCAATGCTGATTAATATCATTTACATTACACTCTGAAAATGATACCGTGTTATTACCGACCTTTGTTAAACAAGTTTTGTCTATATTTTGAATCAAATAAGTATCTTGTTGATTTTGAATGCGTATAAATAGAAGCGGGCTATTATAGTATCCGTTATCATAAGTTGCACATTTACCAAACCCATAACCATTATTTGATGAATACAAACATAGACCATCATTTCTAATTATTTTTTTATAAATAGTTGAATCTTCTATTCCTTTATACCAAAGATTAACATCATTAGCTACTATATCAAATCTATCAAATCTATTATTATTCAAAGTATCATATTTATTAGTCAATGAAAAAGAATTATTAAACAATTGTCTACCTTGTTTGGAAATAATATAAATTTGACTATAATTTGGAACCTTTTCAGGAGGAGGACTTGTTGTTGGAGCACTTGTTGTTGGAGCACTTGTTGTTGGAGCACTTGTTGTTGGTGCACTTGTAGTATAAGGTGGGTTTGTTGTTGGTGCACTTGTTGTTGGTGCACTTGTTGTTGGAGCACTTGTTGTTGGTGCACTTGTAGTATAAGGTGGGTTTGTTGTTGTTGGTGCACTTGTTGTTGGTGCACTTGTTGTTGGAGCACTTGTAGTATAAGGTGGGTTAGTTGTTGGTGCACTTGTAGTATAAGGTGGGTTTGTTGTTGGTGCACTTGTTGTATAAGGTGGGTTAGTTGTTGGTGCACTTGTAGTATAAGGTGGGTTCGTTGTTGGTGCACTTGTTGTATAAGGTGGGTTAGTTGTTGGTGCACTTGTTGTGTAGGGTGCACTTGTTGTTGGTGCACTTGTAGTATAAGGTGCACTTGTTGTGTAGGGAGCACTTGTAGTATAAGGTGCACTTGTTGTTGGTGCACTTGTTGTGTAGGGTGGGTTAGTTGTGTAAGGGTATGGTGTTTGTGTTGGTTCGCTTGTTGGTGCACTTGTAGTATAAGGTGGGTTCGTTGTTGGTGCACTTGTTGTATAAGGTGGGTTCGTTGTTGGTGCACTTGTTGTATAAGGTGGGTTCGTTGTTGGTGCACTTGTTGTATAAGGTGGGTTCGTTGTTGGTGCACTTGTTGTGTAAGGTGGGTTAGTTGTTGGTGCACTTGTAGTGTAAGGTGCACTTGTTGTTGGTGCACTTGTAGTATAAGGTGCACTTGTTGTATAAGGTGGGTTCGTTGTTGGTGCACTTGTAGTATAAGGTGGGTTCGTTGTTGGTGCACTTGTAGTATAAGGTGGGTTAGTTGTTGGTGCACTTGTTGTGTAGGGTGCACTTGTTGTGTAGGGTGCACTTGTTGTGTAAGGTGCACTTGTTGTGTAGGGTGCGCTTGTTGTGTAGGGTGCACTTGTAGTATAAGGTGCACTTGTTGTGTAGGGAGCACTTGTTGTGTAGGGTGCACTTGTTGTATAAGGTGCACTTGTTGTGTAAGGTGCACTTGTTGTATAAGGTGCACTTGTTGTGTAGGGTGCACTTGTTGTATAAGGTGCACTTGTTGTGTAAGGTGCACTTGTTGTATAAGGTGCACTTGTTGTTGGTTCGTCTGTTGTGTAAGGGTATGGTGTTTGCGTTTCTGTTTGAGAGTTTGTATTGTCTGTATTATTTGTATTTCCTGTTGTTGGTGCACTTGTTGTTGGTGCGCTTGTCGGTGGTTCTTTTGGTATACTAGTTATTTCGATAATTGCTATAACAATTCCTGCAATTACTGCAAGTACTACAAGTGCTGCAAGTACTGCAAGTACTGCAATTAATACTTCTTTTTTACTTAACATCTATTTATAAAAGGATATATATTATTTTTGAATAAGTTATTTTTATTGTCTGTATTATTTGTATTTCCTGTTGTTGGTGCACTTGTTGTTGGTGCACTTGTTGTTGGTGCGCTTGTCGGTGGTTCTTTTGGTATATGAGTTATTTTGATAATTGCTATAACAATTCCTACACTTACTGCAAGTGCTGCAAGTACTCCAATTACTGCAATTAATACTTCTTTTTTACTTAACATCATCTGTTTATAAAAGGATATATATTATTTTTGAATAAGTTATTTTTATTTAGTAAATTAGCAAAAATAAAAATAGCTTAAGATATGAATTGTCCAAATGGTATAAAACTATACAATATGAATATTAATAACAGTAACCAATATGCCTCGGACGAAGTAAGGCAAACTTGTTATAATTTATGTTTAGATAAATTGGAGAAATACAACGTCGGAGATGGTTCAATCGATGACGAAGAAATGTTGGAAGATATGGCTTTTAAAATAGAGGAGGCCGCGTATAATAAATGTCCAATTACTAAATATTACAAGCCACAGATTAGAATTATTCTAGCTAATATGTCCCATACAAAAAATGCTCCTTTGGTAAGACAAAGATTGTATACTAAAGAATGGACCCCAGAAACATATGGAGCTATGACCTCTGATGAAATGTATCCCGAAAGAGTACAGGAAGAACTTGAAGAAGAACTTGAGAAAGCAAGAATTATTAAATATTTCAAGGATAAGAAGCTTGAAAATGATAGTATGTATACGTGCGGAAAATGTAAGAGTAAAAAAATCGAACACGTACAGGTTCAAACTCGTTCTGCCGACGAACCTATGACTGTAAAAGCATGTTGCTTGATGTGTGGAAACCGGTGGAGAATGTAAAAATTAATTAAAATATTATCCTTAGGGATTATTTTTATTTTTTACCTGCGGCGGCGGGGGTTTAATGGGTTCCTCCATCTTGGGGATTACCTCCATTGTTTGGTACCGTTGGGGGAGTGGAGTGTCTGGGCACAAGCCTTACAACACGAGGACTATTTGTATTTTGCCCCGTTGGGCGGCTGGGTAGCAGAGGTGGTGGTTGTTCATCATCATCCGCACCGAATGAAAACGATACTTTACTTCTTTTTGATTTCTTGGATTTCTTGGATTTCTTGGATTTCTTGGATTTCTTGGATTTCTTGGATTTCTTGGATTTCTTGGATTTCTTTGACTTTTTGGATTTCTTTGACTTTTTGGATTTCTTTGATTTCTTTTTGGACTTGTTTGACTTGTATCCGAAATACCAATAAGGTAGTGGTGGGATAAGATTATTTATGCCACCATCACCACCTGGTGTATTACCTGGTCCAACTTCTGAAGAAAATCCTCCTAAAGATGGGAATGCTACTGGATTATATCTTCCAAAGCTCCGCCGTCTTCCAAATCTCCTAGGTAACAACTCGTTAATATTGGTGTTGTAGAAATATCCCGCTCTGTTAATCATTCCAACTGGTGGTCCTGCGGCTGGTGAATCTCCTAATCCTTTACTGTAGTTCATTTATAATATGTAAATATTTTATTAATTAATTAATTCCTAAAGTTTTTTTTGTACATTAGATCTAGTTTCATGCTTTCTGTGGATAATAGATTACCGAATGCAATCATGAATCCTATGACAAGTGCTATACCAGTAATTGATTTTAGAGAAGAGTATCTCTCTTCAATAGAATCCATATGTCAATACCAAAGAATTTAAAATAGATTTAAAAACAATTTGTTTAGTATTAATAATGAAAGATTTAATAGGGTTTCATAATATAGGTAATAGTTGTTATTTGAATAGTGCACTACAGTCACTTTTATCGTGTAATGAATTTAGGGAGTGTGTTTTAACAAAAAATGAAAAAAATGTCCCATTTTTGGAGATACTTCGTGAAATAATCTATAAGCGAAATAATCCAGATACTATTATATCAAACCCAATATTAATTAAACAAATGTTATCGGATCATAGTTCATTTTTCAGTAATATGAATCAACAAGATTGTCATGAATGTTTGATAACAATAATAGATATAATTCACGAAAATACAAAAACAAATGATCCTGAATATGTAAAGATTTTAGGTGTCAACAATAGAATATTGAAGAATAATCCCAATATTAAGGAAATTTCTAATAAACAATGGAAAGAAAATATACAAAAAAATGGTATATCTTTTACTAATTATCTATTCTCTGGACAATTAAGATCTAGTTTGATTTGTAAAGTATGTAAACATGAACGAAGTAATTTTGAGATTATAAATAATATAAGTCTTAGTCTACCGAATTCTGATAAAATCGATATAATAGATTGTTTCATAGACTATTTTGGAACTGAAACGCTTGATAATTCTAATTCTGTTGAATGTGAAAAATGTGAAATAAAAACAAAACATGAAAAATCATTATCTCTACATAGATTTCCAAAAATATTATTAATTCATTTTAAAAGATATACCCAACAATCTAATGGTAATTATACTCGAAATAATTGTTTAGTAGACTTTAGTCCTGAAATAATTTTTAAAGAAAAAACTATTAAATCAAAATTGGCTTATGATCTTCAGTGTGTTGTTAATCATTTTGGAATGACACCAGTTGGTGGGCATTACACAAGTATTGTTAAATATTCTGGTGAAGAATATGATTGGACGCATATAGATGATAGTAATATTTATAAATTTGATGAAGATAATTTAGTAACTGCTGCTGCCTATATACTCGTTTACAAATTGAAAGATTATTGAAAGCATTTAAAAACATGATTATTATTAATAATAAACAAGTATAATGCAGGTAATTAAGCGTAACGGAAGTCATGTTAATGTTCGTTTCGACGAAATTACGGATAGGATTAGTTCTATGTGTAATGAATTGACAACACTTGATCCGGCCAAAATTTCTCAAGAAGTTGGTAGTAGGGTGATAGATGGTATCACTACTAGTGAACTAGATCAGTTGACTGGGAAACTTTGTGCTAGTAAAATTACTATCCATCCAGAATATGGTGTTTTGGCATCTCGTCTTGTAATTGACGATCATCAGAAAAATAGTGATCGTAATTTTTCGGATGTTTGTCGTAATTTGTATTATAATAAGGACCAGTTGGAAGAACATTGTCCACTAATCAATAATGAGGTTTTCGAAATTTCTAAAAATTATAACAAGGAACTAAGTGAAATAATCGATCATAATCGTGATTATCTAATTGATTATTTCGGATTTAAGACATTGGAGCGTAGTTATTTGCTTAAAATTGATGATAAGTGTGTTGAAACACCCCAACATATGTGGATGCGTGTATCTTTGGGTATCCACGGCAATAATATTATCAAGGTTAAAGAGACGTACGATCTTATGAGCAAAAAATACTTTACCCACGCTACACCTACTCTTTTTAATGCTGGAACTATTAATCAACAATTCGCTTCATGTTTTCTATTGGGGACAGATGATAGTGTTGATGGAATATTTAAAACTATTACGGATTGCGCAAAAATTTCTAAATGGTCTGGTGGGATTGGTGTTCATATTTCTAATGTTCGAGGGAAGGGTTCTTATATTCGTAAAACGGCCGGTTATTCTGATGGAATTGTACCAATGCTAAAAACCTACAATGCTACAGCCAGGTATATTAATCAGGGTGGTAAACGTAGTGGTTCGTTTGCTATGTATATTGAACCATGGCATAAAGATATCTTGGATTTTCTTGAATGTAAGAAAAATCACGGTGCTATGGACCAGCGTGCTCTTGATTTGTTTTATGCTCTATGGATTCCAGATTTGTTTATGAAAAGGGTTAAGGATGCTGATAAATGGTCATTGATGTGTCCTTCTGAGTGTCCTGGTCTACATGATGTGTATGGTGATGAATTTGAAGAATTGTATTGTAAATATGAAAATGACCCTAAGTATAAAAAAACCGTTGTTGAAGCTCGTGTTGTTTGGGAACATATCATTAATAGTCAGATTGAGACTGGTACACCTTATATGTGCTATAAGGATTCTATTAATAAAAAAAATAATCAGTCTAATATTGGAATTATTAAATCGTCCAATCTTTGTAGTGAAATTATGGAATATAGTGATAGTAAAGAGCATGCTGTTTGTAATCTTGCATCTATTGCATTGCCCCAGTTTGTAGAATTTGATGAAAATGATGTTCCGTCATTCAATCACGATAAATTAATTAAGGTTGCAAGAGTTATAACTTACAATCTTAACCAAATTATTGATCGTAATTTTTACCCTACACCGGAGACTAAATTGAGTAATCTCAAGCATAGACCTATTGGTGTTGGTGTTCAAGGATTGGCGGATACTTATAATAGAATGAGAATGCCTTTTGATTCGGATGAGGCAGCTGAATTGAATAAGCTTATTTTTGAAACCATTTATTATGGGTGTGTTACGGAGTCAATCGATATTGCTAAAATAGATGGACCTTATTCAACATTTGAAGGTAGTCCATTCAGTAAAGGTATTCTTCAATTTGATATGTGGGTTGACGATTTTAAGGGTAATTATGATTGGGATAGTGTTCGTTCGGATATTAAAAAATATGGCATTCGTAATAGTTTGTTAACTGCCTTAATGCCTACCGCAAGTACTTCACAAATCCTAGGATTTAATGAATGTTTTGAACCAAGAACTAGTAATATCTATGTCCGTAGAACTTTGGCTGGAGAATTTCAGGTAGTTAATAATTATATGGTCAATGACCTAATTAAATTGGGGTTGTGGGATAATACTATGAGAAATGAGATTATTATGAACAAGGGTTCAATTCAACATATAAATAATATTCCAGACCACATTAAAAATCTATATAAAACAGTTTGGGAAATTAAACAAAAAGTACTAATAGATCAGTCTGCAGACAGAGCTTTGTTTGTGGATCAATCACAGAGTTTGAACCTATTCTTCGATGTGCCAAAATATCAGTTGCTTACTAAGGCACATTTCTATGGTTGGGAAAAGGGTCTAAAAACAGGATCATACTATATTAGGTCTAATTCATCAGTAGATGCTAAAAGTACTATTAGGCATGAAAATAAAGATACCGACCCCAATGTAGTAGGTGATGAAAACGAATGTTTGAATTGTTCATCCTAATTACTTTTACGACGTTTGGTTGATTTACGACTTTTACGACGTTTGGTTGATTTACGACTTTTACGACGTTTGATTGATTTACGACTTTTACGACGTTTGATTGATTTACGACTTTTACGACGTTTGATTGATTTACGACTTTTGCCAAACTTGTTTGTTTTTTTTATATTTTTTATTGATTCGTCAAAATCTTTAAACATATCTTTAACATCGTTAATTTTTGTGGGTGGGGTGTATTTTTTATTGAATATTGATTTGAAATTTGGGATTTTGTAAAACGATTTTAATAGATTTTCTGATATAGAATCAGGTGTTATCATATTATTAACAGGGGTTTTGTATGATTGTTGTTGGTATGGTTGTTGGTATGTTGATTCCATCGCTACTTTTGCATATCCAAAATTACTATTATTGTTATCTTTGTTAACAAATCGACAATTTATAACACGCATTAATTCTGAAATACTTTTAAAATTCATCTTGATATCATAATTTATGTGTTCGTAATAATGATTCAAAGTTCTTAATATAATTGATTCAAACTTAGATCCTTTAATACACTTGTCTATATATTTTTTAATTTCATTAATTTGTTCTATAGGATTTTTAAATATAGCATTAATATTTATTAAAAATTCCTCATTTGATTCGGCACTTTTTAGTTTTGTATGTTCATTTTCTGTATAAATTGAAACTGCAGATATATATAACAATAATGTTAATAATATTATATAAATCTCCTTATATTGTGGGGTATTATTAACATCATCAACATCACGAAGATTACGACAAAAGTCTGCTCCAAAATCTATCATTTTTATATATTCTACATAATCATGACTATATTTTGCTACAAAATTTTCAAACTTTATGTCTAAACATAACATATCGAAATTATTTATCATAAATATAATAATATTATTGACATTGTTTATTACGTTCATTAACATATCGTCATCATTTGTCGGATCCCTTAACAAAGTTTTTACATCACTTGCGTATAATTTCATTACATATACTTGTACGAATTTCCTATCATATTGAATTTGAAATATTTCGTATATTTTTGCTCCAAAACCGGACTCAAACGCACCCATGGTAAATAAAATTTCACTATTATTCTTTTTTGTATTATCGGGATTAATTGGGATTGGTTTACTACTAATTCTAATAGCAACATCACGTTGTTTTAATTTATTTCTAATTATAACTTTTGCTTTAATTAGAGTATTAGAGGACCCATTTCCTATAACTTTTATATTGTCATCACCTTCTACTACTAACTCATGGTCTTTAGAACATTTGTTAAAATTATCTAGTATAAATTCTACTGGGGATGATCCCCAACCTTCAGGTTTATCTTTTAACACATAATTAATGTTAATATTATTTAATACATTTAATTCTTGTCTATTTAAAAATTCTTGTAAATTAACCATTGTTATATATATATATATATAAAATATTTTTTATTTTTTATTTTTTATTTTTTATTTTTTTCTGCAATTACTTTAAGTTTTTCTAAGTTATTATTTTTTGTTAGTCCTGGAAAATATTTTGAATTATCGTTAATAAATTTATAAAATTTTGGAATATCGTTTTTCAATTCTAAAGCTTGCATAGTAATTTTCATATGGAATAGCAATTTATCGTTTATTTCACCACCGTCTTTTTCCATGTTTTATTTTATCACTTTATAATTCTAATGTATTATGAACGATTTATTATTTTAGTAAATTGAATTTGCCGTAACGAATGAATCATCGTTTCCGTTATCGGCTATTCCAGCGTATAATCCTGGGTTGTCGTGTTCGTATGTTTCTATTTTGAAAATCAATCCAATATTTCTTTTTTGTCTTTTAAAGAGTCTAGGATCTAGTGGATCAAAAACATCCTGAACTTTTGACTTTCTAAATATATTATTTGTAAATTCTTCAACATAGTTGGCATATGGTTCCACTAAGCTATTATATTTTTGTTTAATTGTCACAGCTTTTCTGTATTGTAACATTTTCTCTAATGGAATTGGTATTCCATCAAAAGATGTAAAACTCAATGTTACTTTTTGTAAAGATTCATCCGATGGTAGAAACCTATTATCCCAATATAATTGAGAGCTTGCCAACAATGATTCAACCGATTCTACATATTCTCTTGTACCTGTATTTGTTCCCAAATTTAGTCTTATAGGGCAATTAAATATGGCTGTTGAGTTTGTTTGATTACTAGATTGAACTCTTTGATTTCTTTGTGCTTGAAATATAGTAATTAGTAGATTTGTGTCGGGTAGTTCTGTAACAATCCAATTTCTATAGGAAAACATTTGATTTTTAAAATCTCCATTTCGGGTTCCCGAATCATACCATGCGGTCTGTCTGGTTATTTTTGGTGTTCCGTCGTCACCCGTATATGTAGCATCCGCACCACTAGCTGTTGTATTTGTTGCTGTGTTTGCATATTGTGGGCCTGCTGCTATAGCATCATCAAACTGACCTGTACCACCATCAATAACTTCCGTAGTAACCCAAGATCCTCCACCTGGTGTTGCGTCGTAACCATCAACGGGTATTCCGCGTGGGTCTGGTCCTTGACCACCAGCATTAAGGAATTTTTCTGTATATGTTGAATCATTACCTAAATTATTTACCCTGAGTGCACCAAACCCGTTGCTGCTTAGTCTCATTGCATTTGTAATATTTGGATTTGTTGAATCAAGAACATTACCAAATGTAACATAACTGAAATATGTTAAATCTATGCCATAAGAAACATCTGTTGGTATACATCTTGCATTTACCCAAGATTTAACAATACTTACACCGAATAAATTATTAAGATCTCCATTTAAATATAAATCTTGTACAGTATCTCTTAGTCCCATACGTTGAAACCGGTCACCGGGCGATCCGTACGGTCCCCATACATTACCTCTATAATATGGGAATGGTACGGGTGAATCTGTTCGTGTTACTGTTGGGTCTGCTCCATCGCTTGTTCCGGGTTGATAGTTCATGCCTAGTCCTGGTCCTGGTAAAAATCTTTGAAAGTCACCATAGCCGTAATATTCCAGAGGATCAAAAGAAGAATCAACAATTAGGGCATTGACTATAAGATCTACGTAATCTACGCCTCTGTATGTTTGGTCTTGGGCTATGGTCAATAACAATATAACTCTCATTAGGGAAGTAATATTATTATTTACTAGATGATCTTCGCTAAGTCTATATGTCCAATCATTAAGATCATATAAACCATAACCTGAAAGAATAAGGTAGAATAATCCTGTTTGGTCGGTGACTGTGAATGTATCAGTTGTGTAGGTGGGGACTGTTTGTTGTGGGTAAGGTTGTAGTTGATGTGTAGCACCACCAACTGTTGGATTCCACAATCTTAGTGGTGGTGGTGTGTTGTTATTTGGTATAGCGAAAGGACTATCGAAATATGTTCTGAATAATTGTAGAGGTGTTGAATAAAACCCTATTGCATTTTCTGTTAGGAAATTTTCTTCTTGTGGAATATAGGATGCCCAAGATATAGGAATCCCTGCTGGAATATTAGTTAAAGTCATATTATTTGTACCTACTGCACCTGATGCTGCCATAGTTATAACATAGGTTAGTCCTGCATTTACCGTCCCTTCGCTTACTACTACATAGTAATTGTTTGCTACTTCGGATGGTGTTGTGTCTGGTAAATCGCTTGCTCGTACTAAGCTACCAACGCCTAAAACTATTTTTGCAACGTATATACCATTTTCATCAGCCGATGTTTGATTCTTAATTAGTATTCTATCATTTTCAATAATAACAACTCCATCGACTGTATCACCAACTTCAAAATCTGTGGCTAGTGTACCATTAGCTGTTGTTGCAATTCTTACTGTTGGACACGGAGGTACACTTCCTTCTACAAATTGTGAAAAACTAACGAAATCTGGAAGATAAGTAACAAGTGGTATAATATCTCTTGGTATTACTGTATGTACTAATGATATGGATCTTAATGATTTTAGTGTCTTGGGTAGATATATGGTCATTTCATTACCTACAATAATATTAGCATTGTTCTTAACTACTGGGAATCCTGGGTCGGCCGGTCTTATTACAATACCCGAACCAAGATAATTACCACTGCTACTAACACCAATTAATTCAAATGTTGATGGTGCTGGACTAGTATTAACAATAACATTTGTAATTTCCCATGTTCCGTTAACAGATTTATTACCCTGAACACTGTGAATAGTAACTTTATCACCAGCTTTTAAAATTGTGGTAAGTGATGAGGGCGAAAAAAATGTACTTACTACTTGGATTACTACTGGTGATACACCAAGACCCGTAGTTGTAACAACACTGGTTGTAAAATTATCTCTTAGTCCAATACTAAGGGCATATGTTTTTGAATCTTTGACTGACTGTATTCCTACACAATCTCTAGAATCAACGAATAATAGATTTTCACGAACTGTTGTTTCTTTACTATTTGAATTAGCTAACCTAAAACCTGAACTATTGTCTGTTTTATCTCTAACACCTAATTCCGGAAACATATGATTGTTTATGTTCATGTTTGTTAATATATAATATAATTTTTTATAATATTAAAATATAATAAACGATTTATTATCTTAGTAAATTGAATTGGCCGTAACAAATGAATTATCGTTTCCATTATCGGCTATTCCAGCATATAATCCAGGATTATCGTGTTCGTATGTTTCTATTTTGAAAATCAACCCTATATTTCTCTTTAGTCTTTTAAAGAGTCTAGGATCTAGTGGATCAAAAACACTTTGAACCTTAGATTTTCTTAGAATAGTTGTGCTGACATTATCAATTATATCTTTAAATGGCTCTACTATAGTATTATATGTTTGTTGGAGGGTTACGGATCTTCTAAACTGTAACATTTTCTCTAATGGAATTGGTATTCCATCAAATGCTGTAAAACTCAATGTCAATTTATATAAGGATTCATCCGATGGTAGAAACCTGTTATCCCAGTATAATTGAGAACTTGCCAACAATGATTCAACAGATTCTACGTATTCTCTTGTACCTGTATTTGTTCCCAAATTTAGTCTTATAGGACAATTAAATATGGCTGTTGTGTTTGTTTGATTACTGGATTGAACTCTTTGATTTCTCTGTGCTTGAAATACCGTAATTAGTAGATTTGTGTCGGGTAGTTCTGTAATAATCCAATTTCTATAGGAAAACATTTGATTTTTAAAATCTCCATTTCGGGACCCTGAATCATACCATGCGGTCTGTCTGGTTATTTTTGGTGTTCCGTCGTCACCTGTATAGGTAGCATCTGCACCACTAGATGTTGTATTGGTTGCTGTGTTTGCATATTGTGGACCTGCTGCTATAGCATCATCAAATTGACCTGTACCACCATCAATAACTTCCGTAGTAACCCAGGATCCTCCTCCTGGTGTTGAAGAGTAGCCATCAATGGGTATTCCGTGTGGGTCTGGACCTTGACCACCAGCGTTAAGGAATTTTTCTGTATATGTTGAATCATTTCCTAAATTATTTACTCTGAGTGCGCCAAACCCGTTGCTGCTTAGTCTCATTGCATTTGTAATATTTGGATTTGTGGAGTCAAGAATATTACCGAATGTAACAAAACTAAATGCTGGAAAATTTATACCATAAGAAATATCACTCGATATGCATTTAGCGGTCACCCAAGGTTTTATAATACTTACTCCGAATAAATTACTAAGATCTCCATTTAAAAATAGATCTTGTACAGTATCTCTTAGTCCCATACGTTGAAACCGATCACCGGGCGAGCTATACGGTCCCCATACATTACCTCTGTAATATGGGAATGGTACGGGTGAATCTGTTCGTGTTACTGTTGGGTCTGCTCCATCACTTGTGCCTGGTTGATAGCTCATACCTAGTCCTGGTCCTGGTAAAAATCTTTGAAAGTCACCATAGCCGTAATATACAAGAGGGTCTAAAATATTAGCTGTTTGTGAGTTAAGTATAAGATCTACGTAATCTATGTCTCTTAGTGTTTGGTTTAAGGCTATGGTTAATAATAACAGAATTCTCATCAAAGAAGTTACAAAATAATTTACAAAATCATCGGCATTAAGTCTATATGTCCAGTCATGGAGATCATATAATCCATAACCCGAAAGAATAAGATAGAATAATCCAGGTTGTTCTCCGGTTTGGTCGGTGACTGTGAATGTATCAGTTGTGTAGGTGGGAACTGTTTGTTGTGGGTAAGGTTGTAGTTGATGTGTAGCACCACCAACTATTGGATTCCACAATCTTAGTGGTGGTGGGGTATTATTGTTTGGTATAGAAAAAGGACTATCAAAGTATGTTCTGAATAATTGTAGAGGTGTTGAATAAAATCCTATTATGTTTTCGTTTAGAAAATTTTCTTCTTGTGGAATATAGGATGCCCAAGATATGGGTATTCCTGCTGGAATATTAGTTAAAGTCATATTATCCGTACCTACTTGTTCACCTCCAGCCATATATATAATATATGTTAGTCCCCCATTTACAGTACCTTCGCTTACCACAACATAGTAATTGTTTGCTACTTCGGATGGTGTTGTCTCTGGTAAATCATTTGATCTTATTAACGGTGCTTGTACAATATATATACCATTTTCATCAGCTGAAGTTTGGTTCTTAATGAGTATTCTATCATTTAAAACTAAAACAACTCCATCAATAGTATCACCAATTTCAAAATCTGTGGCTAGTGTGCCATTAGTTGTTGTTGCGACTCTTACTGTTGGACACGGAGGTACACTTGCTTCTACAAATTGTGAAAAACTAACAAAGTCTGGTAGATATATGTTTAATGGTATAATGTCTCTTGGTATTACTGTATGGACTAATGATATGGATCTTAAAGATTTTAGTTTCTTGGGTAGATATATGGTCATTTCATTGCCTACTATAATATTAGCATTGTTATTAATCCTGGGGAATCCTGGGTCGGCCGGTCTTGTAACAATTCCAGAACCTGTGTAATTTCCACTGCTTACGGCTTCAAGTATTTCAAAAGTCACTGGTATTAGTGGATCTGAATCAACAAGAACATTTGTAATTTCCCATGTTCCGTTAACGGATTTATTGCCTTGAACATCACTTATAATAACTATATCACCGTCGTTTAAAATTGATCTGAACGAAATAAACCCGGCTATAGAATATGATTTAATGGATATAACTACGGGTGATACTCCTAAGCCTGTAGTTGTAATAACTCTTGCTGTAAAATTATCATTAAGTCCTAGACCTGTGGCATATGTCTTTGCATCTTTTATGGATTGGATTCCTACACAATCTCTTGAATCAACAAATACTAGATTGTCTCTGACGGTAGTTTCTTTTTTATTAGATTTGGATGATATGAAACCAGAATTGTTATCTGATTTATCTCTAACTCCAAATTCTGGAAACATGTGATTGTTTATGTTCATTATTGTTAATATATATAATTATAATTATTATTTGAACAAGATTAAAGGTTAATAATTATTTATTTAAATATTGTTAATATATATAATATGTTGGTAGAGTCTTTCGGTGCATATAATTATTTTGAAAATGGATCGAAGCGCCATGAAGGATATCATAGTTCGGGTGAACCTATAGAAGAATTGACGTATGAACAAAAAAATATGTTAATGTTAATAATATTTTTTTATGTGTTTACAACAATTTACGTTGCTTTAAAATATCCGATTGGTGGAGATGTTGTTATTAGTGTTATATTAGCTTTATTCTTTTCAACTATTTTTTGGTTTATTAAAATAATAGAATTTATTATTATTATGTTATCAAATAATAATTATAATAAAAAAAGTGTTGTAAAGTCAAAGGTGGGTAAAAAAAGTGTTGTAAAGTCAAAGTATAATGATCCTATATACTAAGCCTATTCGTTTAATTATATAATAAAAAATAATGTTAATTCGTAATGGGATATTCTAAAATATTTGTCGCTGGTTGTTGGAATGAAAGAGCTAAAATACACGAAATAATTAAACATTTTGAAGAAATCGCTGATATTACACATGATTGGACTGTGCATGAATCTGAAGAATTGTTTAATAATAAATCATATTTGAAATGTCAATCTTTATTGGATGTGGATGGTATTGAAAGAGCAGATTATTTAGTTGTTATAATGGATATTCCAAATTACCCTTATATGGGAACTTGGACAGAAATTGGTATGGCTATAATGTCTGGACTCCCAGTATTAATGTATAATCCAATTAATGCGTGTGAAAATAATATCTACATGCACCACCCTATGATTAAGCGTTTTGATTCACTAAATAAAATTGCGGAATATATCAAAAATGATTAATTAAATCTATTTAAGTTTAAGTTTTGTATTATTTATATAAGTAGAGTATATAAATAATGGAAAAAGTAACTGTAGAACCCATCGAGCCCATCCTACGGGAGAATCCAGATCGTTATAGTTTGTTCCCTATAAACTATCCAGAAATTTGGAATTTTTACAAAAAAGCTGAAGCCGCGACATGGACAGCCGACGAGATTGATTTTGGGGCAGATATGAAAGATTGGGGAGAACTAAATGATGATGAACGTTATTTTATTGAACACGTTCTTGCCTTCTTTGCTGGAAGTGATGGTTTGGTTTTGGAAAATCTTATGTCTACATTTTCTACAGAAGTTCAGATTCCGGAGGCTAGGGCATTCTATGCTCACCAAGGATACATCGAAACAGTCCATAATGAAACATATGCAAAAATGATTGATACATTAGTAAAGGATACTGACCGTAAATATGAATTATTTAATGCTATTGGTAATATTCCCTGCGTAACTAAAAAAGCCAACTGGGCTGAAAAATGGATGAATCTAAAAACTAGACCATTTAGGGAGCGTTTGATTGGTTTTATTATCGTAGAAGGTTTGTTCTTTTCGGGTAGTTTTTGTTCTATTTTTTGGTTAAAGTCTAGGGGAAAAATGATTAATGCATTGGCAAAGAGTAATGAATTTATTGCTAGAGATGAAGGGTTGCATACAACTTTTGGAATTATGTTGTACAAACTTTTGGTTACTAAATGTGATACAAAAACTATTCATGATATTTTCAAAGAAGCTGTAGAAATAGAGATTGAATTTATTTGTGAATCTCTTCCCTGTAGGCTTATTGATATGAATAGTGAACTAATGATCCAATATATTAAATATGTAGCGGATAATTTGTTATCCGAATTGGGATATCCAATGCTATACAATACAGAATGTCCTTTTGATTTTATGGATAATATTAATCTTGGTGGTAAATCAAACTTTTTCGACCAAAGATCTAGTGATTATAGTAAAGCATATTCAGTATCCAATAAAAGTGAAAGAGTATTTGAAACGGGTGATGATTTTTAAGAATGTTTGTTAAATCTTTTATTTAAAAAAAATATATTTTATTATTATTAGAATCATGTCAACAAAGACCGATGTTGCACGAATTCCTAGGAAACCTAGTAATAATATAATAGATGCATGTGATAAAAAAGGCATAGACATAACAGAAGAAAAAACTGTAAAAGTATATAAATCCAAATCATTGTTAAAAAAACAATGCAAACCCAAGAAACGTCGTCGTTCACATAGTGTTACACACAAACCCCGCCCAAATAACAGCACACGTCGCTCACATAAAAAACCCCGCCCAAATAAAATCAAACTATTTAAGCGTGTTGTTGAACCTAAACAAATTAAAAAACTAAAGGTGTCTTCCAAGTCAAAGGTGAACCGTAAAATAAGTAAATTAAATAAGGTTTCTAATATCTTTAAATCACAAAAAAATCATCATAAAGAAGCTGATAAATTGAAAGAACAGTTGGTTATTGTTATTAATTGTCATTCTTCCCAAAAAGAACCAGAGAAAAAAAAGTTACTTGTAGATGTTAAGGATTATTTTGACAGACCTTATATTTCTTCTGATGAAAAAAAAATTATGGTTGAAAAGATTAATAGATATAATCCTAATCCTACACAGGTTAAAAAATTAGAGAATGTTTTAGGAAAACCTAAGATGACAAAAGCAGATTCAAAAAAATTCGTACAAGAACTCGATAATGTTTTAACGGACAAATTGGATAATAATTCAAAGCGACAGGTAGATAATGTTATTAGGGATTTTAACACCTTTGTTAAAAAACCAATTGTTTCAGATCAATATAGAAAAAATATTGTTAATTTATTATTTAAAAATGATTCTAATAAAATAAGACAGGCTAAACCGAATGTGAATACAGATAAATATGATCGATGGAATGCCAAAGACGCTTTGGAAAACAAAAGACAGACTAAACAGGATTCCGACAAATATGATCGATGGAATGCCAAAGACGCTTTGGAAAATGAAAGACAGACTAGACAGGATTCCGACAAATATGATCGATGGAATGCCAAAGACGCTTTAGCGGATCGAAAATCTAAAGAATTGGGGAAATTTAATGATGATCAATTGGAATTACAGCGACAAGGATTACAGCAAAATAATAGTTTTTTTAAGAATAAGGACGTTAGGGAAGAAGAAAAGTTAAGGCTTATGAAGGAATATAATGAGGATGTTAAATCCCAAGCTTTGGAGGATAGAAAGTTGTTAGAATCTCAGAAAATAGACAATGAAATTTATAAGCAAAGAAAATTGGATATGTTGGATAGTTATAACAAAAATAAATTGGATACTATGGAAAGATTAAATAAAGAAAATATGGATGATTCTGATAACAAATGGAATAATATTAAATCGTGGATGAGTAAATTTAATCCACAAGATATTAGATACCAGAAACAAAACCCGGAAGATAAACCATTAGAAAATAGGGAAGTTGCTAAAATAAAAGGTAAAGTGTATGCTACTATAAATGAAGCTACCAATGTTTTCGATACGCAATCTAATTTGATGAAAGCACAAGAAGATATAATAAAGGCATTAATCAATAAACAGGAAGATTCAGAACAAAGATTAGAACAGTGGGTTAAACAAATGCAAGAGAATAATGCAAAGAGAGATGGTGTAATTGATAAAATTATTCCACAAATAGTAAAATTACAAGGACGTAAACAATATTACGACCAACAATCTTACGACCAACAATATTACGACCAACAATATTACGATCCGTATGTATCAAATATGACAAGAAATTTGAAAGATCAAGAAAATAATGCATTAAGAACACAAATTGATAATCTAAAAATGAAACTACTTGCACAACAAGACAACCAACAACGTCGTCCATTAGAACAAAACAGATTTGGCAGTGATGCTGTTATTCAAAAACAATTAGATATGTTAAGTCAGAATATATCTAATTTACAAAGACCCGGAGGACAATCACAGTTTGTTAATAATAATAACACACAATCAATAAATGACAGTGGACGTACGAGAGACAGTGGACGTACGAGAGACAGTGTTGTCCCAAGTGTTGTCCCAAGTGTTGTCCCAAGTGTTTCAAACGGTCTTCCGAAAGATCAAATAGTTAAACTTATTGACGAAATGAGTAATAAATTGTTTGAAAGATTATATCCTGTAGTAAAAACAGCTAAAAGTGCTACTGAACGCGATCAAAAAGCAAATTTACAAAATATTAGTAACAGAACTAATGAATCTGGAAAAGGAAATATAAATTTTGATAAAATTAATGAATTTAAAAATGAAAGTGGTGGGTCTCCATTAGCTGACGCTGTAAATGTCGTTACACAACCACAACCACAACCACAACAACAACCACAACAACAACCACAACCACAACAACAATTCACCCAAAGAAATACAAATGGTGATGAAATAGAACTTACGGAAAACCAAAGAAATAAGGCTAATGTGGAATTACTTAATAAACAGTTAGAAGAAGGATTACAATTTATATTAGCGGTTGAGAAAACATCTAAACAGGATTCTGGTGAATATGGAAAAATTAAGGAACAAATGGATAAAATTGAATTAAAATCTGAAATGGGTGATTCTGAGATTAAAGGAATAACAAAAGAATTAAGTGAACTAAATGCTGAAAAAATAAGGTTATTAACAAAAAATATAAAATACCAAACAAAGTTACAAGAACATCTATCTCGATACAAAAAAGTTTGTGAACAGATCGTGACTACTTCTGATAAACTCACGGGATCAAAGGTAACACACCAAGAACGAGCACAATTTGATACGTATGTTCGTATCGCTAAAGAAAAAATAGATGAATTTAATAAAAAAGAAGAAGAATCAAAGAAATATGAAGTCAAATTAAAGGATGATCTAAATGATAAAAAATACTCTGGAATTATGCAAAAAATACGTAATTATACTTCCAAAAAATTGGGTGAAGTTGAAAAACAAGTACGAGAATTGAGACTATTAGAAGGTAAAAATAGTCAATCACAAACTGAAGAACAATTTAATGAAAATAAAGCTGAAAAAGAAAAATTAGGAGAAAAAATAAGAAAATTAAATGAAATAGCTGAATTAGCAAGAAAACAGGTAGGTGTAAGTGGAGAATTAGAAGAAAAAATAAAAGAATTAAAAGAGTTGAGTGGTATATTAGTTGGTATTAGAAAAAAATTAAATGTGGGTGAAAACGGAGAAATTATGGGTGCTTTAGATAAGTTAGATGGTAAATACAAAATAATAAATGATATTTTTGATAGTTTGAGGGGAAATATTAATAACCCAGACGATTATGGTGTTAAATTAGATTTTATAAAGAAGAGTATAAAAAGGATTCTAATAAGTAACAAATTATTAAAGTATTTTGTAAAGGATTGTAAAAATGTTATTGATGAATGGAAGAGTGTTAGTGATGATGTTGATATTAATACACCAGATCTACTTAAGAATGAATTAGGAAGACTTAAGAAAGAATTAGAGGCTGCCAAATTACAAGGTTCCACAAACCCCAAAGATCCTGATTTAGAAAGTAGAGCTGAAGCTGCAAAAAAAGATGCTGAAGATGCTGTAAAAGCTGCTGCTTCACAAAAAGCTGCTGCTGCAAAAAAAGCTGCTGAAGCTGCTGCTGCAAAACAAGCTGCTTCTGCTGCTGCTGCTTCTGTAAAAGCTGCTGCTGCTGCTGCACAAAAAGCTGCTGCTTCACAACAAGCTGCTGCTGCAAAAAAAGCTGCTGAAGCTGCTGCTGTTGCTGAAGCAAAAAGACTAATTACTGAAGCTGAACAAGCTGTAAAAGTTGCTGAACAAGCTGTTGTTGACGATGCTAAAAAATCTACTGCTATTGCTAGTGCTGATGGTTTTATTTTAATTGCTACTCGTGCTGTCAAAGATAGTGAAACTAATAATTTTATAACCAAAATTGAGGCGGATGCTTTTAATACAACAATCGCTGATTTACGTTCAAGACTTGAAGCTGCTGCTGTTGCTGAAGCAAAAAGACTAATTACTGAAGCTGAACAAGCTGTAAAAGTTGCTGAACAAGCTGTTGTTGACGATGCTAAAAAATCTACTGCTATTGCTAGTGCTGATGGTTTTATTTTAATTGCTACTCGTGCTGTCAAAGATAGTGAAACTAATAATTTTATAACCAAAATTGAGGCGGATGCTTTTAATACAACAATCGCTGATTTACGTTCAAGACTTGAAGCTGCTGAAAAAAAAACGATAGTATTACCAGATGCTGTTATAAAAGAAAATATAAGAAAATTAGTTCAGGCAAAACATAGTATCGAAAAACTTGTAAATTTAGTAAACAATACTGATAATAAAGATACGATAAAATTAATTAAGAATGATAAACTAAGATATAAGATAATAAGCCGTAAAGAAAATTATAATGAATTATCTAGTAAATTAAACTTAATTGGTAATGGTGATAGTATATCCAAAGATATTATGAAATTAGTTAGTGATTACGCAAATGATTATGAGGATTCAAAAGGTATTGGTAGAGTTATTGTACGTATATCTGATAATACTGATGAAACTGGTGAAGCTATATTCAAAAGAATAGATGATAATAATTTAACATTTAATACAGCGGTTTGTGATCCTGTTAAAAAACCATTTAATATACCAGGTCCATATAGTAGTGGTACCGAAGTATATGGTCCATTTTCTGAGGTTATTAGTAATAAAACAAATAAAGATATATATAAAGACACACTTAAAGAAACAATAGAAAAATTTAAAAAAGATAGATATAATGATATTATTATAGCATATGGTCAATCAGGATCTGGAAAATCATATACACTTTTAGGTAAAGAAGGTGAATATGGTAAATTAATTGGTACTGAAGAAGATGGTAATATGGGAATGTTACAATATTCAATAATGACAATTTTAGATAAAAATGATCAAATTAATGTTGTAAAACATATTAAAATTAGATCCCTACAATTGTATCATGATAATGTATATGATGCGTTGGCAGATTATGAAAAAGTGGTTTACAAGGATAATAAACTAGTTAAAGAACCAGGAGATAATTTTATAAATAACAAAAATAAAACCTTTGATTATCTTACCAAGGATAATAACTTCGATTTTTCAAAAGATGGTGAAATATTTACTGCACTAGTTAATATTAAAGAAAATCCCCAAGGAGCTGCTGTTAATTTATCAAAAATTAATATAATTACTCGAGTTTATGATAAAATAGGTGTTGAGTCAACTATCGACGACATTTTAAAGAATAAATGTGTAAATGTGGAGATAACTAGTTTATTTGAATTTAATGAAGCATATGCTAGGATCATTAACAATAGACCAGTTCGTAGTACTATTAATAATCTAAAAAGTTCAAGAAGCCATTTGTTTATATATTTTGATGTTACATATACATCAGGTAGTAATAATACATTTACTGTTGTGGATTTGGCTGGAACAGAGGAAATTTCTAAAAATAAACCACAAACCCAACTTGACAAAGAAGGTTCAAGTATTGTAAAGAATCTTAATGTTGTCACGTCTTTATTTAAAGGTTTATCAGACGGTATGTTTATTCAAAAACCGACTAATAAAGATCTATACAAAAATCATGTTATGTTACTTAATAAGAACGATCTTCCACCAGTTTTTATGGAAATGATATCGGCGAATTCTTTTATAATGAATAAATCTCAAACTAATGAAGTAAATAATGAAATTGTAGGAAATGTTGACGGTAATACGTATAATATAAACCCCAAACCTATGGGTTTTGAAAAGTATATGGATTTTTCTGGGACAATAAAACCAATTGAAAATATAAGTAGATACGGAATGTATCATTTATTGAACTCTGTAGCATATTTTTTTGGAAAACGTGATAAAGGAGGTAACTATAAAATTGTAAGTGCAAATAAATTAACAAAGATACAATTATTTTTAACAACAAAAAGAACAAATGAAAGTGATGATGGAAGTGATCAAGCATGTAAAAAAGCAGATTATACAATTTCAAATATAGGTATGAAGCTAATAGGTGGAAGCTTTAAAAATCCAGCAACTTGTTTATTATGGCCAACTAGCAATAATCTTTTCAAAAATCTTTTCAAAAATAATAAATTAGTTTTTAACGAATCATATGGTAATGCATCATGGTATGGTAAAAGAAGTACGAATAATTATATTATGGGTGGTAAATCATTTACTTTAGAAGATTTTAAAGATACCCCCGGTTACGATTATAAAATAATTAATGAACTTGATCCAACTAATGAACCTGATCCAAATAATGAACCTGATCCAACTAATAAACCTGATCCAATTAATGAACCTGATCCAACTAATAAACCTGATCCAATTAATGAACCTGATCCAACTAATAAACCTGATCCAATTAATGGTTTTGGTCGTATAGCGAGACGTCGTAGTTTCAATCAATCAAGAAAACCAAAGTCACGTGTAAAAAGAGGACGAAGTGTTGCGAAGCCTAGAGCGAAGAGAACTAGTTATACAAAAATTGTGAGACCGAGGAAGAGTCGAACAAGATTTAGAAGTTTTGGTGTTAAAATTAATAAAGTTGTCCCAAAACCCATTAAACGAAGAAGTCAAAAAAGTACTCGTAACAAACGAAGTAAAAGTCGAGTCGTCCGTCGTAGAAGTCGTGTTATAAAAATTTAAATAATAATAATTAAATGTGTTTAAAGAATTGGGTAGTATATAAAATATAATAAGAGAAAGAGTGGAAGTAACAATTGGTAAAACAATCAAACAAACAAACAATAAAATGAGTTCTGTAATGCGTGCATCGAAGTTTAATGTTGGTATGATTACCCATGACAAGATCAAGCCTAAGGGAAAGGGAAAGATGGTTAAGATGACTGTTGATGGTGGTGGTTTGATTTGTCTTCAGCTTCCTATTTCTAAGGTTCCTTTTGGTCTTAGTACTTATGAGGATGAGAAGTCGGGTATTAAAAAGTATAGTTTGGAGGTTTCTCTTGGTGGATCTCCTGAGCTTGAAGCTTTTCACGATCTACTAGCTGATATTGATGAGCTTAATGTTGATAAAATTGTGTCTAATGCTGAAGCTTGGATTGGTGAGAAGAAGACTAAGGCTGTAGTTGAGGGTGCTCTTTATGGTTCTTTGATTAAGCCTGATAAGAAAGGTGAGTCTCCTTCTCGTTTTAAGATGAAGTTGCCTGTTTGGGAGGGTAAGCCGATGTTTACTGTTTATGGAAATGATAAGCAGCAGATTAAGACTTATGACCTTGTTGATGGTGTTCCTGTTCTTAATTGGGATTGGGCTCAGAATGGTATGGAGGCTAAGGTAATTGTTGAGTGTGAGGGTCTTTGGGTAGTGAATAAGAATATTTATTGTACTTGGCGTGCGGTATCTATTAAGGTTACTAAGAAGTCTAATCGTATTACTGAGTATTCATTTGAGGATGATGATGATGAGGTTGATGATAAGAAGAGTGATGGTGATTCGGTTGTATATGATGATGATGAAATTGATGACTCCGATGATGCCTAATAAATAAGTGTGTAATAAAAACCAAAAAAAAATAATAATATAGTGTAAATGAGTAATATTTATAATATACGTATCTTGGTTGATTTCAATCAAGATAATTTGTCAAACATTAGTGAATATATAATAACTTTATTTCCTAATGGTTCTATGGAGGAAAGTTCTAAGTATAAACGAGGTCTTGGACCTTATTACAGAATCAAAAAAGATGATTCTTTAATAAAGAGCAATGATTGTTGTTCTATTTGTTTGGACAATTATAAGCCTGGGTTGTATAAGAGAACTATTGGTTGTAATCATACTTTTCATAAAAAGTGTATAGATAAATGGTTTAAGAGTTGTAAGGATATGACTTGTCCTATATGTAGAAAATATCATAATAATTTAATATCAATTTTAAAAGATTAATTCCCAAAATTTAATATTATTAAGATCTAATTGTTTTTGTCTGTTTATGTTAATAATTTTTTTACGGTTATTTCCCTTAACTGTCCTATTTTTTAAATCTATTCCAGAAAAATCCTCATAATCACCTAATGACCTAACGGTCCCCAAATTAAACTTTTCAATATCCTTTAATATTAATTTAAAAGATTTATTGAAAGATTTATTTAGTATAGAGTCTATTTGATCATTGAATCCAAATTTATAGTAAAGTCTAGTTCTTGCCAATAATTCAATATTTTTTCTTTTCTCCTTGTCATGGTCCCCCCATATAGTTTTTCTGTGATCTCTTTTGAAGCAGGTGAATACTATTGATTCGTTGGGACTCCAGAATGTCCAACCGCGCGTGTAGAGTCTTAGTGTTATGTCTAATTCTTCTCCAAAGAAAAGATAAAAAAGATATGGATCATAGGGTGCATCGCGTAGTATATTTGATTTTGAGAATGAAAAACATGCTCCCCATGCTTGTGATTTGAATGGTTTATTGGGTGGTTTACCAACGTGATATTCGGATTGTATTCTTGTAAAATGATCATTTACCTTTATACCTTCTACGTACAACCCCGACCTCAAAATTTTTGTATCATATTTACCTGTAACTAAATCATATTCCGGTGGGTATTGTGTTAGTACTGATAAATCGGGTAGTTCTTTTAGCATTTGAATCAACCTTGTGTCCCAATTTTTATCAAACATTGTGTGTGAATCTATTTGTAAATAATATTCTTCGTTGTCCCATTTTTTTTGAATTAGGTAGCGTGCCCAGTTAGGACCCATCGCATTTTCATAGGGGACTGTTTCTAAAATAACGTTAGATTTGTCTAGTAATAATTGTGGCAATCCCGATACTGATTTATCATTTGTTCCGTTTTGTTCGTATATGTGTATCCATATATTTTTAGGGTATTTTGAATTATTTATAAGGTTGGTGACGGTCCTTAGTATTTCTGGATCTCTGTAGCTAGCTATACTTACAAATATTTGATTTTTTTTTAAATTATTGTCATTGTATTCAACACTGTCTAGGTTCTTTTTAAACATATCTTTATAATCTTTGTAAGAACTGTCAATATCCAAAGAAACAAATTTTTCGGAGCATAAATCGCAATAAATGTATATAAAGATATATATTATAGTAATAATAAAAAGGATTAAAATTGTCATCTTACTGTGCATTTTTATTAAAATTTAAATAAATATACACAATAACATCCAATTCAAATGAGTAAGAGTTTCGAAGACGATAGTGACAACAGTGACAACAGTTACAACGGTGATAGTGTTTTGGATTTATCAACTCCCCATGTTACAAGAATTGAGATAGTTAAAATATTAGGTATGAGACCAAAGAATCTAGATTATTATCGTAGAGCTTTTGTTCACAAATCTATTAATAGGAATGTTAAGAAAGCTAAGAATCAAAAGGTGTTGGATTATATGATGGAATCCAATGAAAGACTTGAACTTTTGGGTGATTCTGTGTTGGGGTTGGTTGTAACAAATTATTTGTTCGATAAGTTTCCAGATAAAGCAGAAGGTTTTCTAACTAGAACAAAAACTAAGATTGTTCGTAGGGAAGGTTGTGCATTATTTGCGAGAGAATTAAATCTTGGTGAATTTATACTTACTAGTGACCATATAACAATTAATAAGCAATCTGATAAAATTTTAGAAGATACATTTGAGGCATTTGTTGGTGCTATTTACAAAGATTTGGGATTTAAGTCTGCGACTGTTTTTATAACTAGACTTATAGAAAAATGTATTAATTTTGATACGATTCTAATTGATAATAATTATAAAGATGTTTTGCTCAGGTATTCTCAGGGTAAAGGTTATCCACTACCAATTTATGAAGAAGAGAATAAGGAGGGTCCTGCACATAGTTGTAAATTTACAATGTCTGTAAAATTAATAATCACTAGTAATGGAAGTACTTGTTTTATTAAGGCTGTGGGTGTAGAAAAAAGTAAAAAACAGGCTGAGCAGGTTGGTGCAAAGAATTTGTTAGATAAATTAGATCAGGATGATTTAAATATTTTTATAAATAGGGATAATCCTTTGGAATAAATTAAGTTAAAGTTTTTAAAAAATTTCTTGGGTAATAGTATAATAATGGTTGTAACACAAAGTGTGAACAACAATGTGGCCCAAGTATTTATGATAATATTATTTGTCGTATTGGCAACTAGTAGTTGTTCTTATTTTTATAATAAATTAACTGATCGTGTAGAACCAATAACTAGTGATATTGATGGTAAACATTATTCTGTTAGGTCTGACGTAACCGATAAACAAGAGACCGCTGATTATTTAGCAACAATATCAGAAAAAGTTGATAATCTTGTTAAATATATGGTAACTAACGATCTTCCCGATAAAGATATTTCTGACAGATTGGAAAGTAGGTGGGGTGGTTGTAAGTTTAGAGAGACTGCTAGTCATGAAGTTGTTGCTGCCTATACTATTAATAAAGGTGATGAAATGAGACTTTGTGTTCGTGATTCAAATAATGTTTTGGAAAATATTAATACAAGTATGTTTGTAGTTTTGCACGAATTGGCCCACATAATGTCTGTAACTTATGGACATAATGAGGAATTTAGGAATAATTTTAGTTATATAGTTCATCTTGCTAGTAGTCTAGGATACTATAAACCAGAAGATTTTGAAAATAAACCTGTAAGTTATTGTGGAACTGAAATTAATACAACTCCTTGTATGTCCGGGACTTGCGAATATACACCCAGTCAAGCACCAGACATAAGTTCAATTAGAAATACAAGAGGCCTTTATAAATATTAATTATAATTTAATTCAATTTAAAATGTTTATAACTAGTAAATGCCGTTGTCACACAAGAAGAGTCAATATAAAAAAGTAAGACCGTCTAAAAGAATGTTAACATTTGGTGCTTCGGGTCCTGGTTATAATGGACCAACTTCCTTTACAAATGGGTATGCTAATTATTTTGGAGCACAATCCCCTTTTATAATACCAACCGAAGGATTAATTTCAAATCCAGGAAGTAATGGTGGTCTCATAGGTTCTGGACCAACTAATTATCAGATGCCAACTGGTTTGTATTCGTATTCTTTCGGAAAAAGAAATAGTTTCTTAAGTTCATTTAAGAAGAAGAAAAGTAAGAAGAAGAAAAGTAAGAAAAGTAAGAAAAGTAAGAAAAGTAAGAAAAGTAAAAGTAAGAAGAGTAATAAAAGTAATAAAAGTAAGAAAAGTAAAAGTAAGAAAAGTAAAAGAAGAAGATAATAATGGAAAGTGTAAAGCTGAGTAGATGTAATGTGTGTAATAAAAAAACATTGATAGGTATAAATTGTTCGTGTGGATTATATGTATGTATGTTCCATAGACATCCTGAAGATCACAATTGTAAAAATAATGAAAAAATAATGCTTAATGATAAAGAAAAGTTAAGACAGCGTATTATGAAACAGAGCACCAAAATCCTAAAATTGGAAAAAATATAATTAGAGTAATTTAATTAGCTCTTCCTTAATTTCACGTTCTAATGTATCGGGAAATTTAATTTCAAAATATATTATGAGATTTCCATAATCTGTCATACCTTCGTTTTCTATGGTTTTAACTGTGGAAGGACTTATAACACTCGTTCCTTGAATATCTAATGTTCTAGAATCTAAGTGTGTTATAGATCTTTCAAATCCCGTAAGTGCTTCTTTTAGACTTAGTGTTAATGTTATTCTCAAATCATCCTTAACTCTTTCAAATACTGAATGTCTTTTTTCAGTAATATGTACTATGAGATCGTGGTTGTCAATATAATTTTTGAATTTTAGTGGAATTGTTGAATCAAACCCTTCAGGTATAGTAATGACAGCCTTATTTATTATAACTTCTTCGTCCGGTACTAGGAATACTGCCTGAAAAGAACTGGCACCCATTAGATTAACGACACCTTGCATTTCTGGACTTACTTCCATTTGTTTCATACCGTGGATTATTTTAAGCGTATATTCTATTTCAAATTCCCCACCAATATATAACTCCTCTAACGAAAGTGTTAAATAGGCTTTTGCTGAACTTCCTTTGGGTGACATGTTATTGAATATTGAGTCACCAAACATGGATTCTAGTGGGTTTCCGAACATACCACTTGCAAATGCGGCGAATATTTCGGAAAGATCTGGGAATTCGTCTGATATGTTTGATGGGTTTGTAATTGTTGTGTATGCTTGTGTAATTTTTTTAAATTCTTCTATAGCATTTGGGTCACTGTTTTTATCTGGGTGGTATTTTAAAGCTAATTTGTGATATGCTTTTTTAATAGTTGATTTAGAATCATTTTTAGATACTCCTAGTATTTTATAAGGATCGTCCATTATTAATATGTTAGTATTATATTATTAATTAAAATAAAACGTTATATATAACAAATGGAAATAATTCCTATATTAATATTATTATTAATAATAGTGTATACTTTATATCATTTTAGTTGTAGAAATGAATATTTTGGGATACCGTTTGAAAATATTCCGTTAATTATACACCAAACTTGGAAAACTAAGGATCTAGACAATATAGATAAAAAATTTCTTAAGGGTATAAATTCTTGGAAACAATTAAATCCTGAATTTGAACATAGATTATATGATGACGCAGACTGTTTAAATTTTATAAAATCAGAATATCCAATGTATTTAGATTTCTATGAATCACTCGAACTTCCTGTACAAAAAGCAGATATATTTAGATATCTTATAATTAATAAATATGGTGGCATTTATGCTGACATAGATACTCTTTGTTTAAAAAATATTAAGGAAACATTAGATGCTCCTATGATTGTAGGTATAGAATATCTTCCAGATATTAATAAAGGTAAGATACAATATAATCAATGGTTCTTTGGATCTGTCCCCAATAATCCAATATTTATTAAAGTTGTTGATGAAATAGTGAACCGTAAAAAAAAATTGGATTTTTGGGGACCAACGATTATGTTGAGTCTTGATAATAGGATAGTTAGTGATATCGAGGTGACTTTATGGCTTACTGGTCCTTATGTGTTTAGTGATTTTGTAAGTAAAGTGTCGAAAGATTCTATCCATATATATGATAGTTGTGTATTTGGTTCATACGATTCAAGACCTAGTTGTAGAAATAAAGGATACTTAATTCATGGATTCGATGGGACATGGAAGGGTATAGATAGGTGGCCTGAATCTAGGATTATACAATTTACATAAATTTCTTAATTTTTTTGAAACCATCCTTTTTAAAATTCCATCCGTCGAATTTAGGGTCAGGATTTGTTTTGTTATTACAATCACTATACAGACCATCATCCTCCTTTTTAGAAAAGTCAATTCCCGAAGCCAACCAATAGTCTTCCATATTCCTAAATTTACCAAAACCGTATGAATGAAGATCTCTAATGAAATCTTTGTCTACTATACTGGATTCTTTTTCTATCCCGAGTAGAAATAAAACTCTTTTCTCTGCCTTTATCCTACAATCTGAAGAGTCTTTATGATCTGTCCAATATTTTGGTTTTTCTAAACGTCCATAATGATGCCATGCAACTTTTATGTTGGGTGTGTAAAAATCATATCCGTGTGTCCATAGTCTAGCGGATAACAATGTTTCTTCTCCTTGGAATAGATGGCTTAGATTTGGGTCATATGGTATTTCATCTAGGAAGTTTCCATTTAAGAACATAAAACCTCCTGCAGCAAATGGTTTTGGTGAACGTTTTGGTTTATATTCTTTTGGTTCTCCATTATAACTAATTTCTTCGTTATTTGTCCAACCAGCTAGAAATGTTGGTATTTTATCATTATTTAGTTTTCCGTTGCACATTTCTGGGTATCCATCTATTTTAATTTGTTCTTCTGTTGCTGGGTATGATGATAGTATTGGCTTATTTGAGTCTAACTTACACTGTCTATACATATTAATAATGTCTGTGTCCCAGTGTTTATTAAAATGTGTATGTGAATCTATTTGTAAAAAGAATTCTTCTCCATCCCATAAAGTAGAACACCAATATCTAGCATAGGTTGGACCTTTAGCTTTCATATAATCCATACTAATATCCTTTATTTGTTTTTTATATTTAGGGTCTAGTCCTAGTTCACACTTTTCCGTGTCTTCTTTATTTTGTTGGCATGTTCCTACTATTATGTTAAATGGATTATCTGCATTATCAAATATAGACTTTAGTGTTTGTTGACATTCATCATCTCTGTAACTAGCTATGCTTACAAATATTTTATTAGGTTTAGTATCAATTTTAATAGGATTTTTAAAAGGTATAAAGTCTATGCAAGTACTTCCAAAATATTCAGTAAAGTGTTCATTGGCATTCAAATATAACAAAAAAATATTTAAGAATACTAGTATTATAAATACGACCGACCAATGGGTATTCGTCGTGGGTTTATTATCTAAAACCATTCTTTATTTAATACTAAATATTTTTATTCGGGTGAACAAATTATTTAATATGTATGGTGTTGTTAAATGGATTGCGAACTTACTAAAAATATGCCATTTGGTGCATTTATTGTTTTTGTAGGATCTTTGGTAATATTTATGTATATATTGATTGATGATTATAATAAAACTAAGGAAGGTGCGCGTAATAAAGAAGATATTTTATGGATTTATATATTCTTGTTTATGTTGTTGAGTTGTGTTGTTATTTCTGGGATGTGTATTGTTAGGAATAATAATATTATTGGAAATAGTAAATTGGGTAAAAATATAACTAAAAATATAAGTAACAAATTAGAATCCTTTAAAACATTACTCCCTAGTTTTATAGGGAAAAGGAGATTCTAAAAATTCTAAATCGTCTATGTGTAATTCTTTCCAAGGAAATATAATAATTGTGGAATCTTCTTTATGATAATCTACCATAGTATTACCTACTGCTCTAAAAACAGATATAATAACCTGTTCATTTTGTGTTGATGAATATTTAATTTTTTTAATATTTTTAAAATTTTCTGTCGTTATAATTTCATTGAATTGTAATTGTTCATCATCGATAATGAATATAGGTTTTTTTTGAATTTTTATTAGTTTTAGGAAATTATTTGCTGTTTCTTTAGATACGTTAATTGTAATATCATTAATATTTTTATTAACGGGTTTTAAAAGTTTTCCCACTACATATCTTGGTCTTTCGTCTGGCCAAAAAAATATGTATGGTGATGGTTTGCTTGACGATTTACTTGAAGCTATATATGTTCCACCACCTTCTACAACATCGGATGATCTTAAATTTTTATCAACACTATCATCGGTTTTTAATTTATCTATAAGGGTAACATCTTTAAGATCTGGATATGGCAAACCCCACCCATAATTATTTACCGTTCCAGGATAACTAATATTTTCTAAATTTGGTTGACCAGCAACAACATTATCTTCAAATTCACAATTATTAATACCCCTTACAAACCAAAAATATCCACCGCCTTTCATATTTTTCGGAATGCCTGATCTATTATTATAGTCAGTATAACCACTTGTACCCCATTCAGATCCCCAAGAATTTAAACATATCCAGTATGGAATGCCGCTGTATTCACCCCAACCAGTAATAGTAATTGCATGACCACTCATTGGTTCTGTCCCATCTTCAATATGCATATATATTAACGAATCTTTAGAACCACCCACCAAATTATCCTGATTCCCCTTAACCTTGTAACCTTGTCCACCCATACCTTTTGTCCCAAATTCGTATTGGAAATCAGAATATATTTGATAACCGGTTGTCACTGGTCCCCTTTCCATAATTTCTCTTTGAATATTTGTCATACTCGATTTAACCTGGTAAGCATTTTTAGCTCTAAATCTAAATATTTGTGGATTTATCCATGGTACATTTCTATTGATTGTTACTGGTTCGACGCCATCTTTTTCAGATTGAGTAATAATATCCATTAATTCCGAACTATTAATTTTATTATTGGTTGAATAACTAGAACAGTATGAATAATTAGGACCTAACGTTTCTTTGCATCCTCTTGTGTCGTCTCCTTCTTCCCAGTCGTCAAGATTATAACCTGTGCATACACTTGTTGGTGTTCCTGTATCTCTTACTATTTTCCAAGCATTTATAAGGGAACCACCAGAACATGAAGGATTATTTGTTTTGTCTGATTTATACATTTCTTTATAGCATTCAGGGTAACAGCATGCAATTAATTTTTCTGCAGATAATGGTAGTGGTTTACTGAACCATTGTTCTTTCCATTTTTTTAGAACAATAACATTATCGATGTCTTTCCAATCTGAGAATGTTCTTTTTGCTCTATCGATTATTTTATACAATTGTGGTTTTTCTGAAGTAAATCTAATACTTCCAAAACTGTGAAAATTTAATATATAAATAAGTATATTCATTGCTTCGGATGATTCATTAATATTTTCCGACAAAGCTTTTTCGTATGATTTTTTGGCTATATTAACCCATTCATTTTCTGATATTACTCCATCTTTATTTGTATCTATTTTATCAACTATTTTGGTTATTGTAATCTTGTTAAATTTATATATACCTTCTATGTTATCCATGGTATGATCTAAAGCTTGTTGATTAAGTTGTGGGTAGTTACGACAACCAGTATCACCACATGTTTCTATATAAAATCTAGAACTTAGTGCAGTAACTGTTGCGAAAGCCCAACAACTTCCACAACTTCCTTGATATAGTGCATCTGGTAAACATCCAGGCCATTTATCCCATGCATTAAAATAGTTTGGGAATGTCAATAGATTCCCTTGTTCTAAATGAACATGATTGTCTGTTATATTTGTATGATCGAAATCTTTTTTAGTATGAAATCCACGTTTATCATGATGTGAAATACTTTTCAATTTATCTATAATATCTTTTATGTCTTTTTTCTCAACTTTTAATGTCCTGTTCCCGTTGTTATTTTCATTACTCGACTTCTCAGTACTTGACTGGGTACTACTTTTAAAGGTACCAATATCTGTAAAACTTGGTGGTGCTTTAAAATTAGTTATTTCAAAATATTCATATTTTAACATTCCAAAATGTTCTGTATTGCAGTAAAATAATATTAAAAATAGTAATAATAGTAAAATTAATATAATTGGCACCAATTGTGTCATTGATTATAATAAATATTTAAATTTAAAATATTTATAATAATAAATGGAAGATCAATCGCTAACAAATAAAATACCAATTAGGTGGAATCGTAATTTTAAAACATTAAATGTAAACGGTGTAAAACCACCCAAAGACAGTTTAATCGTAGACCAGTTTGACAAGAATTCTACAGCCTTCCCACTATTCCAGATAGATGCAAGGAGTCCTTACAAGGTCCAATATATGGTTAATCAGTACGGAGGACTTAATACGAAATTTGGAACTATGATGGGGGCATCAAAATAGTTTAAACATTTGGGTGGCTTATAAATTATAAAAAGTTTATTACAAGGATGAATTCGCTAACATTGTCTAGTAATCAGATTGATGTTATAGACAATTTGGGTGAATATAATGTGTTGGTAGATTCTGTTGCTGGGAGTGGAAAGACTACTACTATTTTGCATATTGCTAAGCGGTATCCTGAGTTTAAGTTTTTGTTGTTAACGTATAATAAGAAATTGAAATTTGAAACAAGGCAGCGTGTTGAAAATGATGGATTAACTAATGTTGAGACTCATAGTTATCATTCGTTTTGTGTAAAGTATTATCTTCGTACGTGTTTTACCGATTCGGGAATTATTAAGATAGTTAAAGGTGATATTGAATGTCTTAAAAAGTTTGGGTATGATTATATAGTACTTGATGAATCACAGGATTTAACTCCATTGTATTTTAGTTTGATTTGTAAATTGTATTATGATTCTACTTTTGATTATGCTAAATTTTGTGTTTTGGGTGATAAAAATCAAAGTATTTACGCTTTTAACAAGGCAGATGAGCGTTTTATAGTTTTTGCTGATAGGATTTTCAATATTAATCAGTTTGGGTGGAAGCGTGTAAAGTTGGATACTAGTTTTAGGATTACTAAACCTATGGCTTTGTTTGTAAATAATTGTTTGTTGGGGTATGAGAATCTAAAATCTATTAAGAATGGAAGTAAAGTTAGATATCTAATTTGCAATAGTTTTTGTTCTAAATATGGTGGTAAAGTTTATGATGAGTTTAAGATGTATATTAGGATGGGTTATGATTATAGTGATATTTTTATTTTGGCACCTTCTGTTCGTAGTGACCGAAGTCCTCCAAGAAAGTTAGCTAATTATATGTCTAGTAAAGGTATCCCAATTTACGTTCCCAATAATGATGAGCAGAAATTGGATGAAGATGTTTTGAAGAATAAGGTTGGTTTTTCGACATTCCATCAGGTAAAGGGTTTGGAACGTAAAGTTGTAATTGTATTTGGTTTTGATGCTAGTTATTTTGAGTTTTATAAAAAAGATTCCGATCAATTGATTTGCCCTAATGAAATTTACGTAGCTACAACTCGTGCTAAAGAACAATTGACAGTTATTCATCACAAGGGTAATGATTTTATGCCGTTTATAGATAGGAGTAATCTTCCAAATATAGTTGATATAAATGGGTATATGGGAGAAATGAAAAGTAGTAAAAATTTCAGTAGTAAACCCAAAGCCGTTTCTGTAACAGATGTTACTAAATATTTACCCGTAGAGGTTGTAGAAACTGCTGTTGGTTTTTTAACTATTAATCAAGTTCAGAACAGAGATAAAATGATAGAAATTTCCGTAAAAAGTAAACAAGGAGATTTGTATGAAAATGTATCCGAAATAACTGGTGTAGCTATTCCATCCTATTTTGCGCTTATTAAAACAGGAGAAATGTATACAAGTACTAAATCTGTTAATAACATTAGTACTTCAGAATTATTGAAATTGAGTAATAAGTTTTGTGCTGGTAAGACTGGTTATAATTATAAACTTACACAAATTAAAAATTATGATTGGTTGGAACAATGTGATTTAGATTCCTGTGTTACTAGGTTGGAAAAACATATTTCTAAAAATTCAATATTCGAAAAAGAATACGTTCATTATAATTTTGATGAATTGATCGGTATGGATCTAACTGGTAATATAGATTGTATTGACGTCGTCACCGACGGTACAATAAATGTTTGGGAATTTAAGTGTGTTTCTAAGATTGAGGATGAACATTATATTCAGTTGGCGTTGTACGCATATTTGTATTATAAAAATAAACCATCACACAAAGACAGATCAAAATTTTACGTATTCAATATTCTAGACAATAGTATATTTAAATTAGAAATAGATCACGTAAATCTTGTAGCCATGGTTAAATATTTATTTAATTACAAGTACGGAGATAGAAAAGTTATTTCCGATAAAGAATTTTTCGCCAATTGTGAGAATTCTGTGAAAATAGCATCAAATATGGGTTAACAATTCTCCGAAATAACCTTAATTTCATCACATTTATCTTTTACACAAGTTTTTAATTGTTTGTTTGCATTAATAATATTACGGACAACACCGAGTTGTGTTTCGGTTGGTGTGCATTCGCAAGCTAGTGAAATATAATATTTATCATTTCCGTCGGATGCTTCTAGTCCATTTGAAACATTACCCGATTCCATAAAATTCAAAAAATCACAATTTGAGCAATTTGGTGGATATTCAAACCCTGGGGGTTCGGTTGGTTCGTATGAAGTTGGTGGTGATGTGTTTAAACATTTATTTGCTAATGATGTTAAATTACATTTTTCATAGTCGGAAACACAGTCTTTATAATTTATATTTTTCGTTTTTAGGTCATCTAATATACTTAATTGTGAGTCAGATGGTAAGCATCCGCATTGGTTTGCAAAGATTTTTTTTCTATTAAAATTTGTTTGATCTGTGTCTGTGTCTGTTATACAGTCTGTAAACATTTTTTCAAAAAATTCACAATCTTCGCATTCAAAGTATTTTTCTAGAATGCATTTATTATTAATATCATCCATTTCGGGATTATCATCATCGGTAATATTTTTATTAAATAGTGTGTTCTGTAGTTTTATGTGGTCTATGGTTGGTACACACCCACATGAATCGGAAACATATAGTCTTTTTTGTAAAATAGTTTTATCGTTATCGTTCAAGTCTATGATGTTATCATAGGCCATTTTCATACAAGGTTTGTTTATGTGTTCTTTAAATGTACAATTAGTACAAACAGGATTAATAGATGAAAAACAATCTATAAGCAAATCATTCATTTCGGGTAAGCATATATTTTCACCACAGTGTTTAATAGTGTCTGCGTCCATATTCTTAATTATGTCGAGTTGTTGTTCTGTGGGTGAACATTTCATATTTGACTGATCTTTCATTCCGTTAAAAAATTGACAACTTGAACAAACTCCTTCTGAATTAATAATATTGCTATTGTTGATCGGTGGAATATTAACTTTATCATCTTTATCCACTTTATTGTTTACAACAATTGCTATAATAATTGCTGTAATAATTGCTAAAATAATTGCTAAAATGGTTAATGTGCTTTTTGGATATTTTTTAACTAGTTTTATAAAATCTGTGAATAATGTCATTACTTTATAATTAGTTAATATTTTAAATATTTTATATATTATAAGTAAATGGCACAGTTAGCCGATTATATAGCATTAATAAGGTTAACTCCCGAAGAACATGGGTATATGCATAAATTAGCTGTTGAATCATATGACGATATTTATAATAACATAATGTCAAAAGGAAAAACTAAATTAAGATCTCAATTTTTAGGAGGTAATCCAGTAACTTTGGAGAAAAAGGATTTTCCAACCTTGGTAAATAATGAATATGTTGTGTCTACCAAAGCTGATGGTATGCGTTTTTTGCTTATGATTGGTAATAAATCAGAATTCGATCAGCGTCATTTATTTTTCGTCGATCGTAATAAGGATTTTTGGATTATTGTTAACAATGGAGAAGAATTACCCAAAATAGGTAATATTCCTAATTGTTTGATTGATGGAGAGTTATTGTTATGGGGTGGAGATTTGGTGTATAATGAAGATATTATACGATTGACGCCTGTTAATAAGATAAAACCTTTGATGGTATTTTCTGCATTTGATATTTTATATGGTCCGACAGATCCAAAGTTTGATGGTGTTAATGCAAATTTAAAATTAGATTTGGGAAGTTCTGGTGGATTTATGGGTCCTAAGGGTGGTTATAGGTGGCCATGGAATAAGCGTTATTCTGTGTTGAGTACTATGTTGACTAATGATTATTCTAGTTTAAAATCATATAATTCCAATTTAGATACATTATTTAGATTTAAGATGGTTGTATCACCATTTATAGATCTTAAAACAGTATTAAAGGCCAAAGATCCATACAGTTATATGAAAACAGTGTTTAGTAAGGGTCTTAAATATCAATTTCCAGAAATTCCTACCGGGTTGGTTAAAAAAACAGATGGTTTAATTTTAACACCGACCAATACAGAATATTTGAAGGGTTCGTGGACATTTTGTGGTAATGACCAGTTTAAATGGAAACCTTCTGATGAATTAACGGTCGATTTAAAAATTGGTAAGGAAATTAAGATTATTATTGATGTAGATGGGGAGTCTCAAACAATAGCTGGTTACTCTGGATATACTCGTAGGGGAAATAAGATGGTAAGAATAGGTAATATAATATTTGATTCAAATGTGAAGCCGAAGGCGAGTATAGTTGAATGTTTGTGGTTAAATGATCCAAATAATCCAACTATATTTGAATATAAGAATGATAGACTTGATAAGAAACAACCAAATGCTGAAAAAACTGTTTTAAGTGTTATTGAGGCTATTAGGGATCCATTTTCTATGAAAGCTTTAAAGATAGTTTATGAATATGGTGTAGATAAATTAATAACTATTTCAAAAACGAATAAGATTCCAAAGCAGATAGAAACAGTTTTACATCAACTAAACGAACCGTTTAAAATTAAATGTATATTAAATAAATTTCCAGAAAAGATATTTAGTATAGATGAATTAGAAAAGTTAAGACAGCTCGTCGTTAAGGCTCAAAAAAATCCAAATTCCGAATTAGAAACTAGATTTAACTTTCCAATGAATCTTCCATATTTTAATTGTTTGGTTTCTAAGCTAAGGGATAGTGATTATGTTCAACCATTGCCTGTATTAAAATTATATGGTAAAAACGGTGAAAGAACTAGTAGTGTAATATTGGGTGATCATAAAGTAAGGGAAGAATCTACTGTTAAGAGTACTATAGATAAGATAAGATTTAATAAAAATTATGTTATGGGGAAATTAAATTATGATATAAAACATTTAGATACAGTGTTATCAGAAGAGAATATATATAAACCGAATAAACTATTTAAACCAGAACTGTATAGATACCAAGTTAGATACGAAATAGACCCACTTCCATTATCACCCATCGGTAAAACTCCAAGTGTATTATGGAGACTAGATATAACAGAATATGGGGATTCGAAAATAAGTAGTGAAAAAGCCAAACATGAGTATGAAATAAATCCCAAGACCAGTATAGAAATAGAATATGCTCCGGGTGACCAAGAAAATTCTGTATGGAAATATTACGAGGATAATATGAGTCAAAAAAATTTAATGAATGTTATTGATATATTTAGATTGAATGTTGGTGGTAATATTAATTCTGCAATCGTAAAGAAGAAATTGGATGAGCGTGTGGATAAATTGTTAAGGATAGATCCTGAATTTGCTGTTAAAGATTATTGTAAGCTTGTTAATTGGGTTTTAAAAATAATATATGGTTAATTTAAAATTACATTAATAATTCAATATGGGTTATTGATTTCATAGATAATTTAATTTTTGAAACCAACGTTAATTTATTATTATAACAATTTAAAATTCTCAAACGTGGTAAATAGGGGAGTGTTTTTAAACTATTATAACTACAATTTAAATTATTCACGAGTGGTAAGTGTGGTAGAATTGATAAACTATTATGACTACAATTTAAAATAGTCGCGCATGGTAAGTCGGGAAGGGTTGTTAATTTATTATAATCACAATATAATTTAGTCACTTTTGGTAAATTTGGTAAGGTTATTAATTTATTACCGTTACAATATAATTCTTGTACGTTTGGTAAATATGGTAAGATTATTAATTTATTACCGTTACAATATAATTCTTGTACGTTTGATAAATCTGGTAAGGTTATTAATTTATTACCGTTACAATATAATTTAGTCACTTTTGATAAATCTGGTAAGGTTATTAATTTATTACCGTTACAATATAGTTCTTGTACGTTTGGTAAATTTGGTAAGGTTATTAATTTATTACCGTTACAATATAGTTCTTGTACGTTTGGTAAATTTGGTAAGGTTATTAATTTATTATAGGCACAACTTAATTTTTTCACGCTTGGTAAGTTTGGAAGAATTGTTAAATTGTTATTACTACAACGTAATTCGGTCAAACAAAAAGGTAGAGTGGGTAGAATGTGCAAATCATTACGTTCACAAACAAGAGTAATTAGATTTGTAAATTGTGTTATTTTTACGTTTTTTATGAACTCTCCTTGTTTGAGGTATCTTGTGTTATTATCTAATTTTAATTTTAAAATTTTTGTTGGGTCTTTATTTTTTATATGAATATAATCTATTAGGTCATGATAATATCGTGATAAAAGTGGTTCGTATATTAATAGATTATCCACGTCCTTGTCGTTTCCAAGATAAAATTGTACATTATTTAAAATATCAACAATCATATTATATGTTTATTAAATTAATAATTATATCTCTAAATTATTGAAATAGTTTAAAAATATGAATAATATTAATAATAAAATGGATAACAAATTAAATGTATTATGGTTTGGGGATATTGGAAGAAGGAATAGTTTTTCTCGTATTTCTGAATCAGTGATACCATTTCTTGCTAAAAAATGCCAGATAACAGTATTGGCACCTCCCGAACATCAAATACTAGACCCATTTTATTGCGAAAACACAGAAGTAGTAAACATAGGAGATTCCGCTCAAATAGGTATAAAATACGATGATTTTAAAAAAATGGTGCCAGATGCTCCCGAGGATCAATTGATGATGAAATATTCTTTGTTGCAGGCTGGATTTTTGTGTGATAATAAAAAAATAGATGTTTTGGTGTTTCTTGGTGGGAATTTTGTTATTGAGTGGTTTATGAGGCTTATTAATCAGCGTAGAACTTGTATTCCGTCTAAGATTGTTGTTTGGACTCCTTTTGAATATATCCCTAGTGATTCAATTATTGAGAATATTATTAAGGCTGATTATTTGGTAACAACGAATCCAATAATGGCTGGTATATTAGGTCACCACAAACCTGTTGAATGGGTACATCATGGAATATCTCCTACTTTTAGAAAAATTAAGAGGAAAGAAGCTGTACATAATTTAAATAAAATTAGAGAAAGTTTTTATTTGTGTGTTAATAAATTTAATAAAAATGATAAAATAATTTTGAATGCTAATAATTTTATTCCCCGAAAGCGGTTAGATTTGACTATGGATCTTTGTGTAAAAATTTGGGATGATCCTTTGGTTGTTATTAAACCTAAGCTTTGGTTGCATACTAATACTAAGGATCCTAAGTTTAAGGGTTTTATAAATGTTTATAAGAAATTTTTAGATATGGGTTTGGTAATTATTACGCGTAACAATACAAGTGAAGAAACACTAAATAATATTTATAACATGTGTGATATTGGGTTACAAACATCTACTGGTGAAGGGTGGAGTTTGACTAATTGTGAGCATGAATTAACTGGTGCTATACAAATAGTTCCTGATTTTTTGGCGACTAAGTTTAATTTCTCCGATTCTGGTTTGTTGATTCCGGTTACTTTGGAAACGGAAAATAATAACACTGTTGGTATTATTGATAAAACCGAAGGAGAAAACATATTAAAGAAATGCGTCATTAATAGATTAGAAAGAAAAGAAAGTATAAATAAATATACTTGGGAATCAGCAGCATTAAAGTTATTAGAAATATTAGAAAAATGTCGGTAATTTCTTATAAGAATTTTGACTTTACTAAGTTGGAGTTTAGTAATGTGAAGGCAAGTAAAACTGGACCCCGAACTGTCTATTTTAATTATCCCAATCAGGAAGATACGTTTTTCCAAACTCCTAAAGTTAAAGTAACGTTTAATCCTTATGACACTAATTTTTGTGTTACGGCTGATGAAGCGCTAGAATCTAAGCTTCGTGAATTTGAGACTCATATTATTAATAATGCTGTTAAACATAGTTCTGAGTGGTTTGGTGGTGTTAAGACTAAGGATGAGGTTGAGTCTATGTTTATTTCACTTCTTTCTAAATCAAGTGGTGATTTCCCTCCATTTGTACGAATTAATTTTACACAGGGTTGTGAAATTTACAACAATGATGCTGAAATGGTGGATAATAGTAAAATTATTCGTGGTACGCAGGTACGTCTTATTCTAAAGTTTGTTAAATTGTATATTAAGGAAAAGGATGGTGGTGGTTTGACTATGAGGTGTAATTTCGATTTGAATCAGGTTCGTATTTCTGAGCAGCCTGAGGAATCTAAGCCAACTAGTTATGCATTTGTGGATTCGGATGAAGAATAATAATTTAGGTGCGTAAGTAATTTAATAAATAAATAGTATTGATTGTTAAAGACTATGTCAGTATTGATGCCTACTGAAGTACAGTTGGATAAACTTGTATATCATACGCCTATTAAGGAAAAAGGTTACCATAAAAGTATAATAACGTATAGTGATAAAATAAAAGAAGTAATTTTACAAACTCCTCCTTTAGAATTAAAGGGTTTAAATGATGGTTTTGAATTAAAGATAACAAAAAATAAAAAGCAAGCAAATTTTTATACGATTCTTAGATCATTGGAGCATGTTTCCATAAATACTATGACAAATAATTCTGAATCTTGGTTTGGTAAGAATATTCCCCAGAATAAACTTAAGTCTATGTTTAGAAGTTGTTTGTATAGTCCCGATACTATTAATGGTGAATTTACACTTAGACTCAAAAAAGATAAACATATTCAGATTTACAATTCAAAAAAACAATTAACAACCATAGATGAAATAAAACCAGAAGATAATCTGTTGTGCTTATTGAAAATAAACGGTATTCTTTTTGGGAAAAATACATCCAAGTTGGATATTAGAATCGTACAGATAAGAGTATGTCCCGAACCAACCAAACTCCCACAAGGATGTAACGTTAACAACGACTCGGATGAAGAATCTGTAAGTGACTACGATTCAGACATGGATAATGATTTTAATTTTACGAGAACTGTATCCGACGTTGTACATAAATCAAAAGAAATTGACGATAATGTTAGAACGGTGGATTATGTTATTCCAGAGTCTTTGGCTAAGATGCAAGAATTAGATATTCAAAAGAATGATCACGAACCCGTTGTTGATTCTGTCGTTGATTCTGTAATTGATTCTGTCGTTAGTGCTGTAACAAGTGTTATGTCTGGTGGAGAAGAAGAAGAAATTATTCAGCCAATTATTGATTCAGATTTTGATGCTATACTTAAAAATTTAAGAGTTAAGATGGCAAATGCTGCATCCGATGGAGATTTAAGAAGAATAGAAGAAATTGCTTGTGAAATAGTACAACTTAAAGCTTCTAAATAAATGTTAAAAAAATCTTAAAAAAACAATAAAAAACATAAAAAACATGAATATCCAAAGATATTTTGGGTACTCTTCAGTATCTTTAACAAGAGTGATCATTTTAATTTCATTCGTGTTCAAGGTATCAACACTTCCTTTAGATATGCTAATACATCCTCCTATTATATCACGTTTGTATTTAATGTCTAAACCATCTATCAATGATCCGTGTATACTAATGTCGGGACAAGAATTAGTGTTGTGTGGATACATAGCGTGTTTATAATATCCTTTATCTCCCCACTGTTCACCCCAACTATTTTTAATTATCCAGTATCCAATGGGTCCATTGGGACTTTCTGATGTTCCCCAACCTACTATTAATGCGTTGTGATATCCAACTATTTTCGAATTATTTGAAATATAAACTTCCGTTTTAACGTCGAATATGTCTTCATATATTACGTAACCTGTTATAATTGGGTTTAGTAATATATAACGTTTTATAGTATCCAATCCATTTGTTATTGAAATTTTATCACCGGTTGAATTAACTAGTTCTGAAGAGGATGATCGTAATGGGGAAATATTAGCTATATCTTTAATTTTATAAACTGTTAGGTCTTTTATGTCTGTTCGTGTGCATAATTGTTTATAATCTCCTTGTGTTGAATTATTAACTACTGTACCATTTTGTTGTAAAAATACTAATGCGTTGTAAACAGAATCACCACCACACCCCCATTTTTTATAATATGTACTAATATGACTTGGTCCATAACATGATACGACAAAACTAGGGTCTAATTCTTTTTTAAACAAATAAGATAAGGATTCTATGCAACTCAACACCCAACTATCGGAACAATCACTCGTTTGTTCTTTTACTGGGAATAGTTGTTTGTGGACAAAATTTGTTGGTAATTTGTCTGGCATTGATAATAATTCTTTAACGTCATAGTTTTGTATCCTATTAATATTATTTTCAGAATTAAATTTAAAGACAGTAGTCATGCTTACTATTATCTTTGATTTTAATTTAATTTTTTTTAAAAGAAATTTTTATTATTTTTTAGAGTAATGCTTCAATTATTGCCGGTAATGGTTTATACCCAACAACACTCTTACCAGTATTTTTAGAATATAATGCAGGTACTCCTCTAAATTCCTTTAGTAATTCCTTTGCTATATTCTTACCATCGTCTGTACTTACATCAACCATTTCAACCATCTCTAATACACCGGCTTCAGAAAATTCACCCTTAATCTTGCTGCACCAACCACACGATGGAGAAACAAATAGTATTATATCTAATTCTTGAACCTTATTAACTGCTTCGGATGGGTCCATTTTCGGTGTATCGACAGGCTTCTCAGATGGTTTGGTTTTATTTAGTGAATCAATCAGTTCTTTGACACTGGGTTTAAACCCAACTGAACCGGTTTGCATCTTTTTGGATATAAATGACGGAATTCCCTTGTCTGCTGCACCTAGTTCTTTTGCGATTTTCTGTCCTTCGGGTGTAGTAACATCTACTACTGTTATGGAGTTAATTGAATCTATTAATACGTCGTCCATTTTCTTGCACCAAGGACATGTTGGTGATTTAAAATATATTATATCTAATTCTTTTAGGTTTCCCGTTTTTGAGCCAATATTAATAATATTATTAAATCCAGACTTAATATTTGAGAATGTGTCTGGTGAATTTGTGTCTCCGTTATAGTAACAAGTCCCAGTAAACATTATGAATATTAAAATAATAATGCCAATCCATATAGCTTTATCTTTGTCTATACCTAATCCTTTTGTTGGGTTTGTGGACCCCATCATAAAACCTCTTTTGTTACTGCTAATAATAGGTCCCAATTTTTTTGCGTGTCTTAAGCTATTCATTATTAATATACTATAGATTAATATTTTTAATAAAACGAAATAACTTAAAAAAACGATTAGTATATTAATTAAAGTAAAATGTTTTCTGGGTATAACAAAATATTAGTTCTTTCTGATTCAGAAGAAGATATAACATATATAATAGATAATGTAAATGATAATGTAACTATTTTATATAAATACGGAAATAATATTTCTAAGTATTTATTTAAGAAAGGTATTGAAAATATTAATTTTATTTGTCCGGTCCAAAGTATAGAAAGTGATCTTGGTATAATAATTAAAATCGGTAAACCAGATCTTATAATAACTAAAATTGATTTGGATGACGAACATCTTTTATTGTGTGAAGAAAATAAGATTACAATATTTAATTTTACTAGTAAAGATTGTATATGTGGAGAATGTAGTACATTAACTAATTATCTAGGATTGACAAAAATAAATAAAATATGTTCTGATAAATGTATAATGAACGAACATCCAGAATTTAATGATCTGATTGGTAATATTGTTAGCAATAAAATACAATCCACTATTGAAAAATCATTTAGTAATTCCAAAAAAAATATTGGTACTTTTAAAAATCAAGATCAAGATCCAGTTGAAAAAAAGAAAACAGAAAAATTTCAAAAAATAGCATTGTTAGATGCAAAAAGACATGCATACCAATTAAGGAAAAATGATTATATTAGGAGTATGAGATCACAATCCAATACAAAGGAAATATTTGATGATGATTTAAATAATAATAATGTAGTCACTAAACCAGAAGTATTAAAAATGTGTAAAGCCACAACAAAAAAAGAAGGAAAAGCGTGTAGTAATAAGTCTACAAAAGGAAGCGAATATTGTGGTATAGTTGGACATAGAAAAATGGACCCCAATTATAAAAATGTTAAAAACAATAAAAGTAGTTCTAATAAAAAATTTGAAAAATTAGCAAAGGGTATGAAATTATCTTTCTCCTAAACTGTTATTTCTTTTTCGTTAATTTCTTTTTCGTTAATTATTGGTTCTTCAATTATTTCTTTTTCGTTAATTTCTTTTTCGTTAATTTCTTTAACACACCTCAAAGCGGCTGTATATCCTCTGTAATATAATGTAATTTTATTATCCAACGATAATACGAATGATATACTTCCATAATCGTCTGCATTAATTTTGTATACTGTTCCTTCATATTTTGTTGATTTTCGCATTCTTGTTTCGATAAGATTCATTATTTTAATAATATATGAAGTATTGCTTACATCAACTTCTTCTTGTTTGTTTGTTACCCAAAAACCAATTCCATCTTTAGATAATAAGTGCATTGGAAAATTTTCTAATAATGCACCATCAACATATCTTTTATTCTTGTAAAGAAATGGTGGAAAAATCAACGGTATTGACATGCTTGCTAATATGGCATAATATACTGGCATATCTGGTGTCGTTTCATGATTAAAATATTCTAATCCATCTTCTCCCGAATCTAATGAAACTGCTGATATGTTTAAGAATACTTTATTTTTATTATACAATGATTTAAATGTAATCATGTGATCTATTTTTTTATCTAACACTTGCATTATCCACAAACGATATTTCCCCCCTTCTAAAACAGACCCACAAGTTAGTAATGAAGTAACTGAAATATCTTGAAAATCTGAAATATCTTGTTTTAATACGGTTTCCATCATTTCTTCTATGGTATATCCTATTAGATACAAAACACAAATAAACGATCCTATTGACACTCCATATAATTTAGTTAATTCTAAAAGATCGTGTTCAATTAAGCATGCTAAAACACCTATATAAGATATACCTCTATTAGCAGCTCCAGCTAAACATAATTCTTTTATTTTAGTCATTATTATTAGTAATAGTTATTTTAATGCCTTATTTTAATCGCACATTATTATTTACAAAGATAGATTAATAAATATCATATGTTAATTTGACCGATTCTACTATAATAAGTAAACACCATATAAATATTAACAAAACAGATGCTATAAATTTCAATCGTTTAGGTTTTATTTTTATATTTGTAAAAGGTATTTTCGCGCCTTTTAGTAAACCAAACCCAATTATACCGGTTATAAATATAAGTAATATATATGACACCAATCCAATTACTGAATATATTTTACCACTCGTTAGCAAAATTTCAGTATCGGAAAGCTCTTTGTTATTTATTTCTTTATCGCTTAATTTATCACTCATTATATATACTATTTATTTTATTTTTTATGACATTTTATGTCTTCCAATATTTCATCAGCCATAACGACTAATTTTTGAGCCAATGGACAAGTATTACATTTATCTAAAAAGAATTTAGAATCCATAAGATAACGATATACTTTTTTAATATGGTCTTTACATTCTGGAGGACAAGGACATAATACTGGTTTACTTGTATCGCATTTACATGGATCGCATTTACATGGATCGCATTTACATGGATCGCATTTACATGTAGACATTATATAATGATACTAAAGATATTAATATTATAAATAATATATTATGGTAAAAATATTTACTATCATTTTATTTATTTTATTAACAATTATAGTTTCTTTTTTCCTTATTTGGTGTTTTTCATTCTTAATTGGAATTGAATATATAACAAAATCACTTAATTTTGAAATAACCGATTATTTGAATGCCCAAATAAATTCAGAACCAATATTCGAAAATAGAGTTTATAGTGTTGATTACTTGGATAAGGATTTAGCTGAAGCCATAATTAATAGCGGAGCTGTTTTGGGTACTCACCAATCTTATAGTTATAAAACAACCAATACATTATTAGGTTCATTTGACTTTGCATATTCCATCCCATTTATTAATCCACTAATTAACGGTTTTGTACAAACTCAGTCTTTAGATATAAAACAACAACTTGAATTGGGTACACGACTTATGGACATACGAGTATCTTATCACGATAATAAATATGTTGTAGATCATGGTGTAATACTTGGATATTTTGACGAATTTATAGATGAATTTTATAAAGCTGTTGATGATTTGGGATTATCTGAAACTGATATAAAGGTTGTTTATAAACTAAGCAGATTTTCTGAACCGGGTGCAAATGCGAGTAGTATTAAAACATATATAGAAAATAATAGTAAATATAGTTCAAAATTTATAACTGATTATGATAGGGGAATATACCTAGACAGTAATTCTGTTTTAAGTATTATGGATATGTTGAAATATCCAAAATCTAATAGATTGCAACTCATTCTAACACAGCAAACCGAAATGATAATAGTTTTCGTATTTGTAAATATAATAGCAGCAATTATAATAACGATCTTAATAATAATAACAACCCGTAAAGTGATTAAGTATTTTTACTAGTTTTCCAATCGTTAAGTAGTATAATTCAGTCTTCATTTAATATAATAAAATATTTTATTCATTAATATCCTATGTAATTGACATTTATATATGTATTGTATAATTAATACGCAAATTTAACTTTCTTGAATATATTTGACATTACTATTATCTATATAAATTAAATAATATTAAAGATAAATATTGCTAGGTAAATAAGTAATATAATGGATTTGTTAACTAGTTTTGTTAGGGATCCTGTTTGTGTGGAAAGTGTTTTGGAAAATGATTTGATTTTCCATGCTATTTCTTGGTTTGGGAAGGATATAGAAAATGACGTTGACAATGAAGATGAAAATGAAGATGAAAATGAAAATGAAAAAGAGTATCAAATTTATGTTCATGGTGTAACTCAAAATGGAGAATCTGTGTGTCTTAGGATTATGAATTATATTTATTATTTTTATGTAAAAATTCCAGATCGTTATCAGGGAATTTGGTCGGATGAACAAACAACTTTATTTTATAAGCATTTGAAGTTTAGGCTTGGTAAAAAGGTCGGTGTTGGTTTGGTAAATAAGACTTTGGTTAATAAAGTTGACATTATGGGTTTTAGGAATTTAGAGCAAGAGAAATTTATTAGGCTTTGTTTCAAAACAGAACTTGCTGCATCTAGATGTAAATATTTATTTAAAAAACCATTAAAAATTCCATCACTATCCCATACTGGTATAAAATTTGTTCTTTACGAATCTAATTTAGATATGATAGTAAAATTTACACACCTTAGAAACATTCGAACTGCTGGATGGATTAGGGTTAAAAAAGGAGATTTTAGTCTTGAGAATGACAATATTAGTACTTCTCAAATCCAGGCAACGGTTTATTGGAAACAAGTACATCCATATCTAGTCAAAGATGAAAGTTTGGTTGAATTAATTGATTATCAAGATATTGCTCCTTTTAGGATTTTGAGTTGGGATATTGAGACTCAAAGTTCTCGTGGATTTCCAGAATTTCCGAATGCTGAAATTAAGGGTGATTTTATTTCACAGATAGGTTGTTGTTTATGGATATTTGGTAAACAGAAGATTAAGTTTATTCTGAGTAGTGTGTATTCGGATCCTACTGAAGATGGTATTGTTATAAATTGTAAAAATGAGAAAGAAATGATTAAAACATTTTGTGATATTATTTGTAATTTAGATCCTGATATGTTAACTGGTTATAATACATGGGGTTTTGATGATAAATATTTGTGGAAAAGAATTGAAATTAATGGATTAAATAATTATGCAAATAAATTGTCTCGTATCGTTGGTGTGGAGCCAACATTAGAGGTAAAAAATCTAAGTAGTGGTGCTTATGGACATAATGAATTTAAAATATTAACCTGTCCCGGTAGAGAAACAATCGATTTGATTATTGCTATTCGTCGTGAACATAAATTAGATTCTTATAAGCTTGGTAGGGTTGGTATTTATTTTAAGCAAGGTACTAAAGTTAGTATGATTGATACAATTGGTAAAGATGGTTTATTAACATTGGGGTATTTGGAATCTGAGATAGATAATCATAATAATCCTGACTCTGAAAAGGAGATTAGTGAATATGACGTTATGTTTAGAATTACTAATAATGCCGACCCTTGTCAGGTAAAAATAGTATGTGATTATTGTATACAGGATGCTAATCTTGTAATTGATTTAATGGAAAAGTTGTGTATTATTCCAAATAACATCGAAATGGCTAAAAGTACCAGAGTACCTATAAGTTGGTTGCTTCTCAAAGGTCAACAATGTAAAGTATTTAGTCAATTGTTGTTTGAAACAAGAATTAGAGGTTTTGTAGCTCCTTTGGTAGAACACATAGAAGGACCACCTCCACAGAAATTTAAGGGCGCAACTGTACTTACGGCTTTGAGGGGGGCATATTTCGAGCCAGTTTCGGGTTTGGATTTCAAAAGTTTATACCCTTCTATTATGATAGCATTTAATATGTGTCATTCAACTTATGTTTCCGACCCTAAGTATTTGGGAATAGATGGTGTTGAATATGAAACTATTGCTTGGCATGAAGAAGCTCATAAGGATGATAATACTAAGGAGTGGGTTGATGCGGCAGATTATTCGTTTACATTTGTTCAAAATATTAAGGGTATTTTGCCTGATATTTTAGATCGGTTATGGAAAGATCGTAATGAGACTAAGAAAATAATGAAATCGGAGATTAAGAAATGTAAACAAAAATGTGGTGATAATTGTGGTGGACTTTGTGATGGCAGTGGTTTCAAAGCTCAAGTGTTAAATGGTAAACAGGCTGCAATTAAAGTAACTATGAATTCTATTTACGGTTTTACTGGTGTAACTAATCATGGAATGTTACCATGTAAACCAATTGCTGCAAGTGTAACAGCAAAGGGAAGAGATATGATTGCCCATACTTCCCAAATGGCTCAGGAATTATATTCTTGTACGACAACATATGGTGATTCAGTTCCCGGTTACCAGGAGGTTAAGGTGAACATTAATGGGGTTGAAACTAATTTGAAGATAGAAGATTTGTATGATAAGTACTCGAAAATAGTTCCTAGTATTGATTATACAAATGGTGGGAGAGATAAAAAACAACTAATGGTTTGTGAAGAACCTATTGATGCTTGGACGTATAATGGTTGGAAGAAATTGAGGCGTGTAATTCGCCACAAGACAAAAAGTCGTATGTATAAAATTACAACTGATAAAGGTGTTGTCTTCGTAACTGAAGATCATAGTTTGATAGATTTGAATGGGGAGCAAATAAAACCCACACAATTAAGAGTCGGTACAAAGCTAAGCGCTTCCAAGCCTATTAACTAAAATAACCAACTTCTTCGTGACCTTTTATAAAAATATGAGTGAATATTCCAGCTACACCTTTGAAAGTCTTACTCCTGCTAAACGGTTTTTCTGTGATTTTAATAATATTGTCTATAAATTCAGTTTGAAATAAATTTGAATATTTACCTTTTCCTTGGATATTTTCTTGTCTTGAACTAATTATGTTATTATTTTTTGTCCATTCTAAAAAATAAGTTATCAATTTTTTAACAACTACTTTATTTCTACAATCGTCTGTTAATACCAACTCTTTATCAACAAATTTTTCATAAACAATAAAATCAAAAAAATTAGATCTCGAATATGTACTCTTAAGTTCCAACCCCACCCACCCAACCACCTTTGAATAATTCATATTACGTGCTTTATCTTGTATTGAAATTCCCGAATTACTTTTTATTCCGACAATATTCTCCAATTTTGATTTTATTTCTTTTGTAAAAGAAGTGCTAAGATTTCCTATACCATTGCGTATAACTTTAGATGATGGAATGTTGTTCTTATCAACCCAGTCCTCAAAATCCTCTATTATTAGACACAATGGAGTTTTTGTTTTATCATTTGTTATTATAACACAATCGTTTATGAATTTATTATAATGGGTTTCTAAAAAATATTGACGAGCCGTGTCTTTGTTAACTAAACGGTTCTTGTTATATTTCATTACGAATGTTATCAAATTTTCAATAGACCCACTAACATTATACGTATCATACATCATTACAACAAAATCAAGTATGTGTTTTAATTGGTCATAAGACATGCTAAACCATTCTGGTTTTTTAGCTCTCCAATTTTTTAATAAAACTTTTACAAGATTTTCTATTTCCACAACATTATCACTTTCATAAGTAAACAAATACTCAAATTTAGGATTACTGGAACGATGTTGTTCAATCCTCAGTGTTAGATCTTCTGTTATACCTATTTTAACCAAATTTTTATATATTGGAGTATGACCTATATACAACTTATTTTTCTTTTTTTTTAACTGATTGATAACTTCTTGTTGCTCACCTAATTTACTCTTTAATTCTATTGATTCAGATTCCTTAATCTTTAATTTTTCCTTTATTTCCATTGATTCATTGTCTTTATTCGCCAATTTCATCCTAAGATCCTCAGATTCCTCTCCAACCGTTTCATTAATTAGTTCTTCCAATTTGATGTAATAATCGTGTATCTCGTCAGCCTTATCCGTTCGCGACTTCATACAAAATTTCTTAAACGTACGGATTGTCATCGTTATGGTTTCACTTTTTCTATCTCCTCCGTGCTTGATTCCTCCGTTTGCAGTAATCAAGTTTTCTACTACGTAATCTACATCTTTTACAAAATTTTTCTCCAAAAGGGTTTTTGCAAACCCAATTCTACCAAATCCGACCCATTTCCATACATCATTAAGCTTTACTACAAAGTCACTAGCTTGGTCATAATTCAAATAGCAATAAAAACTGCTAACAAAAAGTTGTTGCTGGGTATCCGTAAAAATATTCTTAATCTTATTTACTAATTTACTTTGATAATCACCATTAAGTTTGATGATAGGGTTATTTTCTATGAGTGTTACTATATCTAAAGCCTTACAGGCCCGGTCTGTCGGACCGGATTTACTTTGTAAATTTAATGAAACCATTTAACATATCAACAACCTTATTCTTTAAACCGATTTGTTGTTTTTTACACAATTGTGTGAGTTTATCCAATTTTGTGCATAATTTTACAAAATTTCTTAAACGTACGGATATGTAAGAAAATGAACGATATAATAATATAGTAGTAATAAGCAATTTATTTACTTTTATAATAATAAGTTTCCCCTTTTATTATTTTTTTCTTGTTACAGTGAACCATATTCTTTCTGAAATAACAAACAAAACTAAGTCTAACATTCTTGTCGTCTGCCTTTAATTGAGTATTACAATGCCACTGATGTACATCCATAATAACAAAATCTAAAGGTTTAACATCAATTGCAAGTTTAAATTGTGGAAATCCAAGATATCCACCTTGATAAGTATCGTCTCCTAATATTGTTAAATTCCCCAACCCTTCTTCAAAATCTCCTTTGTCTTTATGACAAGCGGTTCTCCAATTGTAATTACTAGTAATAGTTGTAAATGGAGTTTTACCAACTTGCATTTTAGGAGGACAGTTTTTAAAGAGGTCAAGTTGTCGTTTGTATTGTTTGGGAGCCAAACGTTTATACAATAATGAAATCTTTTCAAAAAAAGGAATTACTTGCTCCCATTTTTCAAAGTTGTCTCTTGTAAATGCAGTTGTTCGACAGACATTAAATGTTTTAAAATGAGGTTTTACACTTAAATGTGGACGATCGTAAAACCCTGTTATCTTGCTTCTATCATTTCTAGCTTCATAATTTCTATTTGGATCGTTATAAAACGCAGATGTTTTATTTTTAAATGAAGTAATTTTATCTTTTTTCCCTACTTTATTACCTAATTTTTCATAAATTTCACGAGTTATATCTAAATTTTTTTTAGATAACTTAATTGCATTTTTTCTAAATTTAAAAATCAGTTGTTTTTTTCCTTCATCGTTAACCCAGTAACAATCAGTATCTTTGTCTATAACATTTTTAAAGTGTCTATTATCAAAGTGTTTTCCTTCACATTCTTTATTGAAGATAGAATCTGTGTATGCTTTTGCTACTAATAATATTTCAACCATTTATTAAATTGCAAATATTTTTTAAAATGTAATTAAACTAACCCAAAGGTATCAATATTTATTAGTTTTTATTAGTTAATCTAATTCATTCCGAATACACTATTATGTGCTTCTTGATACTCTTCCATTATCCTGTATTTACTTCCTATCTTTTCCATTATATTCAAAGTACCATAATTCCCATTAACTTGCATACTCAAAGCAGCTGCTGGTTGTTTGTAACCAGAATCTTCCAGAATTTTCAGAATCTGAGTCTTGGTATAACTCTTGTTTTCTAAACTTCTTACAAATTTGGCAATAGAAGTAGTCTGAGTAATAGATTGTCTAAACTTCTCTATAATGACAGATGCGTCCATTCTACCCCTCGGTTCAACTTCTCCACATTCTTCTCCTGAATCTTGGACATTCGCCTTTGCAATGTCTGCAGACTCCTTGGTCAAATACCACTCTCCGTCTACCTTTAGATTATTTTGTTTACGGATCTTGGTATTTGAACATACTTTGCATTCACCAATCTCTTCTGAGAATGCACTAACAGATACCTTAATATCTGCGTATGGATTCTCTTTAAAGTTCTCAATCTGTGTCATAACATCTTTGTGGTGATTATAAATAACACCCAATACTTTCTTAGTCGCAAATATCTTGGTAGTAGGTTGTTTGTGGTTCTCGTCAAATGGATAGAACCCTTGCCACCTCTTTCCACCCTGTACCGTATTATCAATCTGTTTATTATTTGTTGTAAAGACTTGATTGGTACAAATCAACATATCAAAACAATTCTTCGGTTTCTCTTCAAGTTCCGATCTACAAGACTGTGCTCTCTCAATCATATTTCCTCCAATAACAAACAGATTTATATCATACTTCTTCCCATTTTTTTTACACTTATTCAACCAATACGTTTTTATTATGTTCAAAGAATCACTAACAGATCCATTAACCTCTATTTCCTTCTTGCGTTTATTATTAAACTTAGGATAAAAAATTTTGGAAGACCCGTTGTTAACAACTACACAGAAACATTTGAAATTACTCGACAAATATTCTTGTGTATCTTTGTGATCTTTTTGGAACTTGGATGTAGAAATTACTCCAGCCCTAACATTACCACCAGCCCAAGGATAATGAGTAAATTTTCCTACAAGAGACCCCAAACTTTTAAACCCTAGTGACCCATCCTCTTCTAGATACTCATCAATTTCAAATTTTTTTGCATTTTTATGTTCTGTTGTAATAATAAATTTATTCTGTTTGATAGAGTGTATATTTTTCCCGATTAGTTTAACATTCTTTTGAACAGCAGCAAGAATACTCAACCAAGTTGCTGTAACAAATAAAGTATTTACATTGTCTCTCGCCATAATATTCTGAGTTAATACTACTCTTTGTGCTCTCTCTCTATTGTAAATATCGTCAACAGTACCAACATCAGCTTCATCAAAAATAACATTGAAATTATCAGTTTGTGATTCTTTGATAATAGTATTTACGGTTGATAGTTGAATAGAATTCATCATACAGACAGTAATAAAATTTGTTGTCTGTGCTTTGTCTTTCCAATCATCTGAATATAAAGAACCATTTACATACATTACATCACTCAAAGAAAATCTTGACTCAGCTACATTGTTATTTGAATTATACATTTTATTAAATGAAGCAATACCATTTTGAATACTATCTATAATAGGGATCTTTTGAACTTTAAAATTATCAGTAACAATAATTACTTGCTTTTTTTGTTTCAAAGAACGAATAGCATGACCCAAAATCTCACCCCTCTTGCCAGTCTGACAATCTCCATAAATCAATGAGAACTTTGGGTCTACACATTTATCACTAATAACAATATCAGAACCAACAAAATCTAAAATATAATCATACAACTTATCCAAAGTAGGTCCGCTATTCTTGGCTTCTTGTCTCTTGACCTGAAGAACTCTACGTTTATAATTATCAATCTCGTAAATTATTTGTTCGTCAGACACCTTGCCCTTCTGTTGCCAAAGATGTTCCTCTATCTCTTGGATCTCTTCCGAACTCAATACAATATTAAGATCCATTTTTAATTCTAGATTATTTTATAATTTCTTTAATTAGTTTTTACGTACCCCAATAAACGCCAAAGCGTTATCTTTTTTTTTAGAATCCAATATAATTCATAAATTTACCAAGAATTCCACCTTCCTTATTCCTTTGTTCACCTTCAATAGAATAGATGTCATGTTTTGTATATTTTTCTTTACACACAGGGCAATCAACTTCATTCTCTTCACCAAGTGTTGTATTCAAACAATCTGTATGTATACAATGTCCACAAACACTAATCAAAGATACCAAATTGATGTCATCCATACTTTCTTTACAAACAATACATCCATACTCTCCTTCATTAACAGCCCTCATGCCAATTTTTTCAAGTACATTAAGGACAAATTTGTTGTTAACCCTTAGATTATCCTTCCTACGCTCTTCAATACTAGTAAATAGGTAGTACATATTCAACATATCCCTACGATCTTCAATTAACACATTTTTTACTTTGTGAAATTTTCCCCAAACAAGTTTACGCTGTTCATCAACCTGTCTGAAGGCTGCTACAATTTTACCCTTGGGCCAAGTTTGAACATCAGCCCACAATCTATGTTTGTTCTGATTAGCAGTTGTAAAAAAATTCTGAACTCCATTGTAAAAATAACTAATTGGTGCCATTATTTCTCTTTTTATACCCTATTATACACAGTAACCTTAGAGTACATTTATTTTTTGTTTTTTTTGTTTTTACCAAGTAAAATACCTCTAAGTCACGGGGATTACAAAAAATCAAAAATAGAGTGTAATACTATTATAAAACGATTTATTCAAACGTGTAAAGTAGAGTTAATAGAATATACATTTAACAATCTGTAAAATAACATAATAAAATTAATTTAATGATTATAATAGTATTATTAAAAATGGAAATTATTAGAAATGGAAATTATTAATAGAATTCCGGATGAATTAAAACCTTCCATAGTAGAATATTTATTGGGTTTTAAATTTTTAGAGTATGATGATGATAAATTAATACTAGGTTATAAAAATTCAAGTGGTAAATTACATGGTGTATTTATAGTATGGATTAATAATAAATTTGTTGAAGTAAGTAATTATCAAAATGATAAACTTCATGGTAACCAAAAACATTGGTTTGAAAATGGACAATTAAAATTTGAAAATAATTTCGAGAATGATAAACTTCATGGTAATTGTAAGTCATGGTTTGAAAATGGACAATTAAAATTTGAAAATAATTTCGAGAATGATAAACTTCATGGTAATTGTAAGTCATGGTTTGAAAATGGACAATTAAAATTTGAAAATAATTTCGAGAATGATAAACTTCATGGTAATTGTAAGTCATGGTTTGAAAATGGACAATTAAAATTTGAAAATAATTACGAGTATGATAAACTTCATGGTAACCAAAAAGAATGGTATTTTGATGGACAATTGGGATCTGAAAGTAATTACGATAATAGAAACCGACACGGTAACCAAAAACATTGGTTTGAAAATGGACAATTACAATTTGAATATAATTACGATAATGGAAAACAACATGGTAACCAAAAATCTTGGTATTCTGATGGACAATTAGGGTTGGAAGAAAATTACAGATATGGAAAAATACAAGGAACTTTAATAAATTGGTTGGTAGATGGTAAATTGTAATTATGTAGGATTTCATAATTTAGAAGTGTTACCATTGGGTGGTTGTTCTTGAAACATTTCTGTTATCAACTTGTTCGGGAGCTGCACTTTTATAAAATTTTTCATTAGTGTGTGAATTTATATGCTAGAAAGTGGAATCCGTCTTTAATGCTGTTATTTAATTCAATCAATGATATAATAATAACTACGTGCATGGCATGTTTAGCTGTAACGTATGATTCGTATTTTGAATTAACAAAACCAGATATAGATGGTATTTTATACAAAATCTTTTCTAAATAAAAGTACGCTATGGTTATAATGATTAGTTGGGTGAGCACTTCAATTATTTTAATAAAAGTATAAACAAAATCTGAATATTCTTGGTAAATTATAAATTCATCAAATTTTGTAAAGACGTTAGACATAATAAACGAAACAAACATGGACATGACAAACAATATTATAGAAATCTGAATAATTTCTAAAATAACATATTTATTATACTTAACCATTAGTTATAATAAATATTTTAAAATTTTGTCAATTAGACAGCATTTACTTAATATGTACATGTGGATATAATTTTGGATAATCTCTATATTTTTGACCTTCTTCTTCACCCCAACGAACTTTACAAGTACTACTTGGTGTACAACCGGAAAGTCTACAAAGATTAAAATACTCCTCACTACATATTCTTGATTTGTATCTATCTTCGGAATTTCCCTCAATTTTACTATCTTCATAATTATCTGAACTATCTGGGTTTCCAAACCAATAATTTTGAACACTTATATCGGGACAAAAAAATTCACAAATATCTGATTTCCACAAAGCATCCTCAGTCCCATCCTTTAGTGGGGGAATATTAATAATACTAGCACACGGATTACCACATTGTTTCATATTCTCTGTCCCTAAATCACCACATATTTTAGCACCAGTATCTCTTAATGCTTCACAACCCAAAACGGTGTTTGAGCAATTAGAACTGCTTATACAACAATCAGCTACAGCATAACTTTCTGGATTACATTGGTAATCAAATCCACTATCTCTATCACAAACTGTTTCTACCATAGTTGTTTTCCCACTAGGGCATTTCATAACTTCACCATCGAAAGGTCCATTATCAATAAATACTTCTGAATATGGGAAACAGTTAGGTTGTTGGTCTGTGGGCCATGAAAATCCATCTGAATTGCGCGTTGAGGTACGGGATGTTCCGCATTTAGATATTTCCATTTGGAGATTCCATAGTATGTGGCCATCTAAAATATAATAACTTTTGTCACCGAATTCTTGATGAGTTTCACCCTCAACAACGACGGAATCACAAAATTTCTTCATATTCTTATTATTCGGGTCTTTAAATGTTGGGTCTAGGCAATAGCTAAGGCGATCAATACAATCACTTATTGATTCAATTTGTTTACATTCATACCTACTATTCCTATTATTTATAGCTACGTCACAAGTATGAGTTGTATAATTTTTGTCTCCATTCATTCTATATACTTCATTACAATTATTAACCGATAAAAAATATCCAAACATGGCAGTATCTGCATTTAATGAACATTCTGAACATCTTGCAACTCTAATATGAATACCATTATCAGACATTATTTTCTTAATATTATAAAATATTTTAATATTACTATTGTTGCGGTTAATCGGTAATATTTTAATGGTTATGATAATTAATAATATGACTACTATCGTTACAAGAGAAGAATTTAATACCCTCAATGAGAAAGTAGCTAGTCTTGAGAAAGCTAATAAGGCTGGTAAATCACTAGTACCTAAAAAGAAGAAGGCACCTAGTAAGTACAATCTTTATGTTGGTGATAAGATTAGAGAGATTAAGATTAAGACACCCACAATTAGTCACAAAGATGCTTTTAAGGATGCTGTGCATTCGTGGAACTTGGAAAAAGAAAAAGCTAAATAAATTATTTATCTATTTTAACCAACAATTGTAGACAATTTTGACATTTGAACAAATACTTAATATTGCACTTTCCTGTAATTTTATTAAGATTTTTATGTTCACACATTGTTTCATCACTTTTTAAATCAAAGGCTAGGCAAAATATGAGTGCTCTCTTATTCTGCATCGTCTCTAAATTATTAGATACTGTTTTATTATTTATTTTAGAATGTTGTACGGCTTGATGAATATACCAAGCCTGATTGATTGAAATAAATGTATTGTATGTATGAATATTTTGAAAATTAAATTTACTAGTCTCGACACCAAAGTCCCTACAATATGGTACATTATCCCAATTTTCTAAGATTGAATTGAATTTATCCAACTCGGCTGAACAAATCCCTTTAAATCCTAAAGCCACTATATATTTTTCTGAATTTGTATATCTACTTGTTCTTGGTTTAATCAAATTAACACTGGTGTAATAATTATTAAGTATTAAAAGTATTTGTTGTGTAGGTCTTGTTACAGAATCAAATATTTTACATATAAATGTACCACCTTTGTTTTGACAATTAAGAGCCGTTAACATTTCAGCGTAAATAAGCTTAAGTGATAATTGTTCCTGATTATTAGGGTTATGAGATACATCAAAACCACCATCACCAGTAATTAGATCTCTTAGTCCTATAGGATATAGTTTATCCCTAAGTTCCAAAATATTTTTTAAATAGTATATGTTTCCATCACCATTGAGAATCCATCTAGATTCATCTAGACCAGAATCTATTTTAAGACTACCACCACCTTCATATAAAGTTTGGGCATGCCATTCTAAATCGGGAAATATGTATTTACTAGCACTAATAAACCCACCAGGTGCTTCACAAATATGAAGACTATTCTTAACATCCAATTTGTGAATGTTAAAGTAATATATAATTTCATATACCTTAAAAAATGCCCTACTAATAGTAACATCCACCTTAGAAAAATTCCCTATTTTTTCATAAGGATTTACTATTTTACTCCATTTATTCCAGAGATACATTTTATCTCTAATTTTAAATTCATCAATTTGATTCTTATTATTTACAAGATGCTTATATTTTTCAGTATCTACCAAGGATTGTGATGTCCTACTAGGTGAATCATTATATTTTATGTTATCTGGATTAAATTCTAAAACATCTGTGTTATCTAACCTAAAAACGAATTTATTTGACCATTCGTTTGAAATATTAGGAACCTTTATATCTGAGTCACTGTCACTGGTTGTATCACCTGTATTATTTTTAAATCTTTTCATTATGAAGTTCTTTAAATATATTACCAGTCTTACTTTTAAATAGATTTTACTTGCGAGACTTTTTACGGGACTTTCGAGACTTTTTACGCATAATATGGTTCATCATAGTATGTTTCATCAAATGCGCTAATATTAATCTTACTGTTATAAACATTTAATAAGATTATTAGGATATAATAAAAATCATTAATAGTAGTGTAATAAATACAAGTAATATAATTATGGCAGGTGGAAAAGGTTTATCGTTAACAGCAACCTCGGTTTTATATACATTAGAATAAGTTCCGGCTACATATTTTTTTATATATTTAGAATTAGATTTGTTTATACCACACTCTGCCGAATCACAATTTTTGATATATATGTTATCATTTTCTTCGACTCTTTTCCAACATACAAATTCATTTTCAGATATTTTTATTTTTTCACATTTATTCAAGAGTGGAACCTTAATAGGAATATTAGGTGTATCTTCTCTAACACATATACCAGTTCTAGAAGAATTTACACAGTTGCTATCACACGAACATACACCGTTATTACAAGTACTGTTTGGACATTCGTATTTTATTGGATCACCCGGTGCCATATTTTCTTGATCTACATTTTTACACATATCGTCATCTTGACAATAACCCTCTGACGGACCACCATTTGCTTGTGTTGGTCTAGGTGTTTGAGTTGGTCCAGGTGTTTGTGTTGGTCCAGGTGTTGGGTTGTTGTTAACACATATTCCATACCAGTTGTCTAATTGACAGTTGCTATCACACGAACATACACCGTTATTACAAGTACTGTTGGGACATTCGTATTTTATTGGATCACCCGGTGCCATATTTTCTTGATCTACATTTTTACACATTTCATCATCTTGACAATAACCCTCTGACGGACCACCATTTGCTTGTGTTGGTCTAGGTGTTTGAGTTGGTCTAGGTGTTTGGGTTGGTCCAGGTGTTGGGTTGTTGTTAACACATATTCCATACCAGTTGTCTAATTGACAGTTGCTATCACACGAACATACACCGTTATTACAAGTACTGTTTGGACATTCATATATAATATTTCCTGGTGTGCTATTTTCCTGATCTATATTTTTACACATTTCATCATCTTGACAACTCATTATTAAATATATTAAATTTATTAAATATATTAATATATTAAAATTTATTAAAATATTTGTTACGCTTATTACAATGGATTGTTCTTCGTCATTATTTATTACGCTTATTACTATATGTGTCACCACATTATTTATGCAAAACGGAATATTGAGAAATATCGAAGGATTTACGGCTCCTGGGTTGGTATTTAATATACCAAGTGAATGGTGGCATCCAAAAGAATATAATAGTATTGATTGGTTAGTTTCTGAAAATTTAGATAGATTAAGTCAGCCTATTTGTCTTAGTTATAACAAAGGTGATCCTGGTGTTTTAAATTATAACGCCAGTACGTATAGACTATGGCGTTTTTAATAAATTCAAAATCTCGTTAAAATTTACATAAACAATTTAAAGGTAGATAGACTATTATTAATAGTAACGATGGGTGAAATTGAATACATAGCACTTGTAAAAAAAGTTTTAGATAGTGGAGAATTTCGCGAAACTAGGAATGCAAAGGTATATAGTCTTTTTGGTGAACATTTAGAATTTGAAATTGGTGATACACTTCCCCGATTTACAACTAAAAATGTAAGTTTTAAAAATGTATTTGAAGAGTTGATGTTTTTCCTTAACGGTGAAACAGATTCTAAAAAATTAGAAGCTAAGGGAATTAATATTTGGAAAGGGAATACAAGTGCCTCATTTTTGGAATCAAGAAATCTAAATTATAAGGAAGGTGATATGGGACCAATGTATGGGTTTCAATGGAATCATTTTGGTGCAGATTATAAGGGGTGTGATGAAGACTATACTGGTAAGGGTGTTAATCAGATAGATGATTGCATTAATCTTATTAGAAATGATCCAACTAGTAGGAGAATTATGTTTACTGCACTCGATCCAGCGAATTTACATTATATGGTATTGGCGCCTTGTCATACTATCTTTCAATTTTATGTAAGAACTGGTAGAGATGGTAATAGGTATCTAGATGGACAGTTATATCAACGTAGTGCGGATTTAATGCTTGGTGTTCCGTATAATGTCCTTAGTTATAGTTTACTAATCCTTATGGTTTCAAGATACTGTGATCTAATTCCTGGAAAACTTAAAATTACATTTGGTGATGTTCATATTTATTCTAGTCATTTGGAAGGAGCTATTGAACAAATTCGCAGAGTTCCCGATAAACAACCTGTGGTTATAGTGAATAATAAAAAGAGTACACCAATTAGGGAATATAGTATTACCGATTTTGAATTTGAATGTTATTTTCCTCAATCAAATATTAAAATGAAGATGATTGCGTGAATATAAAATATTTACTAGTTATAATGAAACAATTTTCAATATTTGTGTTTGGTGTTACTTTGGGAATGTATGTAGCTCAAAATTATAATGCACCAAACGTTAAGGATAATTATATCTTGATGGTAAAAACAATAAAAAATTACGAAAAATAAATGTTTGTTAATGTTATATGTCACAACAACAATTAGATTATTTAACACTAACTTTTATGACTTTTGGTTTCTTTCTTATTTTATTTATTATATTTAAAGGAAAGATACATTAGATAGTTAATTTCATAAAAAAAATATATATTTAATATAATAATAATGATTGCTTCGAACGACAATAAATTCGATGTGTCTTATAACAATAAAGATTTTGCGCAACCTACGTTTAGCAACCAGACCTCTAATATTATAGCAGGACCTAATACTACACCTTGGAATTCAGGTCTAATGTATTTCAGTCATAGTCCTGGTGATTCCCAACCCTTGATGCGTGAAGAGGGTCCATTACCCGTACAGGGAAACATCGGACAATTGGTCAAGGACGAATATAATAATTACGACAAATGTGGATCAGGAATATCTAAAAATTTTAATATTTCTGGATCTAAAAATTGTACTTCTGCTTTTTACGCAGATACATTCACTACAAAGGATACTTGTGGTGATAACTGTATATTATCTTCACCTGAATCATTTGGGGGTAAAGACTTTGGTTTTGATGTGGGTGATAAAATAAAGTATACAAATTCTCATGGACTTCACGCTTATCAAAATATTAGAGCTGGTGCTGAAGGTCAGAGTAGTAATTCTGGGTGTTATGAATTTATTCCCGGTATGGCTTCTAATAGTACAGGAACTTGTATGTTAGATCCTAAACCTGTATATCAGCAGGTTGGTGATTGGACTAAACTAAAGGAAAACAAAAGTATTATAAGTTCAAGTTTTAATAACAATCCAACATTTTAAACATTGTTACCAAAAACAGTTTTGTTATAAGGTATAGCATTACAACTTCCATTTTCACATTTCCCTAATACACCACAACCACCATTTTCACACGGCCTGCCAAATTCAGGGTAATACGGAATCCTATCTGGATAGATTTGGTTAGGGTATACATATGGATTTCTTTGAAGATTTTCATTTACTTGAAGATTACCTTGAAGATTTCCTTGAGCACCATATCCATTCATCCCCTGTACCATAGGTACTTGTCCCACGAATAAGTCAGAAAATTTAGTTTTAACTACACAAACTAGTATGATGGCAATACCCAAAATAAATAGATTGATCACGTTTGTTCGTGATATGCATTTAGTTGTTTCCATTTATTATAATAAAACATTTAAATTTAAGAGATTAACCCTTTTTGAATGAAAACAAAACTAAAATATAATTTTGAAATATGATTTCCTTTTTCATCGTCACCTAAATTAGAATAATTACACAATTCCAAGCCTACATTATTAGCGATTCTTAAAAGGTCATCTTTCCGGACCATATATTCTTCCATTGGGTTATTTCTATATTCAAAATAATCCGACGTTCTGGCAGTTTTTGATTTTTGAATGTTTATCAAATATGAATTATCGGATGCTCTCTTTAGAGTAACATTTTCAATTTTTTTTTCGTTATTCAAATAATTATCAATTATATCTCCATCGGGTGCTACCCCAATAAAATATCCTCCTTCTTTTAGGTTATCTGATACTTTTTTTAAAAATAATTCTAGGTCAAAATAGTGTAATGCGAATTGGCACGTTATAAGTGATACTTTTTTATCTAAAAATTTATTTAATTTTGATATATCACCCAACACAAAACTAATGCGAGGCTTAATTTTTTTACTTACTTTTTTATATCGATTAATAGCTTCATCAATAGAATCTTTATGATTATCAATAGCCAACACTTTATCTATTTTACTTCGGTCCCATTTGAATATATCACCACCCCTACCACAACACATATCGATTAAATGTATATAAGAAATTCCACTTTTTCTCAAAGAATTAGTAGCATTTTCTATAAGATTACCTTTAACATTGTTACAAACTTGTCTATGGTAATCCATTTTTATTATAATAGTGTTTTAATTAATTTTTTTAAATTGTTTTAACTTCGAATTCAATATTCTTCTCCGTTAGTGATTCTTTAATAGAATCCAGATTATCGGACGACGTATTCCAAATCTTATCGGCCTTATTCCAACATGCCCCATTTTCACCAAAAATACCACGGTGAGCATAGGTGTTACCAGAAATACACAATGTTTCATTTTTTACTTCAATCAACACTATATTACTTTTCTTAGGTGCCGGAGCTGTAATAATATCATCATTCCCCCCAATCCCATTTGTAATGCCTGTGCTACCACCATTTTTAATGGCAATAAGTTCCTGTGCAAATCTTGCGTTTATTTCAACCAACCCTTGTATTTGATGGACAAGTTTATCTTCCATGGTTTCAATACGTTCAATTACCTTGTCGTAATTGCCTTCGGTCATTGTGTAATTGCCTTCGGATTCCATTATATTTAATCAAAATCAATAACACTTATAATATTATAATGTTTTATATTCTTAAATTAATAACGTTTGAATTTTCCGTTCTTTTTATCTTGGTATTTATTATGTATTGATTCTACGGCCGTAGAATGTTCTTTGTGATGTAATTGTACGAGTGGTCCTAGGTTTAGTTTATTTTTAAAACTATTTTCTATTACGTCTTTGTGTTTTTTATCGCTAAACCATAGTTCTATTCTATACAAAGCTTTTCTATTTGGGATAGAACTATCTACAATACGAATTCCTGTAATTAGTTCAGACATTTCAAATTGTTCTCCTATGCATAACATTGATATAGTTTCCCACAGAGAATCGAGTTCTTCTAGATTTTTAAATTTCCTAATAGCTATTTCAGCACCATTGGTGTTATTTGGATCTTCCCATTTGGGTTCGGTGCCCAATTTAAATAAACTTATGGATGCAACTTCTCTGTCGGGGTCTTCTATGATAGGTTTATTTGATCCATCAGAAAATATAGAACTAGGATATGGATAATTATTGTAATACCTCCAAAAATCATTTATAGTATTAAAGGTACCCAATTTACTCTTATTTTGTTCATAGTTCATAGTGTTATTTTTTTGATGTTCCCATAATACCCACGTATTCCTAAGATTATAAATGTGTTCAGTGTCCATTTGGGATTAATTTGGGTTCTAAAAATATAATTACACCTAATCCTTAAATTAATATATATCTTATTGATAAGAATGAAGAAATCTGATAAATTGTGTTGGGGTTCTAAAAATTTAATTATAGGTGTAATTATAGGTTTTATAGTTTTATGCATAGTGTACAATAATGTTGATTATTTAAAAACACAATATTTTAGAACGATGGAATATTTTGGTGTTATTGGGTGTATACAAAATGTTACAGTAAACGGTACTAATTTTTGTCAAATTGGTAATGGACCAGCCATAGACAGAACCGCCATAAGAGATTGGATGGGAACAGGTAGTATAAGTTACGTTAACCACGAAGGTGTTCTTTTACAGCTAAGTGGTAAACAATATAGAGCGATTAGTGGGTTTCTTCCGCCATCTTTTTCATTTTTTCCATATGGTATAAATGTAGATAAGTATAGACCAGTAGATGATTCTATTAGTATTTTAGATCCAACCAAAAAGGATTATAATACAGAGGAGGGTAGAGCAATATGTATGCAAGCCTGTAAGGATACAGATTGTATAGCTGTACAAACAGAGGTTCCACAATTATGTTATGAGAAAAGAGTTCAAATAGCCATACCAGAAGGTTTTGGTGTAGATGGAGGCACGGGTGATGAAACTATGTATACAACCAAGGGTGATTGTGCTGGTAAAGCGACACATAGTTGTACTATGTTTTATAAAGATATTGGTAAATCGGATGATGCTTATTTTGATCTTTCGGGTGGTATATCTGCTATAATGGATGCCAATATACCATTTAAAGTAGGTATTAAATATTATGAAAATAATCTAGCACCTGGTATAACATCAGGGGAAGGTAGTACCAGACCAAGTGAAGAAAAAGTTAAATGGTGTAGTTCAAAAATAAATAATATAGGAACTGGTCGTACTAAATACAAAACAAATTTAGGTGCGACCAAAGCATGTACGTGTAATGAAGGAAATTGTGATGATGTTAATTGTTGTGAGTACAGAGACCTAATTACTACAGATTGGGCTAAACATAATACACCATACTTTAATTTACCAATTAATGTAACAAAAACCAAGGAAATAGACAACGGTAGTCCTGGTGCCGTATGTCCAGCAAAGGATCAAAATGGGGAATGTTGTGGTGTGTGTCCTGTTTATGTGAAAAACCCAGAATATGCCAAAAGCCTTAATTGGTTTGAGAACTTTCTGGATGATCAAAGTGAATATCTAGTTACAGGGTATAATATTAAATCATGTCCTGAAAATAAACAATATTTAGATGGAACTATGAGTGATACAGATATAGGTGGTGGTGTTTGGTGGGCTTTAGATACACCAAGATCAAAGTGTATGTGGCCAGAAGAACCGTGGTGGTCTAATGTAGTTAACCCCATAGGTTGGGTTGTTGGCCTAATATCTAAAAATAAGACTAGGAAAGATATGGACGACTGTTTAGAAGAATATGCTGCCAAGAAGAATAGCGATCCCGAAGAAGCTTTAAGATTATTAACTGGTTGTTGTGGATATTTGGATCAGGCTTGTATAGATACTATAGCTCAACCATTTTGTGCTAGAAATACTGGTGACATAACTAGAGGATGTTTTGGAGATCCAGCTATTTTGTCTGTGGATAATGTTGTCGGTTCAATAGGTGCTTGTGATAATCCAGCTATTATATCTCCAGATAATAGGTGCATTCAGGATTATGCAGGGAAGGATTGTACCGGGTTTCCATATAGTTGTGAATCGGGACCATTGTGGATAATACAGTAAATTTGTTATAATTCATCATCATCTTCTATTCCTAGTGACTCTTTCTGTTTAATATAACTTACAGGATTAATATAATTTAACATATAAGATATTTTATTTAAAGAAGATACTGTTCCTATTTTAGATAATTTATCTACAAACGGTATATATTTTGCTACATCCTCTGTATCTTTTTTAACATTACTAAGTAACAGTTCTATGTTTTCTAAACGTTTATTAATTAATGTTAATTCTTCTTTTAATTCTTCCATTTGTTATAATGATTTATATAATTCTTCACAAAATAACGAATGGTTTGATAAATATTTTGATTTAGTTTGACTATGGGTGCTTAGATTCTTAACAACAACCTTCGTTTTTTTTTGTTTGGTTGGTGGTTCTGGGTTGGGAAATAATATTTGACTAACATCACTATCAAATTCAAAACAATGAGATGTATAATTTTTACAATAACCATTTATTCTATTTGTAAGATTATCACATGGACATAAACATTTTTGGTATATTCCCTTTCGAGTAGCAAAAAAGTATATTCCGCATGAATTGTGATCTCGTTCTATATTCATACAATAACTAGAATCTGTAATAATTAGGAAATTTCCGTCGGGATATTGTCTTATGTCTTTTATTGTTTGATTATTGTACACTTCGGGAAGATTTTTGTCCATGAATGTTTGTATTATTTCAAATTCAACTGTACCAAAAATCCTAGTTTTACCAGATAATTTTTTGGTTTTATTTTTAATAATCGTGGACATAGGGAACCATTTTGGTATTTTCTTGAAAGGAATTGTTATTTTATTATTCTCCAGTGCTGTGTATCTTATTGATGTATCTAGTATTAATGAATAGTTGTCTTCGTTCAATCTTTTAAAATAAGCATCTCTGTCATTACCTTTAGAATCCAATACACATAAAAGTTTATAGGGTCTTTCTTCGGGAATTGTTGTTTTAGGAACTAACTTATCTGAACCAACCATTCTATAACCATTTCTAATATACACCAATTCATCAAGAACATCTTTCCATGAATTAATCACCGGATCATAATCATTTAATTTCAATAGAATAGCTTCTCTAATCAATAAGGCATCTTCACATCTAATGTAATGACGAGGCCATATAAGATGTAATCCTGTTTTAATACCAGTTTTTACTGTTTTGGGTGGAGATAGACAACATATTACATTTAATTCTGAATCATAGAATTGAAATACGATGTCTTGGATAAGGGATACAAATTTCTTAATTTTTGGTAGGTCCCAATATTCGTGATCGATTATATCAACATCTATCATATACCTAAAAACATCTGGTCTTCTTTCAACTATAAAATGTTTGTTATTTTTATCTATCTCATCACTATATAATTTTATAAATTCTTTTTCTTTTTCGGATGGAATGTTTGCTTTACCACCATTTAAAAATAAATGTGTACATTCATCCCCCTTGGTTATATAAGGAGCCAACCAATCATCCAACTCATTGGCCATCTTTTATATCTATACAATTAACATATTTAAATTGATTTATAACTTATTTAAATTGTATCATACTTTTCGACAAGATTTTATACAATTTAACTATTTCATGGACAAAGGATTCCAATTTGATGTAATAATCGTGTATCTCGTCAGCCTTATCCGTTCGCGCCTTCATACAAAATTTCTTAAACGTACGGATAGTCATCGTTATGGTTTCCTTATTTTGGCCTCCGTTTTGTTTTGCTCCTAAAACCGCTCCGCCAACTTGCGGAGAAAGATTTTCTACTACGTAATCTACATCTTTTACAAAATTCTTAGTTAATACTCTCTTAGATTCTTCAATTCTACCAAATCCGATCCATTTCCATACATCATTAAGCTTTACTAAGCTTCACTAGCTTGGTCATAATTCAAATAGCAATAAAAACTGCTAACAAAAAGTTGTTGTTGGGTATCCGTAAAAGATTCCTTAATCTTATTTACTAATTTACTTTGATAATCACCATTAAGTTTAATGATAGGGTTATTTTCTATGAGTGTTACTATGTCTAAATTTAATGTTTCCATCTTAATGTATCGAATGTAATTATTTACAAAATTGTAAATAATTCACAATTTTGTAAACTCGCTTTGGGGTTTTTTGCAAGTTGGCAAAGTACTCTACTATTACGGGAATTGTATGACAATTTTTATTTCATGTTTGTATACGCCCTTTTTAACCTTTGACAATTCTCTGCGTCGTTTACCTTGTACTGTCAACTTTCTAGAATCGGCAGACATTAACATATCAGATTCTATGTTCGTTAGATTGTCAAATGCATAATCTACTACTCGGTGTGTTAGTGCCCAACGAAAAAAATTCAACTGTCCAACTGTTGTCACGAACCCATCTTCATGTTCAGAATATGTATTAAGATCAGTTTTAGTTAGCAAATTAATCGTTTCATTTGTTTTTATGTTATAAAAGATCCTTTTCCTCCTGCAAAAAGGGTCAAATTGTTTTTTTGAATATGCTTTTAATTGATTTTTATAATCCAACCAAATGCTAAAATTTTTGGGATCGCCGTTTTTAACTATTTCGTAATGGATGTCATTTTGTTTTGCGAAATTGGTAACCAACCAATCTAACAATCTAAGTGAAATTGATGTTTGTTGTTTAACTATGGGGAGTATTAATTCCTTATTCCCGTCTTTATCGTAAAATTTTATAAGAGATGCAAGTAAAAGATCTTGTTTATCTAAAATAACATTCATTATGTATATTTACTTGTGTCAACTAATTCTTAAATTGATTTGAACGCATTTATTATATTATTTAAATTGTTTTATGTAATAGTTCACCAACTTGCATTTCTACTTAATAATGTAAATATTTAAATGTTTGTTACAATTATAGTTAATGAATGATATAGCTTTTACCGTGTTGATTGGTTCTGTGTTCATACTTATGTTTTCTTATTGTAATAGATGTATTAATGTTATTAAGAACGAAAAATTTTATAACCCAATTCTTAAATTACATGTGCCCGAAAAACCTAAAATTTAAATGTGTCCGAAGAACCTAAAATTTAAATGTATCCGAAGAACCTAAAATTTAAATGTATATCATTATTAATCAATTAAATCCTATTAAATACGATTTAACAAAAGATATTAAACAATTATTAGATTTACCCGGTTCAGTTATAAGATATGTTTCTAAAACAGACCGACTGGTGGTAATCAAATTCTAAACGAATCTTATAGAAATTCAATTAGGAGAGGATATACGCCGAGAATGGATAGTTATATAAATCAGTGGAATAAATTAAAGAATATTAATATATGCCAAAAGATAAAGTAATCCACCTATAATACCAACAGAAGTTGTATGTGAAAAAGATATAAGATTACCACCTTGTGTTATTTTATAATTTCCCGTCAATGGAAGTGTGATTGATAGATGGTTTGTATTTCAAATCATTCAAACTAAATTGTTTGATATTAACCTTACTCACAAACAAATACTTTATCTTTATATCTTCCTCCCTTGTAACAACAGTACAATACCCACCATCCTTGTATCTGTTTACAACTTCACATACTGCTATACACTTGTATTCTGTTGGTTTATTGGTTGAATAACTATACGCCGTACTAAAATTCTTACTAAAATAAATTCCTACACCATGAGCTGCTCCATTAGCTTGGTATTTTGTTTTACTAAATACTTTCAACCCGTTTCTAATTATACTATGCCAACAATACAAAGGACTTCCATGGAATAACAATACCGTACCATATTGTTTTGCATTTTTTTGGAAAACAGATTCCTTCTCTGGACTTAGTGTATGTATGGTATATTGTGGACAGTCTACTAATTTTTCACTTTCGTCTTCACTTGTTTTGGTAATATAACATCTGTTTCCTGATACCAACCATTGAAGGGTATTGTATAAACTTGGGTGTATTTCGTATAGGTGTGGTCTTAGGTTGTTATTTTCTGCGTGAACGGTGAGTTCTCCTATTTTTAGATCTTTTATGATTGTGTCCATTTCGTCTGTGACAAAATCTGGTTTTTCTACATAGAATTGTGATTTGTTTATACTCATAGTTGATTTATATATATTTAAAATTAACTCTGTGACATCTAAAGAATTCATTAAATAGTGGTCCAACGAATAACCTAACCCTAATTCCGATAATTGATATACACACCTTTCTTTATCACATACCATAGGTTTTGAAACGGTACAAGGTAATTTTGTTTGACACATTAGACATACGTTTGTTGAATTGTATACTAATTCCATAATTTCAGTAAATAAGAAATTCAACGAAAGTAGTTTAATTTTAATCTTGTCTTTGATTATACAGTGGTATACACTATTTTTCTTTGGTTTGTAATCTCCATCACAAACACAATCATATTGGAATCCGTCATCGTATTCATTAATTTTTATATATATGTATTCGTGGATGTTTTCAAAATAAAAACCTATAAAATGACAATCTGTATTTGAATAAATTTTATTAATATAAAATACATCCTTTATATCCAAATCGTATTGTTTGGGACAATGCTTTACAGACGCTTCATAATCACTATCACACTCGTAAATATATTCCTCTTCAGAATAATAATCCATGCTTAATTCTATTTACCTTAAAATAAATTTTTATCCTAAAGTACTTTTCTTTACGACGATTTAACAAAAGATATTAAACAATTATTAGATTTACCCGGTTCAGTTATAAGATATGTTTCTAAAACAGACCGACTGGTGGTAATCAAATTCTAAACGAATCTTATAGAAATTCAATTAGGAGAGGATATACGCCGAGAATGGATAGTTATATAAATCGGTGGAATAAATTAATATATGCCAAAAGATAGAATCTTGTAATGATATTAGTGGATTAAATAATGATAAAGTAATTGTATTAAGTACAAAAGAAGTATGTAAAATTTTAGAAACGACTGACGGTATAGAAAAAATTAACTAAGGTTAGCCACACATTTTACAATAATATAAATAATAGAACCTAACAATGCAGCAATTAGTGAACCAACCAAAGTAGTTTTACCGTCCTGAGTGACAGCCGGTAGGTAGGACCTTAACAATTCAAAGAAGAAAGACGAACTAAATATTAATATTAGGGCGAATACGACCACGGTAGATTTATAATCAGTCTCTTTAAGACCGAAAAATTCCTTACCAGCAACTGGTTTCTCAGGACTACTAAAACCCTGACTAGGCCCACCCACAATAGGTCCATGTCCAGCCTGTTGCATACCCTGAGGCATTTGCTGTTGCATTTGCTGAGGCATTTGTGCGAATTTTGCCGAAGGTTGGACATTATCTTGGCTTGTATTTATAGGGTTAGGTGGTGATGGACCTCTGCCCGGACCACCGGGGCCGCCTTGACCGCCTTGATGATTACCAGGGCCGTTTTGTTTTTTGAAGGGGAGATCGTTGATATCGGTAGACTTATCCATTTATCAAAAAGATAACAATATTTATTACTATATTTTACGCGCTTACTTGCATTTTAAATATAGTTAAATGTTTCTGGAATATCTTCAATATTTGACGGTATTACGGGTTGGTTAGGTTGTTGTTGTAGATTGTTTGGTGGTGTTATGTCATTAATATCTGTGATTAGGATATTTTGTTTATCAATATATAAATGATACAACCATAGTATTATTAGTGTAAGTGTAATTACGAAAAATAAATTAATTAAGATACTGATACTTTTATTGTCAAATTCGGGTATTATTATTTTTGGGACTGGGATTTGTGGAATTGTGATTGGTGTTAAGTCTAATTCGGGTTGAATAATTACCGGTTTTAATAACAATTTGTCAACTAATCTTGGTCTCATATTTAAGATAGTAACTATTTTTATATAATAATATAAAGGCGCGTAAGTAATTGGAAATAAAAACAGATATATTGTTTAAAATATGAATAAGACATTAAGACAACAAAAAGAATATAACTTAAAACTAGACAGACATGAATTTTATAAATCAGAATTAACAAATCTAGTTAATGGTTCTAAATGGACCTATACACTATTAGATGGTATTAAATTCAAAGATAAGAATTGTTTGACAAGTGATAAAATACAAACATATACTTATCTTGCCAGAAAAATAGAAAATACAGATCCAACGAAGCCTTACACTGCAAAACCCATTACCAAACCCATTACAAAACCAATTACCAAACCCGATGTTTATGATAGTGGTATTAAGGACAAAGATCGCTATGTTGTACTTGATTCAGATTCAGATTCAGATTAAAAATTATATTATCATATGATTAATCAAAAGTATGTTTGTTTGTTATTTAAATTATATTATTATATGATTAAAATGGAAAACGAAAATAATTTAACAGTCTATACTGTATTTCCCTTATTATTATGTATTTGGTTGTTGTTGACAATTATACTGACTCAGAAACGGAATTTAAAATATTAATACATTATAAATGGACACTTCGGAAATAGACATTGATCAATGGAAGGAAGTAAATAAATGTGAAACTAAAGTGGCATTTAATAATGACAAAACAGATATTATATGTTTATGTCCTGATAAAAGTACCTGTAGAGAAAAAAACGGAGTTAAAGTAGGGTGTCCATGCAAAGAAATAACACAACAACCGTCTTCTGATTCTGATTCTGATTTTTTGGGTATTCCTATATGGGGTTGGGTGCTGATTGGTTTAGGAATTGGTTTATTAATTATTTTAATGTTATATTTATATTTATATTTTAATAAAAAACCATCCACCGTTAAATCTGCCACCGTTAAATCTGCCACCGTTAAATCTGCCCCCGTTAAATCTGCCATCGTTAAATCTGCCCCCGTTAAATCTGCCCCCGTTAAATCTGCCACTGTTGAATCTTCCCCCGTTGAATCTGCCCCCGTTATATGGGTGAAAAAAGGTGGTGAATGGGTGAAAGAAGGTGGAAAAAAATAATTAACAGTAGTTTATTCTAAAATATAAAAATAAAATAGTTTAATAACAAATGAATAACTTTTCAAAAGGAAACAGCGTACCAGGATTTCAAAATCCACCCTTTTACAATAATAAACAACAAGACAATGTAGTGTTCGGTTCGGGAGGGTTCGATAAGGCACAAGAGGTTTCACACCCTACAGATAAAGTAATTCAGGGTAAACACATATTTGTTGTTGATTCAAGGCAAAGAGATTGTAAAATCTACCCAACACCAAGTAATTACAAGATACAAATAGAGCAAATATATAAAAATGTTACCAGCATAGAATTAAAGGGTGCAATATTACCAAAGACATCATATAGTGTCCATGATTCTAATAATGTTATAGACTTTAGTGTTGGTGATTCTGTAACATCTTTCCAGGTAAAAAGTGGTGGAGGACCATATACATCACCACCAACAATAATTATTGAAGATCCTGTTTCAGGAACAACTGCCACAGGGACTGGTGTTTTGTCGGGTAATAAATTAATATCTATTACTCTAGATTCTGGTGGTTCAGGTTATACAAAAAGTAGAACCCCTTATGTATCTATTTCATCACCAACGACAACTAGTGGTTCGTCAACAGCAACGGCCACAGCAATAATAGGAACAACCTACAAAGCTACTTTACGACCAGGTAATTATACTATTGGTGGAAATAATATTTCAGGTACGACGACCATACCATCTGGATTATTACTTGAAATCCAAAATTCAATGAACTATGCTATAAATGGTGGAGCATATGATCCTGTTTCTACATCTCCATTTGCCGTTAGAGTTGTCAGTCAATATCCAGAAATTGGTGCTGTTGCGGGAACTCCTGAAGCTAGTGATACTAATTGTTGTCCCTACAACAGAATTCAAATAACAAACGTAGATTCAGATCACTGGGAACTACTATGGTGTAGTGGGTCAAATAAAGATATATCTTCCAGAAGAATATTAGGATTTCCATGGACAGACCAAAAAATACCAACGGAAACAATAGCTGTTAATCCCGGGGGTGGTGTTATTATTCCAGCAGGAACCACATATAGAGCCGATTATGATTATGATTTGACAGATGACCCGAATTATGCAATTCTTTCATTCTGGGCCCTTGCGGAAGAATCTTTTGAAAGAATTGAAAGTTCTGTCGGTAATGGACTTAACAGAGCATTCGCTACAATGGTATTCGATGCAAACAATAGAGATAATCTTAATGATTTGAGCGGAACTACCAATACAACCATAGACAATGTAAATTATCTCGAGGGTGCTACAACCAAAGGACCGTTCTATTCTGCTCCTGGAAATGTTAAGCCATTGAAGGGGTTTGATTTTGATAAGAAATATTTGGAGTTTAGTCCAGCCATAGGAAAATTAAGTTATTTAAATATTAATTTTACTAAGTTTGGGAATGAAGCGGGTGGTTTACCGCATTTATATGATTTTATGGGACGTGATCATTTACTTATCTTCGAATTCGTTGCAGCTGAGTAAAATCTAGTAACCTAAGGAGCTAAACGTGCTGTTTTGTCATATACAAAAGACCAGATTGGTTTATAGATGTTATAACACATTCGGTTATTATAGAATGTGATGAACACCAACATAAAGGTAATTCAAAATCATGTGAAATATCCAGAATGAATGAAATTTTCACTGATTTAGGTGATAGACCTATTGTTTTTATTCGTTTTAACCCAGACGATTATATTAAGAATGGGATAAAAATACCAAGTTGTTTTAAAAAAGAAAAATTTAAACTTAAAGATGGGACCGAATCTATTAAGTTAAGAAAATATAAAACAGAATTTGAAAAAAGGTGTAAAAAATTAGAAAAATTAATTTCCGATAGTATAAACACAATACCAAACAAATTATTCAATGTAAAATATCTATTTTATAATATTTAATAACTGTCTACTTTTCTACAACTAGGTAGGTTACCTTTATTTCTAATAGTTTGTGAACATGTACTTGGAGAAACAGATGGAGACTTTGTTGATATACTGGGTTCTATAAAAGTCTAATAAATTTAAAGACAAATAACGTATAATAAATAATTAAGTCCTCGGACTTCACAAGGCAGTGTAAATAACCACACATACAATGAATCAACTTCAAAAATTATTATTAAAATATCCCGAAAAACAATGGGATTGGCGTGGGATTTCACGTAACCCTAATATTACTATGGACTTTATAGAAACTCACCCCGAAAAACCATGGGGTTGGGATTGGATTTCACAGAACCCTAATATTACTATGGATGTTATAGAAACTCACCCCGAAAAACCATGGAATTGGAATTGGATTTCACAGAACCCTAATATTACTATGGACTTTATAGAAGCTCACCCCGAAAAACCATGGGATTGGGATGTGATTTCATGGAACCCTAATATTACTATGGATGTTATAGAAGCTCACCCCGAAAAACCGTGGGATTGGGGTATGATTTCATGGAACCCTAATATTACTATGGACTTTATAGAAACTCACCCCGAAAAACCATGGGATTGGAATAGGATTTCAGGGAACCCTAATATTACTATGGATGTTATAGAAGCTCACCCCGAAAAACCATGGAATTGGGGTAGGATTTCACGTAAGCCTAATATTACTATGGATGTTATAGAAGCTCACCCCGAAAAACCGTGGGATTGGGGTATGATTTCACGTAACCCTAATATTACTATGGACTTTATAGAAACTCACCCCGAAAAATCATGGAATTGGGGTGGGATTTCACAGAACCCTAATATTACTATGGATGTTATAGAAGCTCACCCCGAAAAACCATGGAATTGGTATGGGGTTTCACTGAATCCTAATAATACTATGGACTTTATAGAAACTCACCCCGAAAAACAATGGGATTGGTGTGGGATTTCATGGAACCCTTTTAATTATTCCAAAAATAAAGAAAAATATAAACGTGTATTCCGGAAGTTGTGTATTGTTTTAGTTTTTTTATCAATGTATGGTGAGATTAAATATAGACCTGGAAATTCTGGGTTCTGTAAAAGTCTTAAATCTTTTGAATCAAATTTAAAGACAAATAACGTATAATATATAATTAAGTCCTCGGACTTCACAAGACAGTGTAAATAACCACACATACAATCATACAATGAATCAACTTCAAAAATTATTAGTAAAATATCCCGAAAAACAATGGAATTTGAGTGGGATTTCAAAGAACCCTAATATTACTATGGACTTTATAGAAACTCACCCCGAAAAACCATGGGATTGGTATAGGGTTTCATGGAACCCTAATATTACTATGGATGTTATTGAAACTCACCCCCAAAAACCATGGGATTGGAATAGGGTTTCACGTAACCCTAATATTACTATGGACTTTATAGAAACTCACCCCGAAAAACCATGGAATTGGTATGGGATTTCACGTAACCCTAATAATACTATGGACTTTATAGAAACTCACCCCGAAAAACCATGGAATTGGGGTGGGATTTCACTTAACCCTAATATTACTATGGACTTTATAGAAACTCACCCCGAAAAACCATGGAATTGGTTTGGGATTTCACGTAACCCTAATATTACTATGGACTTTATAGAAACTCACCCCGAAAAACCATGGAATTGGGGTGGGATTTCACAGAACCCTAATATTACTATGGACTTTATTGAAACTCACTCCGAAAAACCATGGGATTGGTATGAGATTTCATGGAACCCTAATATTACTATGGACTTTATAGAAACTCACCCCGAAAAACCATGGAATTGGTATGGGATTTCACAGAACCCTAATATTACTATGGACTTTATAGAAACTCACCCCGAAAAATCATGGAATTGGGGTGGGATTTCACAGAACCCTAATATTACTATGGACTTTATAGAAACTCACCCCGAAAAATCATGGAATTGGGGTGGGATTTCACAGAACCCTAATATTACTATGGACTTTATAGAAGCTCACCCCGAA